TTTAATAGCACTATTTGTATTATTATCTTCTGTCTGATAATTTCCATAACTAGCATTTGTATTATATTCATTATTTTTAATTATTTCTGTTCCAACAAAAATACCATTATTCATTTTATGGAAATTATTCCATTTTGGCAAATAAAAATTATTATTGTAATCAACTAACTGAGCATTTATAATACTTTTAACCATACCTACTCCAAGATTAATATCTATTGGTAATAAAATATCTTTTGATTTTTTAAAATTACCAAATATTATAGATACATAAGATACAAATTCTGGACTATTATTACTAAAATCTATACTATATCTATCTATTAAAGAACTTTCATTTCCATATGAATCATAATAATCAATTACTCTTGCATTCCATTTAAAATATGAAGCAACATACATAAATGTTTTTATAGCATTTGGACCACACATTAAATCTAAATCTTTTTTTTCTAAATTTGTGTTAATATTAACAATATCATTTATTAAATTTTCTTCTTTTTTCCATTTATCTAATTGTTGTGGATATAATAATGTATTTAAATTATTAAATCTTTTCCCATAATGAATTAAATCTGTTGTTGAAAATAATAAAACTTTATTATTACTTTTGCTTATAAATTTTATAATATCTTTAGATAAATCTTTTAAATTAGAATATGGTGTTGGACATAATACTAATATTTTTGCGTTATTGAAATATTGATTTAATTCAGATTCAACCCATTTAAAAGAATGTTCTTTTTTTGCCCCATCTGATAAATTATTTTGTTCATATTTACAGTGAGTTGTTTTAAAATAATTATTAAACCCTTTATCTCTGCGTAATATAAATATACGTTCTGTTGAATTACTTGTATTATGTAGAGCAGCGATATAAATTATATATTTAATATTTTTATCATTTTCAGTTAAATTATTAAATATAACTTTTCTCGCATTACCAGCATAATTAATTCCAGCATGAGGTATAATAGCACCACTAAATTTTTTAAAAAAATTAGAATATATATTACTTTTCATTATATATTAAGTATAATATATTTTATAGTAAATTAGAAAATTTATCTAATGTTTAATTATATAAAATGGAAAATCTTGAAATTTGTACATTTGAAAATACTCCAAAATTTTCATTAGAAAACAGAATATTACCTGCTAAATGTTTAGATATTTATGATGGTGATACTGCAACATTTGGTGTTATTATTAGTGGTGATCTTTATAAATTTAGTATGCGTTTATCTGGAATTGATACTCCTGAAATTAGACCCAGAAGAAATAATCCAAATAGAGATGCTGAAAAAAAAGCGGCAAAGTATGTTCGTAATCGTGTTTTACAAATAATTACAGACCAAGAAATTGAACTTGAAAAAAATTATACTAAAAAACAAATTAAAACTCTTTTAGGAAAAAGTAGAAAAATTGTTTATCTAAAATGTGGAAAATTTGGTAAATTTGGAAGATGTTTAATTAAAGTTTTTTTAAATAAAGAAGATTTAGATGATAAAACTAAATCAATTAATAAAATTCTACTTCGTGAAGGATTAGCATATAAATATTATGGTGGAAAGAAAAATAACGATTTTACATCATATTTTAAAATAATATCTAATTAAATTATATATTATTATTATGATCAAAACGAAAAGTAATAATAAAAAAGTAAGAAAACATAGAGGTATTCACCAAACTGGTGGTAAAGCTGGTAAATTAAAAAAAGGATATAAATATTCTGGAAAAAAACTAAAAAATGGTAAAGCAGAAATTATTAAAGTTCAAATCGGTGGACCCAATAAACGTGGTAACATTAAACGTAGTAACACTGATGACAGAGTGAAAGAACAACTACTAAATGAAGTATATATAATAACTCCATTAGATAGATATAAAGATTGGAAACGGAGATATATAAAATCTGAAATGGAAATCAACAATCATTATGACAAAAAAAATAAATATACACTTTCTAGGGATGAGATCAGAAAAAGAATTGAAGAAATGGAAGAAATTAGACCAAAAATAGTGGAGTATGAGAAAAAATATTTTACAAAATATTCAATGGAAACAATAAACTTATATAATCTGGAACAAACTGAACAAAAAATTAGTGAAATAAGAGAAAAAATATCCGGAATAAATCAATTCATAACTGAGGTAGAAATTTTGATAAGATTAGCTAAATTATCGAATAAAGATCTAGGTAAAAAACCTAAACTATTAGAAGATGCGAAGGAATCTAAAGAAGAGAAATATGTTAATCTTGCTATCTTTACAAATCATAAAATAGCATTAGAAAATGAAGAAAGAAGAAGAAACCAACAAATGGAAAGAGCATTTCAACAATCAACTCAACAAGTTATTGCTAAAAAAAATAAAAAAAAAACATTTATGGTTGGTGGAGTTATAGATGAATTGCCTCTAAATATACCTGAAAGTTTGGAAAAAATTATTTATGCTAAAAAAATAAAAGAAGAAATTGTTAGTATGAAAGAATCATATAAAAATACTGCTAGTACTAATCAACGTGCTAATGTAACCCAAACTATTTGGTTTGAATTATTATTATCAAGTGGAATTCCAATTTCAGATGTTGCTTTCTTAAACGCAAATACACTTAATGAAGATAAATTTGATGCATTAATTGACATCTATTCTTCAGAACCAATAAAAGATTATCAATTAAAATCTCTTTTAAAAATAAATAAAAAGATGAAACAAACTATTGAAAATCCAACAAATCCGAACTTTGTTTCAGGAAGAGAATTAACATTAGAAGAACGTTTTGAAATATTGAGGGCTGGATTATAAAAAAAAGTAAGAAAATACGTAAATGTAAAAAATGTTAAATGCGTTTTTAAAATAAGTTTTTAATTATATAATAATTTAAATGAAAAGTCTAATTAATCCATTTGAATTATTAGGAATTAATGAAAAATCTACCTTAAAAGAAGCAAGAAAAGCATATTATAATATTGCTTTACTATGTCATCCTGATATGGGTGGTGATGAACATAGTATGCGAACATTAGTAAATGCTTATAATTTTGTTGAAGAACAATTAAAACATACTAGAACTGTGAATGAAAATATTGGCGATAAATTAGAGGAAGAATTTAACGAATTTAATGAAAAAGTTAAGGCAGAAATTCCTCTAATGAGAGATTTATTTGATTTAGTACATGATGATTTTCATAAAAAATTTAATGAACAATTTGAAGATGATCAGAAAAATAGATTTGAAGAATTTTCTGGAAATCCATTTGAAGTTGGATATAGTCATTTAATGGATAATGATAAAAGAGATGAAGATGAAAAAATGCCTATTACAAATAATGTATTCAGTAAAGAAATGATTATTTATGAAGAACCAAATATATTACCAGTTACATATGGAAATAATTTTCGTTTAGATATTAGTGATATTAATGATTTTTCAGAATTACAAGGTAAATTACAAATGAATGATTATGTAATGGCACATAGAGAGTTAGAAAATGAACCGACATCAATAAAAGCAAAAATGGATGAACCAATTAAAGATTTTGATAAATTACTTGAAATGAGAATGAAAGAAAGAGAAGATTTATATCATAATATTACTCATAAGGATATTAAACTAAATATTTAATCTTTATTTTTACTGAATATATAAAAAAACAAGTCCCTAAATATTATTATTTCTTAAAAATACAAATTAAATTATAAAGTAAATTTTTTTAAAGTTCCTAAATTTCATAGTCTATGTTTGAATCTGTTTTTCGTCTTTTGCGATCTCCTTCTTCATCTCCAGAACGACGTCGTTTCTGTCCGCGTCGTTTCTGTCTACGTCGTTTCTGTCTACGAATTTCTTCAATATTATCTGTTGCATCCATCATTTTCTCTGAATACTTAATTCCTTTTTCAACACGACGTTTCCATGATCTAGATTCACGCTTCTCTGCTGGCTTGGTAATAACAAAGTAATATCTTCCGTTAGTAGATTTAAATCTTCCACAATGTTCCAAACAGTTCTGGGTATAATTCCAAAATATTCCTTCACCAAATCTTCGCCGAAGTTCATAGGAATCATTATTAATATTTATTTGCCAATCATACTCCTTATTTCGTCCTCGTGGTGAACCTTTCTTTAATTTTTTATATGAATAATGACAACCATTATCATTTTTATTAAGTGTTCTATGCATCTCATATCCTTCTTTTACACGAAGATCTTTCAAAATCTTTCCTCGTGATTCAGTATTATATTGAAGAGAATAAAACGTTTCGTCCCAATCGAATGTTGATTCATCTGACATTTTGAAAATTATTTTGAAAATTTGTTTGAAAATTAGTTTGATAATTCAATATTCGTTTATTTGGCGATTTCAATGTAGATAAAGTATAAAAAAGTCGATTTTAATATACGTTTTTGCAAGTTCTTTGTTTTTATTTTTTAATATATTAAAATTAAAAATGAACTTCATTTTAAAAATAATATAAATAATTTTAAAATGAGTTCTCAAATTCCCCAAATTCCAGATGATGCTACTTATAGTTTACCTAAAGCTATATTTTCTATATTAACTTATTCGTATTTTTTTCTAGTATTTCTAATGCTAGGTGCATTTCAATTAAATCTTTCTCATCATTTTTCAAGTGTAAAAGATTCCGTTATTTTCGATTTGTCTGTTGATTTTGGAAAAGTTGATAAATCTCCCCCATTAGATGATACGGCATCACGGGTTGTAGTGAATATATTAATGCTTGGTATTTTTGCTTTACATCATTCCGTATTTGCTAGAAGAACTATCAAAGATATTCTTATTAATAAATTATATATTCCAGCAGATATTGAACGAACTATTTATGTATTAGTTGCTAGTGCTTTAGCACATATTTCAATGGTATATTGGAATACATATCCTGAAGAAAAAACATTATGGGGAAAAAACGATAGTGATTTTGTTACTTATTTAGGTGTGATGTTTGGCATGTTATTTGTTCTTTCATCTACTTTTATGATCGATCATTTTGAGCTTTTTGGATTACGACAAGGCCTCCATCTTTGGCCTACTAATAATGAATTGAGAACAATTGGTTTTTATAAAGTAATCCGTCATCCAATTATGACTGGATTTTTAATTATGTTTTGGTGTCGACCAGTTCTAACATTTTCAAGTCTTCAATGGAATTTACTAACTACTGGATATATTTTAATTGGAACTACAATTGAAGAGTATTGTCTAATTCAAGAAATTGGAGAACCTTATGTAAAATATAAAAGTCAAACAAGTGGATTGTTTCCGGGATGTCCTTTCGGGATTCCAATGAAAATGGCTAGACGATTAATGTAAATTATTTATATTTTAACATATTTATCAAATAATATGCAATTAATTAAAGATATTTAACTAAACATATAAAAATTGAATTTAATACAAATTTATAAAATATGATTTCTGCTAAATCTTTTAATATTATAAAACTATCCCGAAAACCTCTTGTCTATGTTAAAGATAGTACAAGACCAAATGGTGGAAAAGGATTATTTGCTAAAGAAGACATTCCTGCTAATCACCCAGTTGTTATCTATTATGGTAAAAGAACAAATTCAGATGAAATTTTTCAAGCATATGAGGATAATCCAGAAAATTATTTAAAAAATATTTTTCCATATGTAAGAGATACAGAAAGAAATGAAGCAATTAATGGTGCTACTGCTTTAGGTCATAAAAATAATAATGTTTTGGGTGTATATGTTAATGATTATGATAAACTTAAAAATAGTACTAAAAAAGAAATGAAACGATATGCTAAAACAGCCCAAAAATGTAATTTAGAAATTGCGGATACATTAGATTTTCCGATTTATTTTTCTAGGCGTAAAATTAAAAAAGATGAAGAATTATTCGCTCATTATTCAATTGGTTATTGGCTTTTACATCTTGGAACAAAAGTAGAAGATATGGAAGAAATTTATAAAAAACATGATTGGAATAAATTTTATGAATAAACAATTAATTAGGAAGAATACTATCAAACTTAACAGGTTTATAGTTAATACTTTTTAATATTTTGCCAGTAGATTCATTATATACAACATAATATTTCTTATCATCAGATAAACGATAAGCAGGTGTGTCATAACGAGATTCATTTTCTTTATACCATTCAACAGTTTGAATAGCTTCTTCTTCACTTTTACATAATTTAGTCATATTAGATTTATGAATTAAATCAAAAGCTTTATCTAAATCAATACCAAATGAACTACCACTACCATAAACAACATAAAGAATATCGCCAAGAGCATCAATAACTTCGGTGAAATCTTTATCTTTAATAGCATCTTTAAGTTCATTAACTTCTTCTTGAATAAGACTAATACGAAGGTTAACTAATTTTTTATCTTCGAATACATTCATTTGAGGTTCATCTTTATGTTGAAGCCCAAATGCTTTGTGAAATTCAATAATTTTTTTAAAATTTGATTGCATATTTAATAAATATTATGTTTGTTTAAAGTTTAATTCATTTTTAATTATTTCTTCTATTGTTATTTCTATTATTCTTTTTTCCATGATTATTACCATTATTTCCATTAGGAGCCCCAAAAATATTTTTTAATAGATAAGCACCAGTTGGTAGTAAAGTAACAGTAGCAATCATAGTAGGGATTTCGCGAGAAAGCCCAAGGTCACCAATAGGACACATTCTTTCAGCTGCTTTTGTCCAACGAACATATTGGTCACACCGATGATCGTGCCCATACCAGATTTTATTAGTTACAAAATTAAAGAAAGCATCTTGTTTACCAGTTCCAGTAAATTCACCTCCATTACAATATTGTGAATAATTATAACGAAGCCATTCCCGAGTAGGGCATGAAATTAAAGTAAAAACAGTAAAAGTAATTAACCAAAGTTTAGTTAGACTAATAACTTTTTTATAAATTTGATTTGGTTGAAAAAGAGACATAATATATTGAATACTAGATTGATTATTATTTTGATGGTTCTGTTGATTATGATTATTTCCACGATTATTTCCACGATTACGTCTATTATTTCTGCGATTATTTCTTTGTTGTACGGGAGCAGGTGATGGTTCGGGTGAATTTTCTTCTTCTTCTTCGTGGTCTTCAACAGGTTGTTCTACAAGAACGGGACTATTAGGTTGTTCGCCACTATCAAGTAAATGATTTTCATTATCAACATTAATAGATTGACTTCCATTTAAAAACATAGACTGACTATCAGCTAGATTAATTTCTTCTTCACTCATTGTGATATAATTATGTTATTTTTAAATGTAATCAATTTTAAATTTTATATCTAAATAGATATTATAATAGTATGGAACATCAATTGGATATTTCAGAGACGTGTAATAAATTTGATAAAGCATTTAATAGTAGTACTCTACCAAATAAATATAATGATATAACAGAATTATCAACACAAGTTTTAAAAAATTGTATAACAATGAATAAAGCATTAAAAGATTTATCAAAAGATTTAAAGAAATATGCTCCAAAAAATAAAAAAGTAAGAAAACATAAAGGTATTCATCAAACTGGGGGTAATACTCTCGTTTTTCCCATTCTCGATAAAATATGGGAAGATTTATTTGCTTCCATAGGAATTTATAAAACAGAGAAAGAACAATCTATTACATCTTCCGAATTTCGTAAAAATGCTAATAATTATATTTATAATTATGATGATAATATTATTCCAGATAAAGGATATAATCTTGGAAGTCGAAAAGAAAGATTTCATTCATTAGGAGTAGAAACATTCGGTGATAATTATGAAACAACATTAAATCAATTATATGCGAACTCTTTAAAAAAAACTACTGGAGAAAAATTTCCACTTCGATGGAGAAAAGGTGGAAATAAATCACCAGATGAATTTAATGCGTTATCTTTACAAGAAAAAGAACATATATTTCTAGGTTTTATAAAATATTCAAGCGGATCAAACACTGTATTACATTATTGGCTATTATATTGTACCATAGTAAAAGAAGCAAAAATAGCACGTCAAGCAATTAATAACTCAAAACTTATAACAAAAGATGGGGCACAAATTGTAAAATCATATATTGGGGGTAAAAAAATAAGAAGACACAGAGGTATACATCAAACTGGTGGAAAAGCAGGTAAGTTAAAAAAAGGGTACAAATATTCTGGTAAAAAATTAAAAAATGGATTACCACAAATTGTTAAAGCAAAATCTAAAAAAAATAAAAAACAAACTGGTGGAAATCCTGCCTGTCAACCAACACCTTGTCCTCCATCTTCGCCAATTCCAGAGCCAGATTGTCTTCACCCACCATGTACACCACCAATTCAAGTGGATTGTTCCCAAAATTGTCCAGAACCAATAGAAAAATAAATTTAAAATCGATAAAAATATAATTTAATCAATTATATAAAAATAAACTAAATATGTTAGGAAGACATCAATTTAATATGTATTATCAGGATGGAGGATATCCTGAAGAGATTAAAATTAATTTTGATAATAAGAATTCTCTTATTAATTCTGTAGCTAAACATTTAATTTCAGATTTAGCAACCCTTTCTGTTGATTATATTTACCATAATAAAGATTATGAATATGATGTTTATTGTGGTAAATATGAAGATACAGGTAAATTAGTTCCTCATATTACAATAATTGCTATTTCTTTAGATGCGAAAGATGAGGAAGAAACATTAGGAAATATAATGATGTTTAGTGATTTAATTTTAAAAGAATTTCTAAAATCAAAACGTTTTCAAAAAGCTTGTGGTAATGTATCTAAAATAGAATGTCATTGTGTTCAAGAACCACCAAGATCTAGAGGTATGAATTATGATAAAGATTTTCTTTATAAAGATCCTTGGAGATATTCTGCTTATTGGAGAATGCGAGGTTGTTTATCTTTGGATATACCAGATACAAAAGATTGGGATATAGAATCTGATTTTACTCCAGATTTAATTTAATAAAAATAATAAAAAATCAGTCCCGATAAAAATATTATTTTATAATTATTCAACATAAATTTAAATTAAATCATCGTGTTCTTCAAAACGATAATAATTAATATGTTTACGAAATGGCCAACCAAATCGAACTTGGACGTGAAACCATGGAAAAGTAAGGAATAAATCAATCATTGGTGTACCCAAAAGAGAAACAGAATTTCGTCTAACATCAGTAACTCTTTGTTTACAAGATCTTCTTCCATGATCTCTACAAAAATCTTTGAAGAGAAGAAAGTTAGATCCTTTATCTATCATTGTCATAGTTTTTTGAAAATAGTGTTCTCGTGTACAAACAATGAATTTGATATAATCAATTTCTTGAAAAAGTTCATTACCATAAATAATATCATTGCAATCTTTCCATTTAATATCAAGATCATATTTTCCTTCCAATATATTTTTTCCATACGGAACAATATTTTTTTGCAAATCTTTTAATTTTTTTTTGATTTGTTTTTTGGAATTTCCCTCCGTATCATTTAAAATAACATAACATTTTCCCATTCGTTCATTCTCATTTAATTCGTGAGAGTTAACATGACATAAAATTTGAACGTGTTGTCCATAAATAAAAGAAGCGGTTAAACGAGATAAGTCATCATTCAATGGTGAAAATTGAGAAATAGCTAAAGTATTTTCTAACCATTCACCATTTGGTTGTCCTTTATGTGGGCAACGATTTAACCATTGTGTTTTTTCAGTTTCATACATATAACCATAAATATCTTTCTGACTATCCCTATTATAATCCACCATCATAAATTCAACATTATATTGTTGATAATCCACTTTCGATAAATCAAATAATTTAGATCCAGTCATAAATATCGAGTATTTATATATTCAAATATGATTAAATACCGAGTAGTTCAATTTTAATTTTATTAAAATAATCAGTCCTTATCAATGACATTAATTATATTTAAAGAAAAATTCTAAATTTTCATTAAAAATTGGTTTCCATGCTGTAATATTAACACTAGATGTTTTATTTACAATTAATGAATCATTTGATGTAGAATAGTATCTTTTAAACTTTTGATTAATTATTTTGTAAAGATATTTTTTTTTAACACTAGATGGTTGTATAGATAATAAATTAATTTTTATTTCTACAATTGGTCCAAAAGAACCAATTTCATCTAAAAATCTAGAATAATTAGTATGTTCTTCATGTACACTTTTAAGATATCCTGGTTCAAGAAAATGTATAAAAGCTTTAATTCCATGTTTTGCGACCCGTGATTTTGTAATGGAATAACTTCTTTTTTCTTGTTTTCCTTGGTCCCATTTAGCAGCCCTCATAATATGTGATTTTTTATAAAAAAGTCCAGGTTTTGGTTTAGGATGACTAAATTCAGTAATAAGATTTGCTATATCGTCATTCATTTTATATATGGAATTAGTAATAATATTAGCAATCAATTTACTTTCTCTCTCACCAAAGCGAATTCTTTTAATTTTCCCAAGTAATCCATTTTCAGTCAATTGAGTATTTTCTCTATAAAAAATATCAATTGAATGAATTTCTATTTTTCTATTATTTTTTTTAGATTTAAATTTTTTAGATTTATTTTGATTAGTATTTCCATTTTGTATTCTTGTTATTAATCCAGTTCTTCTCTCTAAAATTGGTAACCAACGAGAGATAGTATTTTGTCGTATATGAATTCTTCTTGGAGAAGTAATAATACGTGGCATATTTTGTTGTATAATATGCGATATATTTTGTTGTATATTAGACATCTATAAGAATTTCTGTAATTAACCAGTAATTACTAGAATAATAAAAAATCAATTTTAATAATCTTGGTATTAAGTAAGGTATATTAATGGGGGATTGCTCTATTTGCTTAGAAAAAATATATAAAGATGATTCTCAAAAAAATGGTGAAGTTATTTTAGATTGTTCTCATAATTATCATCTAGATTGTATTTATATAAATATAACAAAGGGAGTTACTCCAAAAAAATGCCCATTATGTAGAGAAATAATAAATCCAAATAAAATTTTATTTAATTTGGATAAAAATAATAATACAGAACAAAAAAAAAAGGAACATATTATTAATATTTTAAATAATTTTTCGACAATTGATATATGTGGTAATCGTCTTAATATAATACCATATCCTTTTAGATTTGCGAGAAGTCCAATTAATAATGATATTTTTTGGAGAAATTTATCAGATTTTTCAATTGATGTTTGGGATAATTTATAATATAGTAAATTAAATTTGATATAAAATTATATAATATAAGTAAATACTGACAAATAATTATATGTTAAATCACTGAAAATACATGGCTAATAATAAAATAGGAATACATAATTTACAATATTTTGATAAACATAATTTAAATAAGTATAAAGGGAATAAACTTTGTCGTTGTTTAACAATAAAAAGTCCACAAAAAAAATATAGACCACGTTGTAAAAATGATTTACGAACAACAATGCATTGGGGGCAAAGAAAATTATTAATGACAGAGATAGATTTTTTAACACAATATTCAAAAGAAAATGATTTAGTTTTATATGTAGGTGCTGCTCCAGCAATACATACACCCTTACTTTCTAAATTATTCCCAACTTTAAAATTCATTTTAATAGACCCAATGAAATTTAGTATTCACGAAACAGATAATATAAAAATAAGAAAGGAATATTTTACTGATGAGAAGGCAAAGGAATTTATTGGGCGTGATTTTTTATTTATCTGTGATATAAGAGTATCAAATGATGAAAAAAATTATAAACCAACAGAAGATGAAGTAAAATTAGATATGATAATTCAACAAAAATGGGTTGAAATAATGAAACCAAGATTTAGTATATTAAAATTTAGATTACCTTGGGATCAAAAAACATTTGAATATTTAGATGGAAATATAACTATTCAACCGTGGGGTCCTCAAAGTAGTACTGAAACAAGATTAATAGTAGATAATTCACTTGAAAAGAGAATTTGGAATTGTAAGATATATGAAAATCAAATGTATTATTTTAATACAATTACTAGGTGTCAATATTATCCACATAATATAATAGCACCAGGAATAGATCATTGTTATGATTGTAGTTCTGAAATTCATATTATAAAAAATTATCTAGAATTATTTCAACCATTAAAAAATGATGATAAAGCAATAATTAAATTTATTCATAAAATATCTAAACATTTAACAAAAGGTGAAGGTAGTTTATCAGGATATTATTATTATAAGTATCTAAATTACAATAATAATCAAAAAAATTCAATAAAATATAATTTAATTAAATTAGTTCATCAAATGAATATAGCCAAGGATACAAATAATAATGAAAAATTTGAAACAACTTTTAAGGAAATAAAAAAAATAATACTAAATTAATATAAAATACTATATAAAATTGACATTTATAGTTTAAGCCAATAGTAATATAATGCTCACAGAGGAAATAATTCCTGATTCTAACGAGTCTGATAACACTTTATTACTGTCTAATTCAAATGAATATTGTCGATATTGTTTTGAAAAGATAGATGAAAATTTTAGTGCGTGCCTATGTCGTAGTACATTGTGCCAATCATGTCTTGAAAAAGAATTAATTATGACAAGCGAAAGAAGAGAAAAAACATTAAAATGTACGGTATGCCATCAAGCATATAAAATAAAAAAAAATAAGAAAATGGTAACTTTCTCACAAATTAAAGAATATATAAAAGAAAATATTTGTCCATGTAGTGGTATTTCATATTTTAATTATGATTTAATAGACATTGCCCGATATACAAATAGATGTGAAATGTGGTTAATTATGTTATCTATTAATATTTGGCAAATAACTTCTCCAATAATAGCTTATTTTGTAAATTATGGATTAATAGAGTTATTGTATAAAATAATCCAGTATGATAAATTTCCATCATTTTATTATCTTCAATTATTTTCACTTATATTTTGGATTTTTATGGTTTTTGGAGCTTGTATGGTTGATACTTGTATTCATATTTGTCAATTACAATTCCAAAAATTTTTAAATTATCCTTGTATTTTCTTAAATATGATTTGTGCGATTTTAAGAATAAATTGTATTGGTCTTTTTTGGGGTTTCTATATTAGATATCATTATGGTAATATTATCAATCATGTAACAAGTATGATGTATATGATATTTTTTTTATGTACATCATTCGGCCACGTAGTAACTTCATTAATAGTTTGTTGGGCAAAGGCCAAAGTTGAATTATCAGATACAAATAATTATTTTGTAAATGAAAGTGGTCCTTTAGAATTTACTGAATTTTCTCCAGAACCAAATAATACAAGTTTAGATGTCGAAGATAATATTTTAAATACATTTCGTCTTTATCATGTTGATGGATAAATTTTAGTATTCTTAATATAAATTTCATTTCAAGAAGTATTATAAATATTAAATTAAAGATAATAGAACAAAAGTAAATAATATAATTAATTATGTCTGACGAAAAACAAGAAATTCATATTATCGAAAATTCTCCTGTAAATGAAGATAATAGTCCAGAATTTGATATTGAAGAAAATGATAATTCGAATGAAGAAGAAGTTTTTGGATCTCAAGATGAAGAAAATATATCCCAAGAGGAAGAGGAACAAGAAGAAATCACAGTTATTAATGAAGAAGATAATTTATATCTGTCTTATGAACATTTAATTGAACAAGTAGTTAAATTTAATAAAGAAATTCATACAATGATGACAATTCTCCGTTATCAATATGATCATTATAGTTGGTGGAATATTGTTGTAAATATAATAATAATAACAATGTCATCAGTTATTACATTTTTAGAATCTTTACGTGCGAATGTAACACTTGGTGAAGATATGACACTTGTATTTAATATTATCACAATAACATTTGGTTTTCTAATTGCGTTAACATTAGCAATTTTTAAATTTTTAAAAATACAAGATCGTATGGAAGAAGTTAGATCAGGTATTTTAACTTTAGAGATGCCATATTCGGACAGTTGTAAAATTTATTTATGTATCTGTAATAGAATTTTTGGACAAATGTATAGTATAACGCGTCAAAAAAGAGACGGCCAAATTGAAGCACCAAATGATTTAGATAAGAAACAAATGAAAGAAAATATTCAAAAGATGACAGAAGAAGAAGGCACACCTGTAAATGACTATAAGAAATTTTTAGAAGAATGGAAGCAGACACGAACTAAATCAATTTATCCTGAATTACAAGTTCAACAATTATTAACTCAGATGCAATTATATTCTTATTGGAAAAAATATTTGCTTCAAGATTTAAAAAATATTAAGATGGTTAATAGAAGAAATTTTGATATTGAATTATACACAAGTTCTCAAAATAAGATGACAAACTTAAAAATGGAAATGATGACTAGAATGAATGAATTAGTTGAAGAAAGACGAACTAAAAATTTAAATGTTGAAGAAATTGAAAATATATGGAAGGGTGATATGATCTTATTAGAACGTTTACAAGAAAATTATGACAAAATAATGGATCAAAGTAAAGGTGATAAAGTAAGATTTTGTTCAAGGGAATGTTGTTTTCATCGTTCTATTAATGCTTGTTGTACTTCACTTCGTAATATGTTTCGTAAGTGTGGTTGTTGTTGTTGTGCGAAAGATGAGATGGATCCACAAGATGTTGAAATGATTTTAAAAGCAAGATATGATGAACATGGAAAATTGCAAATTGTATGAGTATAGTTTAACATAATTTTGATATTATTATATTAAATATTAGTATACTAATATCATGAATTTTTGCCAATTTGAAAAATCACCTTTAGAAAATATAAAAAAGAAAAAACTATTAACCAAAATAAATAAAAAACAAACTCAAAAACCTAAGAATAAAAAACAAACTCAAAAAACAAAGAATAAAAATTTATTAAAATCTAGTAAAAATGATGATTATAAACATACATTAATTGAAATAAATCAAAGGATATCTACTATAGAAAGTAATCAACAAAATACTTCAAAAATAGAAAATGATATTCAACATATTAAAGATGTAAGAAATATATTTGAAAAAAATATGTTGGAACTTCAAACTCAAATGAAGCAAGTATTATCTGAAACATCTAAATTACGTGAAGATATCAATAAAATAAAAGGAAATTTTGGTCAATTAGATACAAAAAATACTGATAAAACAAGTGAATTGAGTGTTTCATTAAATCCATCTGAAACTTTAATAATTTCAGATGATGAAATTATTACAGAACCAATTGTAGAAAAAGCAAGTACAATTACTATTCCAGTTAGAGATAGTGAATTTAAAACAGGACATGATCAATTTTTATTAAAAGCAATAAAAAAAGGTGGAATTGGTCTTGTACGTCAAGATACTGAAGTTAATGATCTTTTAACTCAACACGATGAAGAACAAAAAACTATATCACCTTCAGTGAAAGAAACTCTTGATGAAGCGAACTAATCCTGGTTCATTTCGTTCTCTTTCTTTAACTCTACGAAGTTCAGCAATTGCTTCATTATGTTTTAATAAAAGGTCATTAATTTTCATAGCAAGTAAAACTTTAGTTTCATCATCAGTTTCTTTTTCTTTTTTAACTTGTTCAATTTTTTCTTCATATTTAGTATTATTATCTTTAAATTTTTCTAATAAATGTTTTAATTCAAAATTTTCTTTAGAAACTTCTTCAATTTCTTTTTTAGAATTTTTTATAATTTCTTTAATATTATAATTTTTTTGAAAATTTTCTCTCTCTTGTTGTTTCATTTTCATTCGCAAATGATTTAATTCATCTTGTTGTTTAAGATAATCTTCTTGTAAATTATCTAAACTAGTTTGTAATGAATTTTTCTCATTTTCTAATCGATAAAATTTTTGTTTAATATCTTTTAGATATTCTAAATGTTTTTTAGCAAGATGTGTTTTAATAGATGATTGAATAATAATAGATTTATTTCTAACTTTAATAAAATTTTTTCTAATTTGATACATTTTCCAAATACTTTGAATTTTTGTAGCACATTTAATTTTATAATTTTCATAATCATATTTTAGTTGTAATTTTCTACGATAAGTTCTTTGAATAAAAATTATTAATTTTAATTGTCGTTTAGTTTCTTTACGTGCTAAATATCCTCTAAAAATTGCTTGTATTTTTATACATGCTAATATCATTTTCATTTTTCTAACTTTTCTTTTAGCCAACCATCTTCTTGCGAAGGATTGTGTTTTAATAACTTTATTTTTATAATCAATATACCATTTTTTAATTTTCCAACCCTTAAATATTTTTTGAATAGTAATTGCGGATTTATTTAATAAATCATTACGAATTTCTTCAATTTTTTCATATTCATCTTTTTTTAAGAAAATCTTAGTTAATCCAACTTGATATTTTCCATAATCAATTGAAAAATTTTTGTTTTTTAAAATAAACTTTAGATGTTTATTATCATAATTAATTTTATTAAATAACATATAATATTTTTCATTAAAATCTTCATGAGTAATTCTAATAGGGAATCCAAATCTTGAAATTTTAATTGCTTCTAATACACCACTATACTTTAATTGATTAATAACTTGATGTTTTTCAAAATTATTAGGATTATTAACATCATTTGGTTTTAAACATCTAATATAATATGGAGTTGTTTTAGAAATAGTTAATAATAAATTATTAAGTTGTCGTTGAAATTGTTTAGTAATGCTAATAGAAGAAATTGTGGTTAAACTTAATAATAATTTTTGATCAAATGATTTAAAAATTTCATTATCAGATGCGAATAGAGATTTAACAGCACAATTATTTAATAAATCTTTATTTTTTGCGACAAAAGTATTAATATCATAAGTTACATCACCGGGATAATGATGAATTGTAAATAATCTATCAATTCTTTCCATTTTTGAAATACTAAGATATTTACTAGATTTACCATATTGATAAATTTTATCATAAAGGTCATTATCATTGCCATTGGGAAATAAACATTGTTCGTCAATTTTAGCCAATAAACCGTGTACTTTATTTTCAAATAAATTAAGACATTCTTGATTATCAGGGAAATCAATAAAATCCCAATCAATTTTTTCTTTTTCATATAATTTTTGTTCATTTTTAAGGACATATTTATTAAATTGTTGCTGTAGACTTTCATTAGCATAATTAATACATATTTGTTCAAAACTATTTTTACCAAAAACTTCAAATCCAAAAATATCTAATAATCCAATAAATTGTGAATAATTATTGTTATAAAAATTTTCATTAATTTTTCTTACAATCCAGTTAAACATATTTTCATAAATAACTTTCATCATTGTAATAATAACATTATGTGATTCAATATCTGTTAATTTTTTAATAAAACATTCTGAATTAATATTAATTTCTTTTTCAAGGCATGATTTTTTTAATTCATTAAATGGAATAGAGAGTAAATCACTTACATTTTTTAAAGGAATTTCATCAATTATTTTATTATCTTTAACTCTAACATTTCCCATATGTAAAATCGCACTAACTATGTTAAATATACTTTTAATATCATTATTAGTAAAATTCATGATATAAAATGCTTCAATTAATTTATGATATTGTTCTTTATCATCTATATTATCATTTCTATTAAAACAATTACTATTATTAATAATTTTAAAGTCATTCATATTAGTTAAATAAAATTGTTTTTTTTCATCTTGAGTCATTCCTTTTAAAAGTAAATAAAATATATGAAAATTTCTTTCGCCATTTTTTTGACGAATTAATCTAACCTTTTCTAATAAATAAGTTTCAATATTTGCACCAATAATTTTATCTTCTTCATTAAAATAAATTTTTATATATTTCCCAAAACGACTTGAATTATCATTCATTAATGTTTTAGCATTACCAAATGCTTCTAATATTGGATTTGATTCTAGAAGTTTTCTTTCTACAGAATTTTTATTTGTATCAAAATTAGAACTTACTTGAGATAAATATCTCATAATATATCTTGTTGAGAATGTTTTTCCACTACCACTATTCCCACTAATTAAAACAGATTGATTACCTTCTTTATTTTTAATATTTGTATAAACTTTACTAATAACATCATATAAATGAGGATTATTTTTATTAACACGATTATTATAATTTTTAATACTGTTATCATCATAAATATTAAGTTGTTTAAATGGATTAACAGCAATTAATATTTGTCCAGTATATGTATAAATATTATTAGTTTTATATCTGGAATATAATGCATTTAATACGGAAGGTTCATTTAAATGTTGGAGATTCATTAAATCATCTACATTATCTCCATCGTCATTTCTGAATTTAATTCTATCATAATTTGTAATATGTTCATCATCGTGATGACTATTATATTTGACTAATACACCACCATTATTATTTTTAGATACGACAATACCGTCATACCATTGTCCAAGTTTTTCAATCCAAACTTTTCTATTAGATTCCATTTCTTGTTGTATGAATTGGTATATATTATATGTGTAAAATAATATTAACTTTATATCATAAACAAAATTAAAAACGATTTAGTAATGCTTAACTCAAATTTACTATAAAAAAACTTTGAATGTTTTATGTATACAAATATTCGTGGACGGACCCTTGTGGTCAGCAGAACATATAATTTTTTTAAATCATTAAGATATCGTCATATTAATGTTGATATTACAGAATTTAAAAGTTATAAAGACAAATTAACAAATCATATAAAAGAAAAACATATTTCAAATATTATTGATGATTATAAATTACAGATGGACAATATTCCATTTCTAATTTTAAGAGATTTATGTGAAACATTATCTTTATATGATATATTTGAACAATATTATCAATTAAGTGAACCACTTGATGAAGAATATGTTAAAAATTTAAACAGAAAATTTTGTAAAGTTCCATATATTCCAAAAAAATTGAAAGCTGTACTGGCGAATGATAAATTAGAGTTATTAAGAAAATTTCAAGATCCAAATCTAGAAATTGATGCTCGTGAACATTTAATATTATTTAGATCATTAATTATTAAATTTTTTCTCAAGGATAAAACTTGTAGAGAAAATTTATTTAAAATACAACATATTTATCTCGAACAAAATGCGACACATTTTAAAAAATATGAAATTTTTAATAAAAAAAGTTTAAAAAAAGGAACTTATTATCAACCATTTGTTAATAAAATATTAAAATTTTATTTTCATAACAAATTATATTTTGATACAATGAGTGATATTTTACCAATAATCGGTTATAAAAATGAAATTCCTGTATTTAATCCAAATTTATTTGGATTATCTAAAACATTTTATCCTTTACGAACTTTGAAAATGATAAACATACAATATACAGTATTAATTTCAAGGCATTGAAATATTGATTAAATTAAAATTTATTAAGTCCTTTAAATTTTAACTTCAGCACACATAATAGTAGCAATTAATTTTTTAAAAATATGAGATAAAGCACATGAAACTTTATAGATAATAAGAGTAGAATTTTCTTTTGGTGTTTCATTTAAATAATGCATACCCCCAATAACTGGAAGATCTTTTGGAATTTTTTGTAAAACTTCTAATTTCCATAAAACATATCTAAGTCCACTGACAATTCCGCCAGTCATAATATTATTAACTGCTTGATATTTAAAAACTGTAGCATGTGTTGCTTGGACAACAAGGGTTTGTAAGAATGTAGAAATAAAGACAAGAATTCCACAAAGAACTGAGTCATAAATAAGAGTATTATCTAATCTAGTATCATCTTGTACATTTCTTGGTAATAAAACAGAACCATTTGCTTTTTTAATATCAATTAAAAATGAAGGAGCAGTATCTGGTATACGTTTAATTGCTTCACTTAAAAAGTATCTAATAATAGCAGCGATTGCTCCACAAATAAGAGCATTAGTAAGATTTTTTATAATTTGAGTCATAGTATTATATATATTTAGATAATATAAATTTTTTTTATTTTCGTTAAAAAAATTAATATTTTTCAAATTAAAATCGATTTCTTAAGACTATAGTAAAATATCTAATCAAAGATATATTAAAACTAAACAATTAATGATGAATAAACAAACATCAAGTACATTCTCACGCGAACGAAGTTATCAACTTCTTAAGAAGGTTGGTTCTGGAGCGTATGGGAAAGTCTTTTGTGCTAAAAATCACCTTACAGGTGATAAGGTAGCAATTAAGGAAATTTTTGATTTAAGAGATATCTTAGATTCTATTAAATTGGTTCGTGAACTTCAAATATTGAAGCATTTTAATACTGATAATCATCCTAATATTATTCAATTGACGGATGCTTATATTAAAGTACTACCAAAATATGAAAATCATGTTCGGTTGCCGAAACATGCGTTTGACAAGGTATATGTTGTTACAGAATATCTTGAGACTGATTTACATAAATTAATTCACCGATATCGTATTAAAACAGATAATAGTTCATTTACAGAAAGTCATTATCATTATTTTGCTGCTCAATTAGTTTCTGGGTTATATTATCTCCGCACTGCAGGGATTATTCACAGAGATTTGAAACCAAGCAATATTGTATTGAATAGTGATTGTAGTCTTAAAATCATTGATTTTGGACTCTCGATTTCAGAAGATGATAAAACTGGAAAACATAATAAGGCTAAGACTGATTATGTTGTTACTCGTTGGTATCGTGCTCCAGAAGTGGTTCTTTATAATCCATACAAAGAGTATGATTATCAAATCGATATATGGGCATTAGGTTGTATTATGGCAGAAATGATTCTTAAACGACCTCTATTTGATGGTGATGATCCAAAAGATCAACTGAGAAAGATTTTAGAATTTATTGATTTATCAGATGATGATTTCAAATATTTAACTTCTTTGAATAATAGTAAAAAGGTTGCTGATTTTATCAATCATTATAAACGAGAAAATTCTACAAAGGATTTCATTGAACGTTTTATTGAACTTTATCATACTTGTTTTAAGGAGGATAATGGATGTGACAAAAAACCAGAATTTCTTAATACAGAATTAATTGAATTAATTGAAAAGATGTTAATTATTAATCCGAATGAACGAATTACGATTGAAGAATTAGTTGAAGAATCTTATTTTAAGGATGTTTTCAAATATTCTGAATCTGAAAAAGGGTATATTCCAATTAAAAGAGCATCTAAAGTATTTAAATTGGATTATGGTATTGAAACGGAATTAATTGAATCTGAAAATATTAATAATGTTAAAGAACATATTTATGCTCAGGTTTATACAGAATCAGAAATTAATATGGATAAACTCTCTAATAATTTGGCAAGTTTATGTGAATAATTATTAAATTGGCAATTATAAATTGTATAAATTGTATAAATTGTATATATTAGATTTTATTTTATTTATTTTATTTAGGGACTTGCTTTAATTTTACATATCTATTATACTTCTACAAAGTGGGCAAGATGGTTCTCGATGACTTCGTATTCTTTGGACAATCCATGTATCAATACATTGATCATGAAAATGGTTAGTACAATGTGAACATCTAGTAATAATATTATTATTATTTTGTTCTTTTAATTTTTCAAGACAAATAGAACATAAATCCTCATCTGCGTTATATTCATTATTAACGCTCATATAACATATATGATTTGTTTCTCGCAATCTTCTAAGACGATTTAGACTAATATTTGATATTTGACTTAACGGTCTATTAGGATTAAAATTTGGGGGATGAGGACGACGAGGTGCTTGTGGTGGTACTGGTTCATTAGGATTACGATGACGTGGAATTCGAATAGGGGGTAATTGAATATCTCTTCGTCTAGGAAGTTGTCTAGGAAGTTGTCTATTATCTCTAAATAATCTTCTTTGATTTTCAAATTCTCTTGATACATTAACCAGAGCCTGTTCGTCTGGATTTAATCTATATCTAGGACTTTGAAGATGACGAATTGATGGAATATGAATTGCTCTTCGTCTTCTTCTTCTTCTAGATCTTATAGCCCTAGCTCGTTGAACTGTTCTTTGAGAAAGGCGTTCGATTACCTCACTCGGGGGATCATTATTTCTAATATTTCTGCGTCTAGGTACATTATTAGGTCTAGGTTGTCTAGGTCTAGATGGTTGTCTATATCTTTTCCTAAAAATATTATGTAATTGTTCATCCGTCCAAATTTCTTTGTAAAGAATTTTATTTCTAACATTTATTTTAAATCTAAACAATAATAAATTATATACATGTTTACAAAAAAAGCGATGGTTAAACTGGTTACATGTACAAACTGGTACATTTGTAAGATGAACTTCGTGTTCACCCACTTTAAAGTGAATACCTGCTCTGCTTTGTCGAACTTTTTCTGTATGTAAAAATGAATTTAAAGCTAATTTAATATTTTCACTTCTTGACATTTTTCTTCTATTTAATTAGTAATTGATAATAAAATTCTATTTTATTTTTTAATAAAATTAATAAAAAAAATCAAATTAAAATTGAAATACCGACCTCCAATACAACTTTTTATTAAAAATTTACATTGAGGTAATATATTTATTTATTTATTTATTTAAGAATAACAAAAATGCAATCTACTACATCTAATACATCACGTTTTCCAAAATCATCTGATAAAGGACAACGAAATAATTATCGTAATAATAAGTATGAGAATCAAGGAAAATCAAAGTATTATAAAAATAATAATCGTTCTCGTTTCAATAATGAACGGGATAGTGGTTTTACTAATAAGAGTAATGATGGATATACTGTAGTTGGTAATCGTCGTAATCGTAATCGTAATAAGAAGAATAATAATTCTCGTTATTATGAATATAAAAACAACAATACTCGTATTACAACAGAAGTAAAATTTGTTGAACCAAAAAAACCTGTTTATAAAGAAGAATTTCCAACTTTAGGTAAAGTTCCAAAAAAGCAAACTCTAAAACCTAAAATTTTAGAGAATAATTCTTATAGTGTTCTTTCTAAAGTAGAGGATAAGAAAACACCAAAGACTGTTGTAAAACCGAAAGGTGTTTGGGGAAAACCGATTTCTCATGTAGAACATTTAAAGAAAGCTCAGAGTGAAAATTTGAAAAAACTTCATTATGAGAAAGAGATGAAACAAAAGAAAGTAATTAAGGCACGAAAAGAAATGGCACAAAAAAAAAATGATAGTGTCAAACCAATCAGTTATCATTCAAACGTTCATCGTCTAAATGATTATTATTACTCTGGTTCTGATGAAGGATATAATACTGGTAATCATGATCTATCAGATGAGTATGACGATTATCGTGATCTAGAGGACAATGAAGAGTACTCTGATTATGATGGATATTAAATAATTTAAATTTTATAAAATCCAGTCCCGAATAATATCGTGAAAAAGAAATAAAAATTAAAATCAAAAACGAAATTAAAATTGAATATAGTTTAATCTAATCAACTTAAAAATAAGAAATATTTAAAAACTTTTAGTAAATTTAGTAATATATTTAGTAACATATTTAATTAAATAATAAATTATGATGAATAAAATTGAGTTTGTTGAAGCACTTAAGGAAGCAATGGCTCCTCTGGTAGAAGCAATGAATAAGAATAACGAAGAAGCAAAACAGCAACGAGAATCGCTTGCCGAAACTGTTTCTTTTCTTAAAGTTGCTATGAAAACAGGAAGTTTTGAATCTTTAAAACTTGATACGACTGGAGAATCAGTATCTTCTAGACGAAATATTCGCCAAGAAGTAATTGATACAATTAGTCAAAAACAGGAATTTATTTATGCTCAGGCTTTTCATCGAGGGTTTTCTTTTAAGAAAGCACAAGATGCTTTAATTTCTGGCACAACGACCAGAAAATCTCTTGGTGTTGCTTTTGAAGAAGCAATTAAAAAAGCAGGAGAATCGAAAGGTCAGGATTATGAAAATATTATCAAAGATATTAGCATGAAACGTAAGAAAGGAGAACGAGTTGATAACCGTAATCTCTTAGGTTTATTTTCCAGTTATGCTACTGCTGACTGGAATAATCTTGCTGATGATTCTGAAGAGAAGGTTAAATTTTTCACGATGGAACACTATTTCAAGAACAATGTTAAAGAGTTTTTTGAAAAATCAGGTGATTCTTATAATCGTGTTCGTAATCCTAGTTCTATTATCAAAGATTTCCAACGAGCAGTTCAAAAGGCTTGGGGAATGAATGGATTTGGAATTGCTATGGATAATGATAAAACCAAGCTTGAACTAGATATTCTAAGTGAAAGTGATATTAATAGTTATGTAAAACTTTACATGGATAGTAAAGTTGAACAAATAGGAAAGGTTAGTAATGATGTTTCAGAAAAAACATCAGAGCAACAGACTGAAGAAGTAGTTGAAACCATTGCTGAAAGTGATGATGAAGAACCAGAACCAGTTGTTGTAGAAAAACCTAAAAAGACTACGCGCAAACGAACTACTAGTTCAAAGAAGAAGAAGAAGGTTGTTGAGGAAAAAACTGAAGAACCCGAATCTCCTAAACCACGTGCTCGTCGCCGAGGACGTGGTAGAACTCGTAAAGTTCAAGCGGTAGTTGATTCAGACAGTGATAGTGATAGTGATATGTAAATATTATTAGAATGCTATAATTAGTATGGAAAAAAACCATTTAATTAACAAATAATTCAAACTGGACTGGATTTATTTTCTATATGCGGTAGTAGATTTAAGGAATTCATTAAGAGTATTAATAGTATCTTCTTTTAAAAGAAGCAAATCAAAAAAAACCCCACTTTTATTTTGTGAATATTTTTCTCCAGCATTTTTAATAATATGAAAAACTTGTATAAATTCATATTCTTCTAATTTTTTGATACTAATAGCCAAATTTTTTCTTAAGTTAAATGAAGAATTTTCATTATCATTTTGATTAGAAGTATTTTTTTCTAGAGGAGTAATTGGTTCAGGTTTTGATTTAGGTTGTTCTATAGGAGTTAAACTAGGACTTTTTTTAGGTTTTTTTTTAAATAGATTTTTAAAATCATTTGTAACTTCTTCAATATTATTTGTTTTTGTGGTCATGTTAAAAATTTTAAATATATAAAATATTATGTTAAATTACTTAATTTAGTTTATATTTATAAAATTGAATTAAGTATTTCAAAACAATATAATTTAGAAAATAAATAAATATGGATAATCAAAATAATAGTGTAAGTGCTCAAAAAAGACAAGTTGGTATTGTAAAATGGTTTAGTAATAAATTAGGTTATGGTTTTATTACATATACTGATGAAAATAATGTATCACATGATGTATTCGTTCATCATACTTCGATTAAACCTCGTAGAACATCTTATAGAACTTTAACAATGGGGGAATATGTAGAATTTTCTCTAGCAGAATTAAAAAATAATAATCAAAAACAAGCAGTTGATATTACAGGACCAGCAAATGGACCTCTATTATCAGATAGTGTAAATGAATTTAGAACAAATTATCGAAATACAAGACCTCAATATAATAAGAATCCCCGTTATAATACTCATTATAATCAACAACGAGAATATGATTTAAATGACGAAGATAAACAAGAATTTGTACCAGAAGTAACAAAAGACAGAACAGATACAAAAAACTCAAAAGAATCTGTTCCAGAAAAAGAAAGCAAATCAGGAATGGTACCAATCAAAAAATCTTCAATTATAAATGGAAATAGTTCTGGTTGGAGTAATGTTGTTAGAAAAGCAAGACAACAAGATAATAAAAAAAAGAATTAAAGTTCAAGGGCAGCAAAGTGGCAAATACCATTAGGGTCGTGTCCTCCAACTCCATCAAATTTACCTCCATTCATTAATTTTTCATTTTTATATACCCAAGTATCAACTTTAAGTGCTCTAAATTCTTTGTTTGCGGTAGATTCATATTGGTCTGCGATTCTGTTATGTTTTTGATTTGGATCAGCGTTAATAAGGGTAATGTTATCATTTTCTTCATCGGCTGTTTTTTGGTCATATTCATCAACTTTTAATTCACGTTCAACTTCTTCACCAAAATGTAAGAAACCAGGTTCTTGTTGATATTTTTCATAATCAAGTTTCATAGTTTCTTGTCCATTATCAGCAGGTATTTCATTTTCTGGTTGTACGGAGTTAACAAGTCTAGCTTTTTTAGATTGTTTAATAAAATCAAGTAAATCTTCTCTTAATTCATCGTCTTTTATTTGTTCTTCAGGTTTGACTTCTTTTTTTTCAGGAATAATATCTTGAAGTTCAGCATCTCTTGCTTCTTTAATGGAATCAATAGTAACAGTTTTTTTATTTTTTTTTGCTTTTTTAACTGTTTTTGGTTTAATTTCTGGTTCTGGTTCTTCTTCTTCGAAAATACTAGCATTTTTAAGTTCATCATTTTCTTTTTTAAGTTCTTCCATTCTTTGTAAAATAACATGAAGAATTGCGGTAGCGATTATAAATATAGTGATAACTTGAAGGTTCATAATCTTTATATAATATTATAGAGATAATATTTACTAAAATAATTGTTAAATATTATATTTATATTAATGATATTAAAATTGATAGTTAGGTATTATATTAATAAATAATTAATAAATAAATAATATAGTGACAAATGGGAATTCAAACATTTTTTTCTACAATTAGGCATAATAAATACTTTGGTAAATGTGTTTCAGAACGGCGTGGTAGAATTCATAAAGGTAAGAAAATCACAGGTTTATTTTTAGATTTTAATGCTATAATTCATACAATTAGTTTTATTCTTATAGAAGAATTAAATAAAGAATATTTAGAAACTTTAAAAAGTGTATCTAGACCAAATTTTGACAAAATTAAAAGAAATATTTTAATTAATCGTCTTTCTAAATTTACAAATAATTATAATAAAGATGATTTATTGTCTTTATTAGTTATTTATGTAATTGGTGAATCAATAAATGATTTAATTAAGGATACATTTATTGATAGTGATGTTATAAAAATGATCTATATATCAATTGATGGAACTCCGTCTAAAGGAAAATTGATAGAGCAAATTTCAAGAAGTTATTCAAGTTCATTTGTGCATAGTATGAATGATTTAATTTTAAATAAATATAAATATGAAATGAATACAATGTATAAAGATTATAATCCATACTTATTTGAAAAAACTAAATTTGAATGGACGAAATATCATATTCAACCAGGAACAAAATTTATGGGAGATTTAAGTGAATTTTTAAAGAATAAAAGATTTTTACAGAATATTGTTTTAAAAGATTTTAATAAAGATTTATACTCTAAAGTTATATTATCTGATTTTAGAGAAGTTGGGGAAGGTGAAATTAAATTACTAAACTATATTAAACATGCTATTGCTAAAAAAATATTAGATCAGAATGATACAATATCAATTTATAGTCCTGATGCGGATTTAATATTATTATCATCATTAATTCCTTTTGATTATATTAATAATATAATTCTTTATAGGCATAGTGATTCAAATAAAAATTTCAAATATTGGTCGATTGATATTAAAAAATTTAAGGCTTTATTATTTAATAAATTACAAAATATGTCAGATAATCCAATTGAAATGGAATTAGAATGTTTACAAAGATATGTCAATGATATTGTTTTTGTATTCAGTTTATTTGGTGATGATTTTGTTCCACGAATATCATCTTATCATGCGTCAATGCATTTTGATCATATTTTAAATTGTTATGTTCATATTTTAGAAAATAATACATATTTAACTGATACTATAAATTTAACAATTAATAATAAAATGTTTCGAGAATTAATTAGATATCTTTCAATTTATGAAAATAATGCGATGGTAGAAACAAATCTAAATGAAAATTTTGAAAATTTTAGAAAATGGGATAAAAAAGGTTTCCATGATACTTTAGGCAAATATGATGAATATTGGATGGTGATATTGAATAAATCAATTGTTTGTTATAATTTAATTAAAAATATTTTTCAAAGAAAGAATATTAAAGTAGAAGAAGTTCATCAACAATTAAAAGTTCTAGAAAATTCACATTCAAAATATATTGATATTTTATATAAAGATTTGATTTTTCAACGACCAAATCATCGTTTAATTAATTCTGGAAATGATACAATTAATTTAGAAGAAGAAATTGAAAAAGATGAAAGTGATTTAAATTATAGTTTAAAGTTTTTTAAATTATATTTTGTTTGGTATGGACAAATGCCTAGATTAAGAACTTTAGTTTTAAAAAAAAATGATATTCTTGAACCAGAATATAATAATACAAATGTTTTACATAAATATGAATTAGTGAAAAAATCATTTATTAAAATGAAAAGTTGTTCATATTTAAATTGGTCTAAAAAATTAAAAAAGAATGAAAATATAACTGATAAATTAGGATTTATTGATGGATTAAAAAGTGTATCAAAATATACTTTGCCATATTATTATTTTTCTTCTAAACTACATTTCGGTAAAGAATTTGAAAGATCAAAAAATATTTATTATAAACATAAATTAAATGTAAATAATCGTTATCAATTAGATCAATGTATTGAAAAATATTTAAATGGTTTAATGTGGGTATTTTATTCATATAATAGTATTAAAAATCCGTTAATGAGTTTTTGGACTTATGGAAAACATAATGCTCCACTAATTCAAAATATTAAAAGGTTCTTAGATCAAGAACCAGATTATGATTTAAATTCTTTTAAAAACAAATATAATAATACTAGTACGAACAATACAAAAGAATTTTTTACACCATTTCATAAAATTCTATATACAACACCATATGAAGGTATTATTAAAGTTTTACCTGAATATAAAGATATACTAGGTTCATTATATAATCATAACATAGATTTAAGAGAATATTTTGAAAAATTAGGTTTAGATGAAAATATTATTGCTAAAGCATTAACTATTTTTAATAAATTTAATTATCCGAATATGAGATATGAAGCCCAAAAAGTGTTTTATAATGATTATAATAATAGTATTAATTGTGCTGATGCGATGTACATTAGTAAATGTAAACTAAATATTTTAAGAAAACTACATATCAATCATAATTTTGATACTGATTTTATTTTAGTTATAAATGAAATCAATAAAAAACTATTATTTAACGATTTATCATTAAATAATTCAGTTATTCCTAAATTTTATTTAGAATAAATCATTTTATTTGATTATTATGATATAATATATAAAGTAATTTTTAAATTATAGTTCCAGTCCTGATTATAATAACTACTCTTGTTCGATGAAATCAAAATCATCAATAAATTGATGTTCACTATTATTAGAAATTATTCTTTCTTTAAATATACCAACTACTTTAATAACTGGCATACAGTGAATTAAACGAGTAGCAATAATTTTAATTAAAATTTTATCTCCTTCATTTAATTTAAAATTTTTTCTTTGATCAGAATTAACTAAAACTATAATTAATAAAGGTCCATTTTTTGCTATAATATCAGAATTGGATACTTGAAAAATATTACATTCAATTATATCATTGTCTTTAGGATCAGATACAAGTGCTAAATATTTTACATTAAAAATAAGGTCACTTGAAAAATCACTTTCATAAACAATACCTTGAGATATATCATTTATTTGAAGAATTTGATCAATATAACCAAATTTATTACATTTTTTTTCATATTTTTTTAAAATGTCCATTATATAATTTTTATAATTAACAAAATTACTAGAAGGAACTCTTACTGTTTCTTCTAATTCTTTTTCTTTAAAAATACTATACATATTATTAGTTCGCATTATAGTAGTAATCTATGAAAATATATATATAAATTCAATTTTATTGTTATATAAATTTATAAATTTTCATTAAACTTTTGAATAATCTTATTATGTATTTCATTAATACAACGTTTAATATCATTTACTTCTGGATAATCTCTCAATAAACTGTTATATAATTCTTCAAATGAAAACCATCCAATAGCAGATACTTCACCTGTTTGGGCGGGATTTTCTGGATTAATTCGTAACTCTATATCTGTTGTACAAAGTGCTAAATAATAAATAGTTCGATACCATATATTATTTGTTCCACAATGACGTTCAGGTACAGGTTCAATTTCAACAACTGAATAATCTTGTTCAGTTAAATTTGCTTCTTCTTGAAATTCCCTTTTGGCACATTTTAAATCATCTTCATAAGAATTTCTACGACCTTTTGGAAAAGTCCATTCTGGTTCAGTATACTTAGCTAATGTATTTTTCATTAATAATTCAAGAGAAATATACTTGGCATTTACTGATACTCCCGCTCTTAAATCTAAAAATTTTTTTTTTGAACGAATAAATTCTGGTTTATTTGATTTTTTAAATCGGTGATTAATCCAAAGATTATTCCATAACTCATCAAAATCTTTAGTTAATATATCTTCTCTTTCTTTAATTGTCATTCTCTCAAATAATGTTTTTATAAATTTAAAATCCGCATATTTGTATTTTCCTCTAATAAATTCAACATAACTGAGCGTATTTCTTCGTCGAATCGCTAAATATTTAATATGCTTTGATTCTAATTTTTGTTTTTTTTTAAGTGGATATGGTGTCAATTTAAAACAAATTATTCCATAACTAGTTATGGCATCTTTACATTCCCTAAAATAATGTCCATATTTACCGCAATTATTACAATATTTTTTATTTTTCTTATAATTAGTTTTATTTATCGTATTTTCATTTTTAGTATCCGTTATGGTATCGGTCATATTATTATTGTCGCGTTCGTTCAGATCCACATTATATATATCATCATTGTCTGAATTTAGTTCCATATGTGTGTGTTACATTATTATATTATTAAAATCTTAAATATTTTTGCTAATTTAAAATTAGAAGTATCATCAAATAATCCATATTATGGATATTTTATATATCTAAATTATTTAAATTATATAAATTATATAATTTAAAAGTCCCTAATTAAATTATATAAAATTTAATATATTTCTTATAATTTTTTTCTCATATTAAAATTTTGTTTTCCAAATTCTGGATATAATTGATACATAAAAACATTATTAATAAATGAAATATTCTTTTCAGATAGACTTAATTGTTTATTTTTATTATTTCGTCGAGTAGCATAATCATTATAAAAACTTTCAAAAGATGTATTTTTTTTGATCGAAAATAAATTATGATGTCTAAATACTAGATCTAAACTTTTCTCAAATATCATTGGTTCAGAAATAGTATTTTTCCATCCCCAGATTGATTGTTTAATATCAATCATTTTAGGTTTTCTTTTCCAATATTCAGCATAAGTTTTTTCTTCGCCAGTTACTGTATTTCGTGTGTTCTTTACACCAATACCATAAAATGGTTTATTCGAAGTATCTCGTTGAATATACCATCCGTTCTGAACTTTTGATATAATTCTTTCTCCTGCTAAATAAGTACCAATAAAAATACCTTTTTTAGGATTAAGTAAACTTATTACATTATTAATAAATACTTCAAATCGTTTTTTATCAGGAATCATTTTCCCTTTTTTGTAAGTAGCAAATAAATAATGAATTACAAACATAATACTAATCGTATCAAAACCACCAAAACTTTTATTCATTTTAAAAAAATGAATCAATTTATCCTTCTCATATGTATTATAACCTGCTTCACCTGATACTAAATCTTTAGTACCATCAGCCCAAATTGGATAAATATTGATTTTATTTCCTTCATATTCTCCTTCATAATATAAACCATTATCAGATAAAGTAAATCCTTTACCTTCAATACGTTCAATTAAACCATTTAATCCTTCAGAATATTGTTTTCCATAAATTTCACGTCCAGATGGATCAAAACAAAGAATATCTGTATAACCAGCATCTAACCATTTATTTAAATCACCACCTCTTCCACAACCAATATCCATAAGATACTTTCTCTTTCGTCTGATTTTACTAGAAGCATTACTAAATAAATTTCTTTTTACATCATTTTGAAAAAATCTCCAATTCATACGTTTTTCATTAGTTCCTTTTCCTGTAATTGAATCATATTGTAGACCAATCGGATCAATAACTTTTTCATTTTCCAATGAAGCATAAATTGATGGTTCATATGTTAATTCACTAATTTCATCAATTGTAATATGTTCAGCAATCGCTTTTAAAGCACTTTCAATTGTTCTACGAGCATTTGGTCTATCTTTATCTGGTCTTTTTCTAAGAAATTTCCATTCCCCAGATTCAATATCAAATTCATATTCAACAATATCTTCCATATTATTAACAGTTCTTGTTTTACCAATCATCCCAAGTAATCCTCGTTGATTAAGTAATCCCATTTCAATATACTCTGGGTTATTAAGTTTAACCCAACTTTTATATAATGGTTCACCGTGATGTCTTTTCCAAACATTATTATTACCCTTTTTACTTTTCCATCCATGAGCATGAAATTCAGTAAAATTCCATCTACTTTGGTAAAAGGTACGAACATCAATTGAAACTTTTTCTTTCCACTTTAAAGTAGGAAGACTACTTTCATATGTTCCATTAACTGGTGTAAAAATTAAACCATCTAATTCATATTCAAATAAATCGTTTCTATTTAACCAAATTCTTTTTGCTTCTTTATAAATATTTTTAAAATAAAATTTCTTCATTACAATTGTAATATCTTTTAATTTTGGCATACTTTTAATAATTTTCTTTCCATAGTCTAATCTTTTCTTTAAATTTTCTTCTCGAATATCATTTCCATTATAATAAATTGTATCAAAACAGAGAAATGTTTTTAGTTCTTCTAAAAATTCTCCATCTATTACACAATTCTTAAGTTTTAAATTTGATTTTTCAAAAATTAATTTTGTTTCATATGTTTTTGGATTTATTAAGTAAACTTGCCCATTATCATTAATATGAATAAAAAATCTAATTCCATCTGCTTTATCTGTAACTGTATATTCAGAATTAATTAAATATGGAAGTTTCTCTCTTTCAAGTGTAACTACTTGATTAGATATATTTCCTCTAATTTCTTCGTCAATAGATACTTCTAAATCTGTATTATTAATCTGTTCTTTCATATTAGTAACTAAATTAGTTAGTTCATTTGTAATATCTTCTATTTCAACTTCATTATTATCATTATCATATTCAACTTCCATTTCACAGACAACATCACTTGTTCCTCTATTATGATTAATAGTTAATACTAATGTTGAATCAATTCTCCAATAGTTACCATCTTTCCAAGAACAACGAAATTTAACTCTTTCCATATCAATATTTTTCAATTGTTTTGCAAAATGAGCGGTAGCAGAACTAGTCTTACCATATTTCTTAAGTAAATTAGTTAATGAATGTGTTTTTTCAATAGCATATGTTAAACGTAAATTATTTTCTTCATCATTAATAATTTTTTTATTCTTTGATAAATAAAATTTCTTTCCTTTATATTTTGAACGTAATTCTTGTGATAATTGCATAAAATCTCTATCTGTAAAATTTATTAATTTACTGAAAACATCACTCATTAATTTTTCATTAATTGTATTATTTGTGAATATTTCCCTCTTATTAACCTTATTATCATTATCTTTTAAACCATCAAATGATGAATAAATTGTATCAATTATAAAAGTACACGTCTTTTCAGAATCAGTTTCCTTTATTAAATTAGATAAAATTGCCTTTTCAAATTCTGGATGAAATCTACCATTAATATAAGTTCCAAAACGAACCTCTAATTCTGGTTCTTCATTCGCATTATTTTGCGATTCAGTAATAACATCATTTAAATATTCTTTTAACGAATCGATAAAATTCATATTATATATTATATAATTTAATTATATATAAAAAAAATCAATTTTATATTGGATTTATTGATTAACAATTTCTGATATTAATTCTTTTTTTGTTTTATTCTTAAACCCTTTATTTTTACCTACTTTTAATTTTTGTATATTAATATTATATTTTAAAGCAATTTCTTGTAATTCCTTTAATTTTAATTTATTTAATGTAGTTTTATTATATTTTTTTCTTTTTATATCATCATTTTGAACGATTGGAACTTCTTTAATAATTTCCTCATTATTAACTCTATCCTTATTCTTAGTTATTTCAATTTTTTGCTCTTCTTCAATAATTTCCTCATTATTAATTCTCCTCTTATTCTTACTTATTTCAATTTTTTGATTTTCTTCAATAAAATGAGAATTAACTGATTTTTGTGGTTTCTTTTTAATATGTATTTCATTATTTTCAACATATTTTATATAATCTTTCATAATTTTATAATTCAATAATTTATAAATAAAACTACTTGATGATGTGAAAACAGTTTCTTTATTACTCATAATTAAATACTGATATTGATTATCTTTGAATTTTTCTAGAATCATTGTTGGACAATAAATCGAAAATTTATCTCTTGGGGAATAAAATAAAATATCATTTTCTTTAGGTAAAATTATACAAATATTCATATTAAAATAATCACATAAAAAACGAATAAAAAGTGGATCATCCTCACGTTCTAAAGGTTTATTATAATTTTCTAAAAAAACTCTAACTTTCTTTCTTGTAAAACCAGAACGAAAACGATATTCATATTTTTTATATAATTCTTTTGTATCAAAATCTGTTAATAATTTTTTACGTAAAATTTTTTTAACATCTGTTGAAGATGTCGTTGTTTTATCACCACAACAAACTATGAAAGCATCTAAAAATGAAAGTGGTTTACTTTTAATAAACTCTTTTCCAAAAATGTCTTTAAATACATTCATAGTATAAACATAGTTATCATGATTGATTATAGATTGTTTTAATTTAGATTCATTTTTTTCTTTGCGAAATTTTGTTCTCCTTTTTAAAAAATCTTCTAATACAAAATCTTCATCTGTAAAATATAATATAGAAAAAAGAGATTCATAATACGATTTATTTCCTGAATAATTTTCTCGTAATAGTGAAATTAGATCATTAAATTTTAGTTTTGTCATTATATTATTAATAAATAATAAACTTTATTCTTAATAATATATATGTTCTTCATTTTTATATTGTATTTTTTTTTTTAATCTATATTTAATATAATCTTCTAATCCAAATATTTTTACCTATTTTATTTGCTTCAAAATATTTGAAAATAATGTAAATAATATTTGCGTAATCTAATTTTTTGATTGCTGGTGCTGTTTTACTTCTATTATTTTTGATAGATCTATCTTCAAACCATGCTTGAATATTTGGATATAAATCCATATCTTGTGCAAAAATAATTGCTCTCTTATTATTTGTTTTCTTCATCATTTTACTAATCTCTTTTGAATCAATCTTATGTTTAAAAATATAATCATTAAACATACATTGGAAATTTGTGACACTGAATGATGTTGCTAATTGACCAATACTACTTCTTTTTCCCTTTTTACATATCATAACTTTTTCTCTTAACCATAAATGAATTCCTTTCTCACCCCAAAGATTATTTATAGACATGTTTGGTAAATTTTCTACATCTAAAATTAAAGCAATTAATGGAGCATTTTTATCTGCTTCTCTCGCATCATTTAAGGAAATATCACGTTCTTTTATTAATTCATTCGCATTTAATATTTTCTTTATTCTTGTTTCCGCATTATTTGGACGTTTAGTTGTATTCTTTTTAGATTTAGTAATTTCCTCAAATTTATTACGAAGAGTTGTACTAACATTAATAAATGGCATTTCTATAGCAGATAAATTTTCAAATTCTGTTTTTTCATACATAGGAGTGCGCTCAAAATCTGAACGCTTAACTATTTTATTACCATCTTTTATATTACTTTGATCTTCGAATGGTTGAAAAACAAATAATCCACCATCTAAAGTTTCTCTACCAAAAATATATCCATAAATACGATTTCTCCCAACTCTTTTTCCAATAATATGTGGAAATGTTCTAAGATTTACATTATGTTTTGGAATTAATCTATATAATGCCGAACGAAGAATAAAATTATTTTTTTCAAAATAAATTTGATCATCAAATATTGGATTATTTAAAATTTCTGTAAATTTTAAAGTATAAGTATTTCTATCCATTTCAAATATTTTTTTTAGTACATTAATTACAAATACAATATATGGTTCATAAAAAAATTCATCAAATGTACTAAAATCTATTTCTTCTTCATCTACATTATAATCATTCTTATCAAAATATTCAATTATTGGTAAAGATGTTTCTTTATCAATCTCATCACTAATATATTTAAAACATTGATATTGATCTTCTTTTTTTAAAGTATTTATATTAATTTCTCTATTAAATGAACAATCAATCGCAGTTTCTTGTAAAATATGCTTTACATCTAATACTAAATTATGTAAAATTTGAGATCTCATATACATAATAATATCGTAACTAAAAATACAAGATTTAGCAAATTCACCTGTAATTACTTTTGGTGTTTTAATTATTGGTTGTTGAAAAAATTTTATTTTTTGTTTTAAAGATTTTCTAGTTATATTTAAACCATCATAATTTTTATATGTAATAGCATATTGATAGATATCAACTTGCCTATCTTTTGGTGGTAATTTTTTATGAGAACAATGTCTTAGTGCTCTACCAATAACTTGTTCAATACGAGAACGATTATGCCATGGTTCAAGTAAATGAACTTGACGAACATTTTTTAAACTAATACCTTCTTTAAAAACACCTGAACCAACCATAATTTTAAGAATTGAACCATCCTTATTAATATCCTTATTAAAAGAATTAATTAAATTATCTCTTTCAGATTCTTCTATTTTACCTATAATATAAGCAAATCTCATTGGTTTAAAATCTAATATTCTACCTTCTTTTTTCCATTGTTGTCTTGTTTTACCATCATATCCTAAAACTTGAGATGAATCTGGTTGTTTATAAGTTTTTTTCCCTCCTAAAATATGTTTAATATATTTTTGATCCGCCGAACTAATTTTTCTTTCACTTTTACTATACATCGCCATTTCAACGCCATTTTCTAAAAGTGCTCGTGCTATTATTGATGTACCACTACCAACATACCAACTATATGAAAAAATTGTACCACTACTGATATTACTTAATATGTTTGAAATTAATGCTCCTATTTTTGGAGAAATACTATTTTCTAAATCTAATAATCCAGATGATCCTGTTAATTTTAATTGATTATCAGAAATATTATCAGTATTATCTTTTGCAATATTACCATATTCAATTATTTTACTTAGAGAAATTTGACTTCTTAAACTAGTTGTATAAAAATTTTGATGAAAAGTACTCATTGGACATGGAACAATTTGAATTGGTTCAATATAATCATCATTTAATATCTTTCTTTTTAAATCATACATTTTCATTACTGTTTTTAATTTATTATTAACATACTTATGAATTGGTATCGATTCTTTATAATTTCTTTTGGCAAATGTAAATGGACTTTCTGTTCTTAAATAAGAAATATATCCTTGAGAACTAATACGTAAAATATCTGATCCTTTATCAGTTAATTCTAAACCATTAAATATATTTTTAGGATCAATTCTTTTATATTTATCATTTAGAAGTAATAAATTTAGAATTGAGACAATTTCAATTGGAGTATGATACATTGGTGTAGCACTTAATAAAACTAATTTCACATTTTGGGCGTATTTTAAAATTAATTCTAAAGCGTGATATGGTTTAAAATAAGAAGTATCAATATCTGTTTCAATATCATCATTATTAACAATGTCTAAATCATCTGTACTATCCATCTCATCATCAATATCATTCATTTTGTCTGTTAATTCAGCATCTAAATCTTGACCATGATCGTCTTTATATTTCTTTAAATTATGAACTTCATCAACAATAATAACTTTATCAGAAAACATTAAATCAATCCAATTAACTAAATCATCTGGTAAATTTTTATTGACATCATATTTTATACCAGATTTTGTTAATTTTTTTACAATAGAATTTCTAAATGAACCAAATGTAATTAATTCATAAAATTTATCTATTAATGATAAAACATTCTTTTTCTTTTTATCATCATTTGTAAAAAAATCATAATTTAAATAATCTGAACTCGTACATTGATTATAACCTCTAGTAATATCGTGAATTTCTTTAATAAAATTACTTTTAACAGATTTTGCTAATATAACTAATATTTTTTTACTACTCAATGCTATTAAATTTTTATAAGATTCTGCGATTGTTATTGAAGAACATGTTTTTCCAGAACCTGTACCATGGAATATTAATAATCCATTATATGGAGTATTCACTGATAAATAATTTTTCATAAATTTTTGATGAGTTTGTAACTTAAAATTTGTATTTTCACTTGGACATAAATCTTGTTGAATATCATCTGTTTTACTTGTATCAATTGGTATTTGACGATTCATATAAAATTCTTTTTTCTTATAAATTTTTTCATAAAAATCTTTTTGAATTATATCTGGATAAAATTGATATACATTTGCTTTATAATTAAAAAAATCTTCTAATCGTTCTGCCGATGATTTAATTATACGAAAATCATTTTTATTAAGACCATATCTTACTGGTTCTTTTAATATTTTTTTAAATATACGTTCATAATGTGGTGTATCATATCCTCTAATACCATTTGGATCATTAATTTTTGTTAATTCTTTTTTTTTATTAAATTTTAAAAAAGACATACTAACATAGTTATAAATAGTTTCTAAATCCCCAATATTATTTACAATAAATTTCTTAAGAGTTGTAGCATCGTCTCTTATTAGTGATTTAATTTTTTGAAATTTATGAAGAAAGTCTCTGGATACAAGAGACTTATCTATTATACTATCTGTATATTCATTTGAATCATCAAGTTGTTTTAAATGTATTTTTACACGATTTTCAGTAATGTCTTTATATTTATATATATTTAAATAAACATTCTGTTTCTTGGCATTATAATTATCAATTGATTCTCTAAATTGATAAATAGGAATCAGATCATTATCAATTGTTTCTCTTGAATATTTAGAATTATCTTCTTTGATGTTGTGAAAAAAATTCCTAAGTAGTGTGTAAATGTCATCGAGTTCATCAAATATGTCCATAATATCCAGAATCTTAGCCAGAGCGTCAGGATCCGTTAATATTTCTTCGTGACTAATTAATTGATATTCTTTTGATTTTTCTATAGTATCTGCTATAAATTTTTCTAAAGATTCCCATGTATATTCACGTATATTATATTTTGTAAAAAATTTTATAAGAGAATTGGCCAGATTTAAATCAGGGTTATCAGTAATTTCTTCTGGATTTATTTTAGTTTTTTTTTTATTATCTAAAAGTGCTTGAATCGATTTATTGTTAATTTCCATCTTATATTATGACTATATAATATAGTTATAATATAAATTTAAATTTAAAATAAAATTATGCTATATCAAGTGTTGTGATGAAATTAATAATATCATTAAGAAGTGGTGTTTCTAATTTTGCGATCCAGTTTGCATGAACCCAAATTACACAATTTTTAATAACTTCATATTCAGAAATAATAATTTTAGTTAAATTTTTAGTAATAATATTATCACTAGTTTGACTTAACATTGTACAATCATTAAAACGTTCAGTAGAATATTCTTTAATTCTTAATCCATTAATTAATTTTAATAAATTTTTATAAGCAATGATTTCATTAGTTGCTGAAATCGGTTTATCACCAATATTTCTTTTACCACTTACTCTTAAAATATCTACATCCGAAATACTAGTTATTCTTAAATATTTAATCAAAAGACCAGATGGTGCTCTAGATGTTAATAAAATTTTATCTTTTGGTATATTTTCCTTTTTTAAAACTTGTTCAACATAAGCGGAAAGTGGAGTTGTAGGATTGAAATTAACTTTAAATTTCATATACTTAATTGGTTCATTAGTCCAAAAACCATAAGTCATATATAATGATTTATTATCATATTGACCATAATTATTATATATTTCATCACCTTGTTCATAAACAGATTTTACAGTTATCGCAGATATACCTTCTTTTTGATTATCATTATAATGATGAAATGTAGTTAAACTAGCAGATTCGTGATTAAATAAATCTGCGAAAGGAACACAACCGTGTTCTTGCCATGCTCTAGTTAAAAATATTGCAAAAGCCCATTTAATTAATGATTCTAAAATATTAGGACTATCACCAAATTTAGATAAATCTATTATAGGATATGTTCCCATTGCTTCTTTAATAAAACCATTTAATTTCGTAAATTTAACCATTAATTTTTGAAATTCTTCTGTAAATGTAGGTGAACATTTAGACCATTCTTCAAGCATATCTTCAGAATAATTGTAAATAGGGTGTTCTTTAAAGTCAATACTTCTTGGCAAATTTTTAATATAAGGATAATAGAATGATTTTTTACCAATACTTTTATGATAAATCAAAGCAATTACAATTCTAAAATAAAAATTATTTTTAATAAAATTATTGCAATCTATATTAATCCATTGTTCAATATCTGGAATTTCATAAATTAATTCCCCACCAAATTTACAAATTTTAGGAACTCTTAGTATTTCTGTTTCTTTAGAAATTTCCTTTGTTGCATAAACACTATGTTGAATTGTATCTCCAATTTTTGATGATACAACCTTTAAATATGGGTAAACATAACCACCATGTCTAGTAATCCATTTTCTTAATTTTTCAAAATTATCAGAAACCATTGTGTAATTTATATATTATGTATAATATTTATTTTTAAAATTTTATACTTACTTTCTATTATATATATATATAATGACAATTAAATCATTATTTAAAGCAAGACGATATAATAAAAATGGAACATATAAATATTCATATTATCTCATAAAAGAATTAAATATAGAAAATAATTATATAAAAATTCATAAGAAACGTTTATCAAAAGATAAATATAATTTTTTAAAAAAAGATTTAGAAAATTTTCAATTATTTAAAAATAAGGAAGATTTTATAATATTAGGAAATGATAGTTGTGAATATTGTCTAAAAGCAAAAAATTTATTAAAAAAAAATAAAATTAAATTTTCTTATATGAGAAAGAATGGATCTGATATTTTAAATAAAATTATAGATGAATATAAATATATTCCAATTATTTTTTATAAAACAGTTTTTATTGGTGGATATGAAGAATTAAGTCATTTTATAAAATATTATAAAAAAGATAATTTAATTTATTTTAATGATAAGGATAAAAAAGTTATTGATAAAATATTAAAAAAAAATTGAAACCTCTTTAAAGGTTTTAAAACTAATATAATGAATATAGAGTTCATGAGTTATAAACTTAGTCCTGAGGTGGAATTCGGCAATATTGAATATAAAAAAGAATTATTAATTAACACTGATTATAAAATTAATAAACTTGGAACACAAATGTTATATCGTTTATATCAAGGTTCTGGGTATGTTATATATTATTTAGGTGTAGCAGATAATGGAGAAATTGTTGGATTATTGGAAAATGATTTAAAAAAGTCGTTTGAACTCCTTCAAAAAGTATCTGAAAAAATAGGTGCGAAATTAATTAATTTTAATAAAATGAAGGCAAAGGACAAAGATAAATTTTATATGAAAATTGTTTTTAAAAAGACTCTAAATAATACATTTGATTTTTAAATTATAATTAAGTAATGGATTATATATTGATATATATTTATTAATACATATTCTATAATGGAAAGAAATAAAGCTATACCGTGGATAATTAAATATAAACCTAGTAAATTTGATGATATGATATTTCATACAACGATTATAAATATAATAAAAAATAGTTTAGAAAATTTACCACATTTAATATTTTATGGACCAAATGGTGTTGGGAAGAGTACATTAATAAAAATAATAACAAATACAATTTTTAGTAGTGAAACATTTAAACAAAATGTTTTATTTTTATCAGCATCAGAACAACGAGGGATTGGTGTAGTAAGACAAGAAATAAAAAATTTTGCTAAACAAAGTGTTTATTTAAATGAAGGTTGTTTCAAAATAGTTGTTTTAGATGAAGTTGATTCAATGAGTTTTGAAGCACAATCCGCATTAAGAAGAATTATGGAAACTTATTCAAAAACTACACGATTTTGTTTTATTTGTAATTCAATAAATAGAATATCAAATCCGATTGTATCAAGATGTGTAAAATTTTTATTTAAACCAATTCCAGAAAATGAGATATCAAATAGACTAAATTATATTGCGGAATGTGAAAATTTAAGTAATAATAAAAAAGAATTTATCCAAAAAATCAGTAATATTTCGAATGGTGATTTACGAAAAGCCATTAATTTATTTGAAATATTATCGTCAAGTAATGATAATAAACAAACATTAAAATTTGATTTAAATTATTTAATAGGAACAATAGATGAAATATTAATTGAAAATTTGTTGAATAGTATAAAAGAAAAAGATTTTGATAAAATGAGAGATAATGTTTCAGAAATATTTTATGAAGGATATTCTTCAAAAGAAATTTTAGAACAATTATACATTAATATCTTAAATAATGAAACCATAAGTGAATCTAATAAGAAACAATTAATAAAAAATTTAGCGAATACTGATTATATAACAAGTATTGGTGGAGATCAAAATCTAAATATAATTCGATTTTGTACAATTGCTATGGATATTCTATAAAAATTAAAATTGCTTTTAGATTTATTCTAATCAATTATTAATACGAATATTAAATACTATGTTTTCTTTATTTGAAAATATTACCTTTATTATTTTATTTCTACTTAACTGGCATATTATTATAATGAGTGTAACAAATAATCTATTATCAGAGTCATTTATTGAAAATGATAGTGATTTATGTATGTGTGGTCTTGATATATATAAAAATATCTATTATATCTGTTCTAATAATCCATTAAAAAATTATATTCATTATTATAATTTTAATGATAATTTTATCGGAAGAAATACAATACCAAGAGATTTTGATCCATATAGTTTAATAATGCCTCCAATATTAAGATGGGGTAAATTTATATGTATGAGAAATCATATTTAGGAAATATTATTTTAATAAATTTATATATAAGTGCGTTTTATCATATTTTTATCTTATATAATAAATAATAAAAATGTTCGAGATAATTGAAGACAATAAACACATTATTTTATTGATAATTGTAGCAATTTTATTACTTTCTACAATTTTTGCTGGAAAAAGTAAATCCAATGAAGATAAATTACAAGTATTGAATAATTCAATTCAAATTTTACAAAATGCTAAGAAAAGAGTTAATAAAAATAAAAAATATCAAGAATATCCTCCCCAAGAAACTTATGAACCAACTGATTTTGAACAATATTATAATCAACCAGAATCAGAATATTATGAAAATAATATAGAACCCGAAAATATTCCAGAACCAGAAATGTATGAAGAACAACCGAATAGTGAACCAGCAACAGAAATTTCTAAAGAGAGTATTGAAGATTTAATTAAAGATATAAGACCACAAAAGAAACAAATAATTCCCAAACAACAATCTAGTAATATGGATCAATATTTCACACAAACAAATAAAATGCTTGAATCTGATGGTAATTTTAATAGAATTATGGAATTAGTTAATTTTAAAATGAATCCAACAACTAATATGAGACCAAATTTAACTGAACAAATTGGCACAATTAATACAGGTTGTAATAAAGATAATGAATTTGAATTAGAAGGTTTTGATAATAAAATTTTATCTCAAACTCTCTAAATATTAATCTAAATAATATTGAAACTAATAATATCTAAATTATATGTATATAATTTAGATGGTATTACAAGAAAGAATATTTTCATTAACAGTAAATTTAATAGGTATAGTTGGAAATACAGAAATTATAAATGATGATATATCAATTAAATCAAAAAAGGTTAATTCGTTTACAATTAAAGTATACCAAAGTGATACATTGGATATTATAAAACAAAAGATATGTTATGAACTATTAAAGCATATAGAATATGAAAATGATAGTAAAAATACTGAACAAAAAAGAAAAACTTGTATCTACTGTTTTAATCATAAGGGTAATAAAATTACAACAAAAACAAATGATAATAACTATGATTTTGATTTTGAAGATGATTTATTTGATGATGATGATGATTTTATGGAAACAACCAATAATGAAACACAAATAATATATTGTGCGACTTGTAAAAAAAGATATGAATATCGTCATGGAGTAAATTTATCTAAATTATCAAATGATATTTTACATATTGAACAATGTCTTCCTGTACCAGAATTTCTTTATTTATGGAAAGATAATACATTTTATGGACATTCTATTTGTCATAAGCAAAATATGGATGATCCATATAATTGTGAAAATTTAAAACAAAATATTGATAATAAGGAATTAGAATATGATTATGTTAATATATTTAAATTTTTAAATAATAATTCATTATCTAATTTAAAAGATATTTATAAAAATTTTAATTATCAGATACAACGTTTAAGTAGTAGAAGAAATAATGATCTTGGAAAATATACTTCTAATATTTTAAGAACACTACAAAATAAAGAACAAAATAACAATTCTGTATTAAGAAAATACAATAAAGCAATTAATGATTTTGATTTAAAATTAGGTGATGGTAAAGAAAATATTATAAAAAAAAAATTATTAGATTTAAAAAGAAAAAGATATGAATTATTATCATCAATTTACCAAAATGAATCATTAGTTGATAAAAATAGAATTGATTTTAATACATTATTTTATAATTTTATTAATGAAAATTCTAGTTCATTTGAAATTAATATGGCATATTTTCCTGATTATTATTTATATTATAATTTTTTAACAAATAATGATAATTTTAAAAGTATAAAAAGTAAACTAAGTTTAATAAAAGATAATTTAAATAAAGATTTAAAAGTTTTTAGTAAAATTTATTGGCCATATATTAATTTTGAAAATTATGAATATTATTATACTAAAAAAGATACATATTATTTATATGAAAAAATAAGTAATTGGAAATTTTCTATTCAAAATTATAATAAAATTATTTCTGAATTTAAAAAAATTGATATTCCATCTTCTTTCAAGAAACAATTAGGATTAGAACAATATACTCATAAAATTTGGTTTGAAGTTAATAGACCTTTAGATATAGTAAATAAACCAAATTATCTTAATTTAACTAATGTTATGCATTTATTTAAACCAGATAAAATAGTTCCATATTTAGTAACTTATTTACCAAAAGAATCTAAATTACTTCAAAAGATGACAAAAACAATTAAAAAAAAAGGTATTCATAAAAAATTGAAATGGAATATTGAAATGCCTGATGTCGTCCAATTTAGAATTCGAATTCCAAAAACAATCAGAGATGTTGACGGTGAAACAATAACTAAAGATATTTATATGCAAGTCCAATTACATTCACATAAAAGTATTTGGTTTACTATAAATTTATCAAGAGAGGCTCGTATTTACATTGATAAAACTCAAATGAGAGAAATTATTAAATCAGTTAATAGTTTTATAAATAAATTGAATTCTTATAATATTGGTAATTTAGGTATTTCTCCAGTCAATAGAAAAATTAAGACAGCAAGTACAGATATAGAAAATTGGGATGATCCAAAAGCGAATGTTGATATTCATTCAATTAATAGTTCTATTGTAATTAATAGAATTATAAGTTATGATGATATTAGAAATAAAACTTTAATTCGTATGTTGTATCCATATATTGAATTAGATAATTCAACAAAAGGAAATATTATGAATTTTAGATTTTTAAGATTAGAACATCAACGAAATTATGAAGCAAAATCTAAGAAAGATATTTTATTACATAATTTTATTTCTGAAAAAATTGAAGCAATTTTACAAGAAGCAGATGATGGTGATGATAGAGATGAATTAAAATCTTATGAAAAAGATGAATTAATTGAAGCATTACAAAAACATTTTCATATGACATCTTCACAGGCAGTTATTACTTATCTTAATTGGGATTTAACAAAAGAAAAAATTTATGGTAAAAAATTAAAGAATGCTGGTATTTTATATCAGTTAAGTAAATCACATTTTAAACGTTGTGTTCAAAATAAATGTTATGATGAGATTGATGAAGCATATCAATGGTGTATTATGGGATTTAAAAGTTTTGATCAATGGGAATATTTATCAGATTTTTCTCAAAAATTAGTATATCTGATATATCATATTTTATATAGAGATAAACTTTCAAAGAATGATTATAATTATGAAACAATTAAATATTTTAGAAAAATTTATGACAAATTAGATAATGAATATGATAGTATTATGGCAGAAGAAGAAAAAACAATTCATAAAATTACTGGTTATACTTACTTAAAACGTTTAAAACAAGCATTTGATATTACAACTAAATGTCCAAATTGTGGTGCTAAAATTAAACATACAACAACTCAATGTCCATATTGTAATACAAAGGTTGATTTAAATAGAAATTTATATGCTAAACGTTGTGCTGTAAATAGACAACCTGTTGGTACAGCAGTTAAAACAAATAAACATGCTCCTAAAATTTTAACTATAAAAGAACATAACGCATTAAATGAAACCGTCCAAAGTGGTGGTTATATAGATTCTGAAGAACAAGATGAACATCAAGAATTATTAGCAAAATTTGAGAAAAAAATACAAAAATATACAAAACAGGCAGAAGATACAGGATTAGATAAATATGAGCAAAAGAAAGATGAATATATAGAAAAATTAAACGAAATAAAATATTATATTACAATCAATACAAGAGAATTAAACCCAAGTAGATGGATTAATGATTATGAAGATCAATCAGAATGGGATGATAAACAAATAATTCAAATGTTACTTGATTTAGGATTAAAAATAACAAGTATTAAGAAAACATTACCAACTCAAAGAAATAAAAATAACAAATTTAAAGAAATTATTCTTCAAATTTATAATAAAAATAAATGGAATGAAAAATTAAGAAAATTATTTATTAAATATTATGGTTTAACAGCACCAGTAAAAGCAATTAAAAAAAGATTTAAACATCTAAAAAAAGTAGAAGTTATTGAAAAAATAGATAACTTATTAAAATATCATACCTGGAAATCAAATACTTTTCCAAAAACAGCAGAAGAAAGTAAAGGAAGAAACCCACCTGGTTGGCAAAAAAAAGAATGTAAATTAATTTGGTCTCACTTAAGTGGTATAACTAATCTTAAAATTGCTGATAAAAAAAAATTAAAGCAAAAGATTGATCACTATTTTGATAATTATAGACTTAATAATTTAAAATATAGAGATGAAAGTAAAATTGGAACTGTAGTAAATCCTTATGACCATGAAGCTTATAATGATCGTTTGGCAAATATTATGAAACCGGTTGGAAAATCAAAAAAAGGAGAACCTAATGGACATATTTTGGAATGGCAAGGTAAAGTTATAAAATGTCCTAATCCAGATAAAAAAGCAAATAAATATCCTGGATTTTTAGATATACATTTTAATAAATCAGATAAAAGTGGTCAACAAGTAGAAATTACTGAAGATGAAATTAGAAAAAATGCTTGTCATCCATGTTGTTTTACTGGAATTAATAAAAAAATTAAAAGAAATTTATTATATTGTACAGAATTGATTAATAAAAAAACATATGATGAAATGTTATCATTAGATACTAAGATTGATAATTATATATCAACTAATAATAATACTAATTTAGATCTTACATTTGGTAAATTACCAACAAGGTTACATGTATTATTTAATCATTATACAGATTTTGATAAAAATTTTAATGCAAACGTTCATAAAGCACCTGGTTTTGTTTTACAAGGTAATAGTAGATGTATTAAACATAATGATGAAAATTTATGTTCTGGTAAAGATTTAAGTACAGAAAGAGGATTTTATTCTGTTATTTTACAATATACAAATAAAACATATGATGAATTAATTACACATTTAAGTAATTATTTAAAAGATAATAAAGAAGTAATATATTTCTTAAATCAAGGAAAAATATATGCTAAATTTAAAACGATTGTTGAAAAGAAACATCACGGTGCTAAGCAATATAAAAATGTATCAATTAATATTGACCATATTATTAGAGAATTTATAAATTTTCTTGGAACTCCGGATTATGATGCTGTTGAATTTGATAAAAAATATATTATTGATTTAATATCTAAACCGGGTGTTATTCATAGAGATGGATTAAATATTGTATTATTTCAACAAACACCCCATAAACTTCCTAGTAATAATATAAATTTAGGAAAAATGTTTATTAAATGTTTAAATGATATTTTCATAGAAGATTATTATAATGATGATAAACAATTTATATTTATTTATGAATATCCTGATAGAACATATGAATCAATTGTTTATAAAACACCAAGTAAAGGAAAACTAAATTTGGTTCATTTCTTTAATCCAAAAGATACTAATTTCCCTGAATTAATGGAAGTTATAAAAGAATGGTATCTTAAAAGTTGTACTCAACAATATACATCAAGAGCAATTAACACTAAAAATTGGAATATTTTAACTACAAAACAAACAGTTCAATTATTAGAGAAAATAGAAAAATATGATTCTAAATATACACCAAAAAATATTGTATATGATCCTATTTCACAAAGATGTTTATATATTATTACTATTAATAATTATATAATTCCAGTTAAACAATCAATATATGCAAGTCAAAAATTTAAAAAAATTAAACTATCAAATATTACTAAATATGTATCTTCATATAAAGATACACTAAAATATATAGAAAAATTAAATAAAATGATTGAGTCCAAATCAGAATTTAAAAATATTGATACCTATGAAAATGCAGGTGTATATATTAAAAACAAGAAAGCAACTTATCTTGTTTTATTAAATGATAGGTATATTCCAATCAAAAAAATGAAATATACAACTATTTCAGAAAAAAATGATATAACAACTATTAAACTAGAAGATGGAACAAAAACAAAGATAAGTAATATTAATATTTATGATGAAATAAATGATATTGTTATAGCTGGTAATGAATGGGGTAATATAGGAGATATTATTATATCAGTTAGAGTTCAAGAAATTTATAATAGATTAGTTTTAGAACTTGCGGAATTCTTAGGGAAAAAAGAATATAAAAAAACTAAAGCAGAAATTATAAACTTAATTAAAAAAACTCATAATAAACAATCTAAAATAGAAGAATATAAAACTCATAAATCATTTAATAATAAGAGGCAATTATATAGAATTATTGAAAAATTGGTTAAAAGCATTAGTACAACAGAAGGAGAAGATAGAAGTAATCTTTATAATGAAATCTATCATATTAGACAGACGTGTAAAGTAATGGAAACAAATCTGGAAACTGATGGTTCTAGTGGATGTGATAATAATTTCTGTATCCCTACGTTAAGTGGTTGTAAATTACATATTCCAGAAAATAAACTCAAATTATTTGTTGGTATGATTGTTAGTGAATTATTAACATATGGTAAAAGACAATGGAATGAAAATAAAAATAGATTTGATATTATAGTATCTGGTAGAATAATCGATAATAGTGTTAGTCCGATTGTTGACATAGATGTTTTTGAGAGTTATGATGATATTGTATATGAAAGAAAAACAGACCTTGGTAATTTACTTCAAAATATCAAATTACATAAAGAAATGTCTTAAAAAATATAGGGACATGGTTCTTGAAATTTAGGTGGAGTATTATCAATTTTTAATTGCTCCATTTCTTTGATAAAATTTAAAATTTTTTTTGATTCTCCTCTATTTAATTTAGATTCAATAGAAGTTATACGAGTATTAATATTTTGTACTTTTTCTTGAATTAATTTTAATTTGTTATTAATTTTCTGAAATTCTTCTTTGACAAAATCAAATATATTTTGTTGGGGTTTTATTTCATATGGTTCATATGAAATTCTTCTTTTTTTAAAAAGGGGCGTTTCATTTAGAGGTGTTTCAAATAATATAGTGTCTAATCTACGTTTTCTATTCATAAGTAGTAGAAATATAAAATAATATAAAAATTGAATGATATTTAATATTTATAAGTATTATTCAATTTTAGTAAAATGACTAAGAGCCGATTAATTAGTAAACTACAAAAATCATCTATCGAACAACGTTCTGAAGAATGGTATAAAATACGAACAAAACTAATTACCGCAAGTGATTGTGGTGTTATTTTAGGATACAATACATTATCTAGTACAAATAAATTAATGACAACCAAATTAAATAATGTTCGTTTTGAAAATATATATACAAAACATGGACAATATTATGAACCTAAAGCAATTGAGATTTTTGAGAAAAAGTATAAAAAGAAGGTATATGAGGTTGGTCTTTTAAGACATCAAAAACATAAATTCTTAGGTGCTAGTCCAGATGGTATTGTATCAAATCATTATTTAATAGAAATTAAATGTCCATATACAAGAAGACTTAGTGGTGCGATTTCATTAAATTATTATGCACAAGTTCAATTACAATTAGAAGTAGCAAATCTAGAGAATTGTTATTTTTATGAATGTGTATTTAAAGAGGTAGATACAAAAAGAGAATGTAAAAATTTAGATTGTTGTGGTTATAATGAAGATAAGAAAAATTGGTGGTATTTATCTGATAGTAATCTATTAATAATAGAAAGAAATAGAGAATGGTTCGCAAGAAATAGAGAAACATTTAAAAAATTTCATACAGAATTAAAGAATCAACAAAAAACTACAAAAAAAAGTGGTAAAAAGAGAAAACGCAGTTTAATTTTTCCAGATGAAAGACCAAAAAAGAAAAGAAAGACAACTAAAATTAGTACACAATCATGGATAAATGAATCTAAAATTAGAAATTTTATTATTGGTGATACATTAACCGATTGGTTAGATTTACACGGATATAAAAAATATGAAAGAGAACCATTTAATCCATTTACTTTAATGAAATTTACTAAAACTGGAAAATTTAAAACTAAAATTCTACAAGAAATTGAAGAAATTTATCCTAATAGAACTAAAAGATTACCTTATTTTAATAATCATTGTATTGATTTAGTACTTATGACAAAGACTCATATGAGTAATGGTGTTCCAGTAATTATTCAAGGAATGCTTTCAGATGAAGATACAAAATCATATACAACAATTGATTTACTTATTAGAAGTGATTATGTCCAAAAAATCTTTGATAAATATAGATTAAAAGTAGATATCAAAGAGGGAGCATCTTGTTATAGTACAAATTGGTTTTATGTAGCATTTTCATTAAGATATAAAATTCTTTCTTTACTATCTGATGGTCGTTCATTATCGGATGATTTTATCACAAAAATGTATAAAGCTCAATTAACATTTCAGAATGAATTATTAGGAAAAGTTCAAGGATACACACCATCATTCGCATTCTTAATAGGTAATGGTTGGAAAGGGACTAAGGGAGGAAAAAAGACAAAAAGATATAGAGATTGGAAAAAATTAGGTTATCTTAATTTTAGTGAAAAAGATAAACATTATATTGATGATATAAATGATGCTATGGTTTGGTATAGAGATGTTGAAAAGAATGGACATAAATGGAAAATTACACCAAAACCGTCTAGAGCAGAATTATATCCATTAATTTTTAGTTCTCAAGCATCTGGTGGATGGTCAAAAGTAAAGAAACAATTAGCAATTAAATTAAAAGATATTTCGCTATTATGGCAAGTTGGGCCAAAAGTTCGTAAAAAAGCACATAACCAAGGTATTTATACTTGGGATGATCCAGATTTGACACCCGAAGTATTAGGAATTAAATCAGACTCGGATAAAGGAATCCTTTTACAAAAGATAATTGATATAAATAAAATGAAAAGAACAAAAGTTCTACCAAAAAAGATTACAAATAATTTAAATAATTGGAAGAGTTCAAATAAGGTAGAATTTTATGTTGATTTTGAAACATTAAACTCTTTATATGGTGGTCGTCCAATTATTTATTTAATTGGATTAACTGTAGTTATACCAAGTTCAGTAGCAAGACGATATGGAACTAATAACCGTAAAAGAGATTATTCATTTGTAGCAGAATCATTAACTAAAGCACAAGAATTTTCAATTATTGAACAATGGATTAATCAAATGTATTCAGTTTATCGAAAATATGATTTAAATCCAGAAGATGTAAATATTTATTGTTGGTCTCAAGCAGAAAACAATTTTTTGAAAGGAGCACGTGAAAGACATAATAAACAAAATTCAAAAAAATGGAATATAAAATTTACAGATGTTATGGAAATTTTAAAGAAAGGTCAAGTTGTAATTAATGGTTCATTATCTGGTTTTGGATTAAAATCAATATCTACCGCATTATATAATGCGGGATTAATCCCCTTAAAATATGATTCAAAATGTACTTCAGGAGAGGTTTCAATGGCTTCAGCATTAAGTTATTATGAACATAAATTACAAGAAGAGATGGATGATATTATTAAATATAATACATTGGATTGTCAAGTTATTTATGAAATTTTAACATATTTGAGAAAAAATCATTCATAATATATTTTATATTGGTTATAGATATATAAAAATGTCTCAATTATTAATACCTTTATTAATTCTTACACCTTTAGTTATAATTTTATTACCAAGTAAAAACTCAACTGAAAGAGCCCAAAAAATACGAACTTTTAAAGAAATGAGTGGAAATATAGTTGGAACTAATGCAACACCAAATTCTGTTATTGATTTAGATTTAAAAACAAAAATTAATTCTTTTGTCAAAAACAATATTTGTCGTAACTGTTATATTCAACAATATGAAGTTGTTAATTCTGATCTTGATAGTGAAAATAAAATTATTGATTTAAAAATTAAAGTAATTATAGTAAAAAAATCCAAAAATGCGTGGAATGATACAACTGGTGTTATCTTAATGAATACTAGAGTTACACCAAATGGTTTAAAAGTTAAAAGTATTATTACTAATCCAACTGGAGATAAACATATTCCACAAAATTCTAATAAATATTGTGAATATAATCTTGATCCAAATACAGATGACGAAAAAAAAAGGTTTGATTTTTTACAATAAAGTAAAATTAAACTCAAATGTTTATTTCTTTCCTTTTATATATATATAATGTCTGGAACTGAAGATACTATAAATTCTGATCTAAATGAAGTTAATACAAATGAAGTTAATACAAGTGATCCATTTTGGTTTAATAATTATACAATTATTTTTGAAAAAGATAGATTAACTGAATTTTTTCCATCACACGACATGAGTTATGTTGAAAAACTAAATGCAATTTTAAGATTTTCATTATATACTGCTGTTGTTATATACGTATATAACCGAAATGGCAATGTCATATTCATCCCATTTATTACAGGATTAATTACTCTTTATTTATTTAAATATTATAGAGATACTAAAACTGGTAAAAGTTTAGAACAACTTGGAAATATTGAAGTAGAATGTGTCGCTCCAAAAAAAGATAATCCATTTATGAATGTTTTAATGTCTGATTATACTCAAGACCCTGAAAGAGCACCTGCTTGTGATATCCAACAAGATTCGATTAAAGATGATGCTGAAGATCATTTTTCTTATAATTTATATAGAGATGTTAGTGATGTATGGAATAGAACTCATTCTCAAAGACAATTCTACACTATGCCAAATACACAAATCCCAAATAAACAAAAAGAATTCGCAGAATGGTTATATAAAACTGATACTACTTGTAAAGAAAATCCTCAAAATTGTGGTCGTCTCCTTGCTGAAGATATTAGATCTAATAGACCAATTTCACTTAAAGAAGCGCAAAAACAATAATCGATATAATATACAAATTTTAATATTTATTATTAATCAGAATGTTCAGATTAATAATTGACATTATTTATATTAAAAATATTTTTAGTTAGTGATCTCTTTAAAAAATGAATCTTTTTTAACTTTTTGTGCTTTACGAACATTATCAATTACTTTAGGCATATCTTTATCTACTTTGGCGTATTTTGTTAAAATATTTCTAATACTATTTAAATTATCATTAATTCTTTCCATTCTTTTACTTTTTGTATAAAGATTTCTTTTAGTTGTTTGTAATTCAGTTAAAACTGTTTCAAATCTAGAAGTAATTTCTTCTCTTAATTCTTCATAATCTTCAGGAACTAATTCTTTTATTTCTCTTTCATATTTTCTCATTTTTTTCATAATTATACCATAACGGATATTTCTACGATTGAGTTTACTAAATTGGGAAGATATTGGAATATCTCTTTTAAGTAATTTTGCAACAAATTCATTCATTTTAACTTTAATTGTATTTAATTGAGTAACTAATTCCGTTTTTCTTTTTTCTAAATCTTTTATTTGTTTTTTAATTATAATGAAATTAGTTTTTAATATATCATAAATTTCAATTGATTTTTTTATTTCTATACCAATTTCATTACCTTTTTGTTGTACTTCATTAATTGCTTTATCATTATTTGATAATTGTTCTTCTAAAGTAGCGACTTTACCATTTATTTTTTCTATTTTGGCAGTAAAATTTCTAATTATATTATACTGTCTCTCTTTACCAAATGTCATAATACTATTATATATTATAAGAAAACATTATTTTATATTTCTATAGTTTCCGTTACTTCTTTTAATATTAGATTCCATTCTTTTTGTAAATTCATACATAAACTTAAAACTCGTTTAAAAGCATCTGCTAAAATTTTAGCATATACTTCTTTCCCATTTTCATTTTCTAAAATTATATATAACATTATACTTCTAATGAATGGATGTTTCATTTTATAATAACTATATTTTACACGACTATCTTGTTGTAATTCTGTTGATAAAATATTACCAATTGTATGACTCTCATTTTTAATTTCAAAACAAACACCGATTTCATTATTTGTATCAATAATTTCAATATCTTTATTTTGTAAATCACTTATTTTTTCATGTAATTTCTCTAAAATCGCTGAAAAGATTTTATAAGGATTTACTAAATGTGGTTCCATTCTAAATTTATAAACTAGATTTTTATTACAATATTGTTGTTGAAAAATAACAGATTTATTTTTAACATCTGTTTCTGGAATTTTACATTTTAGTAAATAATTTTCAATATATTCTTTGATAGTTTCTGGTGTATTTTTGAAATGTTCTTTAAATCCATAAGTACCTACACTATTTTTATCTAAATAATGAGTATCTGTTAAAGGTAATTCTTTTATACATAATTTTCGTAATTTATTTTTTTGTCTGGTACTTAACTTTTTCCATATATCATTATGAATACTTACATCTTCTTGAATTTTAAAACAACAAACAGAAGTTGGTTGATATTTTGCATGGATTTTTCCACTTTTTTTTGATGTATATAATTTTGCTTTTATTTCTTCACCTCTTTTTAATTCAACTAGCAAAATATTAGGAATAATTTTTAATTCACCACTTATTACCTTTAAATCTGAACTAGTTATATTAATCTTATCATATCCTGTATTTTTTACATTTAATTCAACACAGACATTATCAAGTTCATCAATTGTTAATGGTATTAATCCAAAACGATGACTTAAAATTTCATTATTTATAATTGAAGTATTTTTCTCAATTTCAATATTATCGAAGGCATTACATAAAACATCAGATAATACAATTCTACGAAAAGAATTAACTATACTAGTGTCTAAACCATAAATATCCATAATAAGTTGAAAATCTTCATTAATTTCAATATTTTTGAAATGTTTATTCATATTTATAATATTAAATCAATTATTAATATAAAACTATTTTCAATTTTATTAAATATTTATTACACTCGTTGTATTATTTAATTATTTAACTATAACAATTTTATATAAAGATATGCAATTTCCAAATCCGAAATTCAAAAATAAAAGGAGAAGAAGACGAAGAAAAAAATTAACTAATGAAAATTACTTTCCAACTGAAAGCAATATATATCAACAACCAAAAACCGCATTTCCTGAACCAAATAGAAATCCAAATTTAAATTCAGAATATTCTGATAGATCTACCCCAAAAATAAAACCACAAACTCATAATATAAGAACAAAAGCAGCTACATGTTATTATAGTAATCATTGTAAATATTCAAAAGAATTACTTGAAGAAATTAATAGATTTAATATTAAAGAAAATAAAATTCAACTTTATTGTATTGATAATAATCGTAATAATTTACCATCAATATTAAAAAGTGTACCTACTATTATAGATGGTTCTACACCATATATTGGAGAAGCAGCTTTTGATTTCTTAACAAAAATTGTTAAAGGCGAAACAATAAATGTAATGGCAGTTAACAGTGGTGTTGCCAGTAGTTTTTCAGATACATTTGTTTCTTTAGAAGGTGATGATGGATTTAGTCAAAATACAGATTTAAATTCCTCTAATTTTAGTAGTATTGATTATAATGATTTTTCGATTAATACAATCAAACAAAAAGAAAATAATACTACAAATATAAATGGTAATGATTTAATGAGAAAAATGGAAGAAATGAAACAAATGAGAGCACAAGATTTTAAGCATCCTCCTCCAAGAACTTAATTATATAATTTCAATTAAATTTTATAGTAAAAAATTATATTAATTCGTTATAAAAAATTGAAGCATATATATAGTAATATTATAATATTAGATATGAACATTGCAAAAATTTTCAATACCAAGTGTAAGGAATTTCTAAAGGATATGAAAGAAGTTTATCCTGAAAATCCGAACATAACTCCTTTACAAACCCAACTTCGTATTGTTTGTACAACTAATGAACGTTTTGCTATAGAATCATTTGTTGAGAATTGTATGTGGGCTTATGATAAAGTAAAATCAAAAGATGAAGACTTTTTTTTAGGGCAGTGTTTAGATGGAACTATTTTAGAACCATTAAAATTAAAAACTATTTGGATTACTGCTTCAAAAAATACAAAGACACAAGTTTGGAAATACGTCCAATTATTTTTTATGTTGGCTGAAAAATATAATAAAAAACATAAAAAGACTCAATAAATTTAATAATACAAACTAACTCTGCGTATGGCTTGATATTTTTATTTGTATAGTTTAAATTATATTATACATATTAAAATATGGACGTGTTTAAAACTAGTTATTGTAATTTTCTTGAACAATTGAAACTTCATGATAATGAAGATTGTATCATTGAAAAATATATAAAAGAATATACTTCAGATGAGAAAATTGAAGAAACTTTAAATAAAATGGTTAATAATTTAGAAAATTATTCCGAAAAGATAAAAAATAATGATCCTTCTATTTTTGCTGAAGATTCTGAAATAGAATTTTTAAGTGAAATTAATATTAAAACTATTTGGAAAAAATGTTCAGATAATGAAAAAAAAACTGTTTTTTCTCATATTAATTATTGTAATGTTATTGGTAAATTTGTTCTTAATAAAGCAACTCTTGAGGATATTCAAAGTTTACATTCTAGAAATCAAGAAGAACAACAACCAGAACAACCAGAACAACCGGAAGTTATGACTGAAGAAGAACAAAAAAAAATGATAAATGATTTAAATGGAATTACTGATGATCTTGAAAATTTAGAAAAAAATATTCGTGAAACAATTGGTGATGAATCAATTAATGAAATGCAAGAACAATTACAAGGTATTTTTGGAAATATGTTTAATCCAGAAAATACTGATGAAAATACTGAAAATCCATTATCTGGATTATTTGAAAATATGCAAAATGGTGGAAATCCATTTGAGAACATGTTTAATACTGGAAAACTTCAAGAAATGTCTGAAGATATTAAATCAAAAGTTGATAGTGGAGAAATTGATGAAGAAAAATTAAAACAAACTAGTGAAGATATGATGAAAATGGTTGGAAAATTATCACAAAATTTAGGCCCATTATTAGGTAATATGATGTCTGGTCTTTCTCAGGCAGAAAATGGAGATAATGAAGATGCTGGTTTAGGTGATATTGGTTCTTTATTAGGTGGATTAATGGGAGGAATGGGAGGAAATTCCGATCAAAAAACTGATCCATTATCAAGAGCAATGAGTGCTGGTATGCAAGCAATGGCTGATAAAAATGGTGGTGATTCTAATCCCTTGGCTGGACTTATGAGTGCTTTTACAGGTGGTTCTTTAACAAATGATGAAAAAAGTGAATTAAGAGCAGAGGAAAGACAAAGTAGAAATAGAAAAGAATTAAGAAAAAAATATAGAGAAGCAAGAAGAAAACGACAAAAACAAATAAAAAAACAAAAAAAACAAATGAGTAAAAAAACTCCTACTGCTAAAAAATAATATATTTCGTTATAAATATATTATATAAAGGATGTCTGTAAATGTAAAAATTAAAGAATGTGAAGTTCCAACTGTATATTTTGGAAAAACTAATCCTCAAAATGTTAAATGTAAAGATTCTTTACAAGAACAAATTAAACATGATAGAGATGTATCTACATTATTAATTGTATTAATTACAATCGTTTTACCAATTATTCTAATATTTTTTAGTGTAATGAATTCAACTGAGTTATCATTTGTACATTATTTACTTCTTTTTATTATTATGGCATTATCTATTATTACAATTGCTACAACACAAGGTAAAGCAATTGAAGCTAACTGGATTCTTTGGCCAGAAGGTGTTGATTGTAATAGTTGTAAATATAATGCTAAATTACCATTAATTGGTATCTTTGTTGGTATAACTGTTGCATTTTTAGCATACATAATTGATTGGATTATCTCAATCGCAAAATAATTCTAATAATGATTAATTTTTTCTACTTTAGAATTATTCTCTAGATTTAGGAGCAATAAAATAACGAATTATTCCTGATAAATGATCTATTTTATATTCTAAACTAACAGGAGCATTTTCTTTTAATTGTATAGAAACAGTAGAACTAAATGATGCTGATTTAGCATAAGTTTGTAAATATTTTAATGAAAATTTTGAATTAAAATCATTTGTTAATTTTAATTTTGTATGATTGTTTTTCTGTAATCTAATTAAACCATCACTATGAATTCCTGCTGATTTAAAATCAACAATATTATCTTCTGTATTAATACAAACTTCAACATAATCTCCTATATACGCTAGATTTTTTAATATTAATTGAAATTCTGAAGATAGAGTTTTAATACGACATTCAAAATTACTTTTAGGAATACTAATATCTTGAGATTCATCATTTAATAAATTTAAATTAAAATTTTTATAAGAACCTGTATCTGGATTTTCAAATGTCCAAGCAACTTTACTCTCTTCTTCATTATATGATATAGTTAATTGTTCACCAACATTCATACATTTTAATATATTACATAAACTTTCCATACTAATCGCTAATTCTAAGTCTTCTTTACTATTTTTATTATATATAAACCGAGAAAAAGCATCTTTTTTTAAAAGCATTTGAATAAAACTAATATGTGCGGAATCTAATGATTGTAATGAAATCCCATCTTCATTTATAATAAAAATCCCGACTTCTAATACATCTTTTAATAAATCCATTATTTTTTTAAAAATAGTACCATCATCCATTGATATAATTGTTATTCCACTATAAGCAATATCATTTATATCTTCTTCTTCGGATGAATAATCTGGTTCTGGTTCTTTCTTTATTATCTTCTTGACTGTTTTTTTTACTGTCTTTTTTCTAGGCATATTTGACTAAATCTTATATACTTACTTTAATATTAATATATTCAATTTTAAGCATAACCATTAATAGTTCGTCTAATCAATTTATTGTTTATTTGATACTATAACTAAAAAATATATTTGTAATAATTATATAAATTATGTTTAATTGTGATTGTGTTTCTTCCCTTATACCTGTTATATTTATTATTCTTGGCATTTATATACTCTATACAAAATATATGAACAAAAATAAAGTTGAACATTTTGAACATCAATTAACTACACAAAATTTCCAAGCACAAGGTTGTTATAATTTAAAACCAATTAATCATCATGACTGTAAATGCTTAAGAAATAATGATGGAACTATACATGGTAATAATCAATGTACTCGTCAAATTAATTGTGTTGAAGCTGTCGGACAATTATCAGGTCCATCAACTGAATATGCTCTTGTTAATCCACCAATTACATTTAACAACTGGATTAAAGATAGAACATCGGGAAAATATATGGATTCAAAAAATATTCATGTACATATTCCAAAACCATGCTTACACAAAAATAATAAAATTAATAGAACAAAAATTCCTGAAACAAAATTATCTAGTGAAAATGAATATGAAACTATACAAGAATTAGCAAATATTAAAGAAAATGTTGTACAATCTAATTTTTATTTATGTCCACCAAATCATAATTAAATAGTTTCAATTGTTTGTTCAACAACTTCTGGTGTTTCAATTTCTTTTTTAGAATTAGTTTTTTTTAATTCTGGAAAATCAAATCCACCACTAACAGTTGTTCCTAAAATTATTGTTACACAAGTAATAACTAATGAATAAAACATACCAGAAATAAAGATACCTGGTTTAAATACACATTTTTCTTCATCACTCTTAGCATTAACTAAATGACAACCAGTTGGGCAAATTCCAAAAGTGGAACATAAATTTATTGTAAGCAAACATGCTGCTAAAGCAAGTAAAGCAATGCAGAAATAGGATAACTCTTTTTTTTTATAAACAATTACTATATATGCTAAAATTGTACAAAATAGGATCATTATCATTATAACTTTAGCAAAATATTTCATTAAATCATTATGACTTTTACTATAATCACTTGTTGATACCATTATTATATATCACTCTTATACATAATAATAACATTTTTTTAGATATAACTTAAAATATATTTTGAATTGTATTTTTAATAGATATAAATGTATTTACTACAAATTGTTTAAACATTATAAAAATACATAGAATAATACCACTTAAAATCGCACTAATATATAATTTCATTTTTAATGTACATTGATGACCTAATTTATTAAATGAAAAATTAGGAGAATTTACACCAAATAAATATTTATTTGCTAAAGTACAAGAGGAAACAAATACTAACATAGATGCCCCACTTAATAACATTATAGTATGTTGGTCAATTTTACGCCAATAAAGTGATAAAATGAAAGCAATAATAAATAATACAGCAAAAATTCCTGCAAATATTACAGACTTTTTATCTGGTTTAACTTCTTTATTTGCTGGAACAGAAACAACTTCATATTCTTCTGATAGATTTGGACCAGATTCTTTTTTTGCCTCACTATCTTTAGATTGGACATCTTTAGATCGAACATCTTTAGATTGAACATCTTTAGATTGAACATCTTTAGATTGAACATCTTTAGATTGAACATCTTTAGATTGAACATCTTTAGATTGATTATCTTTAGATATATTTTTTACTATCATTTTTTTATTATTTCCGAATGATTGACCGTTAGAATCTAAACTACATAATGATTTACATTTAGAATTTCCTGAATTATTCTTTTCTTGTTTTTCCGGTTCATATGTTCTAGTATCTTTTTTTTGTTGAGTTTCAATATCTTCAATGATATCTTCACTCCATTCAACGACTGCTTTTCGATCTGTTATATCTAATTTAGTAAATTGTTCCTTAATAGGTACATTTTGAAAAGTCTCAAATTGTCTATACATAATACCTAGTCTTATAAGTATTAAATAGATATTATTTATTGTTTTATTTTAGAAGAGCCAAACAAAACATTTTTAACAAATAGGCCAAAAGATGGATCTTGATATGGATCTTTATGTAAATATTTTCTCCACATATGATTATCAATACGCACTTTTACACTATCATCCATTAAATTTTGCTCTAAATTTTCACGTGTTTCTGTAGTATTTTTTAACATATTAAGAGTTTTTTGTTCTGTTTTAATTGTTTCATCCATTTTTTTAGTATAGACCTTTCGATTATCATTCAACATATCTAATATTTGTTTATTAATTTTCATACTTTTTTCTAACATTTTTTCTAATTTATCTTGTTTAGCAATAATTTTATCAATCTTATTAGACATAAGTTGGTCCATCATATCCCAATCATTTATACTTTTACTCATCTGGATATATATTATATATGTTTAGATATTTAATATTAAGAAAACACTCAAATATAAAATAATTAAGAAGTAGTGCTCTTTGCATGAAGTTTATAACGAAGCGCATTCAAATATTGTTCTTCTATATTTAATTTAATTTGTTGTTCTAATTTGGAATTTTTATTCCAAATCTTAATTACACCAACATTAGTACGAGGACTTAATGAAATTCCATTAATATCCATAATATGAGTGCTTGTTATACTTTCACCAATCATTTTTGCTGAAATATTTGTCCAATGTTCTCTGATCTCATCTTTTTCAATTATATAAGACCAACATCCACCATCCCGATTTTTAGCATCTTCCCATAAAGGAAATACACCTTCTCTCATAAGAAAATACATATTTGTATTATAATCCTCAATAGCATTATAAAATTTCCAAAAATCTTGAATAGTGCTAAAACTATAAATTGGTTTATAACTTTCTTTTAACCAATTTTTATCAGTAATTTTATGAATCCAAATAACCCAAGAATCATTTAATTTAATATCTGAATTATCAGTTTCATTACTGGTATTTTCATTTGAATTATTCATTTTGTTTATATAAAATATAATAAATTTAAATATTTATAATTATTTATTAGTTAATTATAATAATAGTGATATGAATTCTAATACTTATTCAATTTTAAATTTTGTTACAAATTATATTTTAACACCATCAATAAATATATATGATAGTACTGTTGAATATTTCAAAAATTTATTTAGTAATAACGAAACAGAATATATAGAAGTGAATGTTGAAACAAAACGTATTATCTTGGGATTTACTCATAATGATATAAATTATAAAATAACGTCTCATATTTTTCAAAATAATTTAAAACAAATATATGAAAAAATTAAAGAAGATTTAGAAAATAATACATTTGAATTAAAACAATTTTTAGGGGCATCTATAAATGATGAATATGATATTACTGAAATTATTAATGAATATGCCGGACCTTTTGGAGATTTTTATCAACGTTATGGAATGAAAACATCAATAAAATCAATTATACCTGAAAAATATTGTAAAAATTTTAGTACATTAGAATTAATGGATGAAGAAGGTGAAATATATTATTTTTTTAATCTAAATGATATATTAACAATAGGAAAAGATATAAATTGGTTTAAAAATTTACATCCAGAAGAACAAAAAACTTATATTAAACATTGTCCATATATTTAATTAGATTCATCTAAATATTCTTGCCAAGACTTAATTTCAACTATATCATCTTTATATTTAAACTGATTATATAATGATGATACTAGAAATTTTGCGTTTTTAATATTTGTCATTAGAGCAATATTATTATCTACCGCACATCTTCTTAAAAGAAATCCATCAGTTTTTGACCGATATGATTTATTTTTATTTTCAGGAATATTGATTACAATCCCAATTTTTTTTAATTTAATATAGTCAATTACATTATTAGATTGATTACCTTCAGCTTTATTTAATAGAGTTGATTCAATTTCTTCTTTAATTAAAAGGTCATGTGTGCCTTTAGTTGAATAAATTTTATATCCAATATCTTTTAATAGTTTAATTGATTCCAAAAATTCAACTTTTAATTCAGTAGGCCCAATTGATATTAAAGCACTTTTAAGTTTTGGAATTTTAATACCAGAACTAATAATAGCATTTAAATAAGTATTATATTTATTATTCCCAATACAAGCAACTTCACCAGTAGAAGACATTTCAACTTTTAAGATTGGATCAATTCCATCTAAACGAGCAAAAGAAAACATAGGACACTTTATATTAATATAATCAATATCGTGAATATTAATTGGAACTCTTTTTACATCTATACCAATCATACCTTTAGTAGCAAGTTCAATAAAATCAACATTAAATGTTTTTGACACAAATGGAAAAGAACGAGATGCTCTTAAATTACATTCAATTACTTTAATTTTATTATCTTTACATAAATATTGGATATTAAATGGACCAGTAATATTTAAATGTTTACAAATCTTCTTTGATATTTTACGAATTTTCTTAGTAGTTTCAATATATAATTTTTGTGCGGGAAGAATTAATGTAGCATCACCAGAATGAACACCAGCATTTTCAACATGTTCAGATATAGCATAGTTAATTATATTACCAGATACTCCTACAGCATCAAATTCAATTTCTTTAGCACCTTCAATAAATTTAGATACAACAATTGGGTATTTAGAATTTATATAAGCATTATTTTCTAAATAATCATCTATATCTTTTTGAGTATAAGCAACAATCATAGATGAACCACTTAAAACATATGAAGGACGAATAATAACAGGAAATCCAATTTTATTCACAAATAAGTTAATATCTTCTAAATCACATAATTCTCTCCATTCAGGTTGATCAATTCCTAATACATCTAAAGTTTTAGAAAATTTATATCTATTTTCAGCATTATCAATATATTTTGGTTGAGTTCCTAAAATTTTAACATCATTTATAGATAAAGGCATAACTAATTTATTTGGAATTTGCCCTCCTACAGAAACAATAACACCACTACTATTTTCAATTTCATAAATATCAAGAACTCTTTCTAATGAAAGTTCTTCAAAATATAATCTATCTGTTTCATCATAATCAGTTGAAACAGTTTCAGGATTATAATTAATCATTATAGATTTTTGTCGCATTTTCTTTAAAGTTCTTAAACAAGATACAGCACACCAATCAAATTCACAAGATGAACCAATCCGATAAGCACCACAACCTAAAACAATTATACCATTATCTTTAAAAGTAAGATCATTTTGAGAAGCATTATAAGTACAATATAAATAATTAGTTTTAGCAGGAAATTCTGCTGCTAGTGTATCAATTTGTTTAACATATGGAATAATATTTTTTTGTTTTCTAATACTTCTAATTAAACTTTCTTGAAAATTAAATATAGAAGCGATTTGTAAATCAGAGAAACCGATTTTTTTAATTTCTTTTAATAATTTTGGATTTGTTAAAATATCATCTCTAGTTTTTAATGATAATTCCATATCAACCATATTTTTAATTTTTGTTAAATACCATTTATTAATTAATGTATAGTTAAAAACATCTTCAATTGACATACCACGATAAAATGCTTCAAATAAAACAAATATTCTTTTATCACTTGGATTTTTAAGTTCTTTAATTAATTCTTCTAGTTCCATTGCTTGAATATATCCATAATTATCTTGAAATGTTGTAAAATTTGTATTCATCATTCTAATACCTTTTAGAAAACATTCTTCAAAATTTCTTCCAATTGCCATTGTTTCACCAATTGATTTCATTGATGAACCAATTCTATTTGAAAGATTAGCAAATTTTTGATTATCCCATCTTGGGAATTTAATAACACAATAATCTAAACTTGGTTCAAAACAAGCAATTGTTGATTTTGTAATGTTATTTTTTAATTCAACTAGACTTTTACCTAAACAGATTTTTGCTGCGATATAAGCCAATGGATATCCTGTCACTTTTGATGCTAAAGCACTTGAACGAGATAAACGAGCATTTACCTCAATTACATAATATTGATTACTATTTGGATTTAATGCATATTGGACGTTACATTCACCTATTACACCTAAATGACGAGCAATATTAATAGAAGATTCTCTTAAACTATAATAATCTTTATTATTCAAAGTTAATGATGGTGCAATAACAACTGAATCTCCTGTATGAATACCAACTGGATCCATATTTTCCATATTACATACAACAATACAATTATCATTCCCATCACGAACAACTTCATATTCAACTTCTTTCCAACCATGTAAAGATTTACTTAAAATAATTTCAGCAGATTTGCCAGAAGATAATTTAAATAATTTAAGTAATTCTTCATCATTATTTACAAAACCTGAACCTAATCCTCCTAAAGTATAATTAGTTCTTACTAAAATTGGATAACCAATAGTATTTGCGTATTCAATCGCATCATTCTCATTATTAACAATATTTGTAGGAATAATTGGTTCATTAATTTCTTCTAATCGTTGATTAAAAGCAACACGATCTTCTGTCATTTTAATTGTATGAATAGAAGTACCTAATACATTGACATTATATTTTTTAAGAATACCCATTTTTTCTAATTCTATTCCACAATTAAGAGCAGTTTGACCTCCAAATTGTAATAAAATACCATCAGGTTTTTCTTTTTGAATTATTTTTTCAACAATATCTGGAGTAACTGGTAAAAAATAAGTTCTATCAGACATATATTCTGATGTTTGGACTGTCGCAATATTTGGATTTATTAAAACAATATCAATATTTTCTTCTTTTAATGCTTTAATACATTGAGAACCCGAATAATCAAATTCACCTGCTTGCCCAATAGAAATACCACCTGAACCTAAAACTAATACTTTATTAATATCTTTCTTTATTGAAAAATCGATGGTATTAACTGGAAATTTCTTTGTTTTAATCAAAGAAATAAATGTTTCAAATAAGAAATTTGTATCTTCTGGACCACCATTTCCTTCAGGATGGAATTGAACGGAAAAAAAAGGTTTTAATGTATGAATTATACCTTCATTACTATGATCATTACCATTAATAAATAATGGTTTCCAAAGTTTAGATAATGTTTTTTCATCTACAGCATATCCATGATTTTGAGAAGTAATATAACATCTCATATTTCTTAAATCAATTACTGGTTGATTCATACTTCTATTTCCGAATTTCATTTTATATGTTTTAGCACCTGTTGCTAAAGCTAAAATTTGATGGCCGAGGCAAATTCCAAATATAGGAATATTTTTTACTAATATAGTTCTAACACGTTCAATTAATTCTCTCATCATTGTTGGATCACCTGGACCATTTGATAATAATATTCCATCAACTTCTTCATTTGTAAAATCATAATTCCAAGGAACAATAATTAATTGAGTATCAAACTCTAATAATTTTGTAAAAATACTTTTCTTACAACCACAATCTACTACTAATATTTTTTTTTTACCATTTCCAATAATAACTTTCTCTTTTGGTGAAACCAATTCAACTAAATTTTCAAGATTTGGATTCCAATAATTAATTGGTTGATTTTGAAATTCAATCTTACATAACATACTTCCTTCAATTCTAATTAATTTTGTTAATTCACGAGTATCAACATCATATAATCCGGGAATTTCATGTTCTTTTAACCAATTTCCCAATGATTTTATAGCAGTATAATGTTCATAAGTATCAGAATAATCAGAAATAATTAATGCTTTAATATGAATTTTATTTGATTCAAAATATTTTAAAAAACCATTTTTATCTTTATCATCAGATGGAACACCATAAATACCAATAATTGGAAAAGTTATAACTAAAATTTGACCACAATAACTTGGATCAGTTAATGATTCTGGATAACCAACCATTCCTGTATTAAAAACTAACTCACCCGATACGGATTTTTCATACCCAAATGATTTACATTTAATAATTTTATCATTTCGTGATAATTGAATTTTTACAGTTTTTGAATTATTCATAGTAATTACTTATTTTAATTATTATTAATAATTTTTATATATCAATTTTATAATTATTTATTCATATTACGCATCCAATGAATTTGAGGATAACGATACATTTGTTTATTACTAGCATTATAAACTGGACGATAATGAACTACTGGATGTGTTTCAACTGGTATAAGATGCCTCCAATAATCATTTGTATGGGAATATTTTAATTTACCTAATGGTTCATATCGGAATTTTTTTGTGTATCTAAACATTAAAATTATAAATATAATTAATACTAAAAGTATAATTAACTTGATTGGTGATATCATACTTATTAACTTAATAGATTTTATTTAAACAATACAATCTTTAGATAAATGCATAAAAACTGGTTCAGCAGACATTTTTGGTTTCATTTTGTCCATAAATCCGGAGTCCATTCTCATTTTCATATAAGCGTCATGATCTTCTTGGGAAGCCCATTTTCCCCAGAAAATCATTGTTTCTTCATCATCATTAGAAAGACGACCTTCTACAGAAATACAGCCTTTTGCTGCTTTAGTTAGAGCAATTCCTTCTGGTGCTGTTTTCATCATTTCCCAAACTTCTTGACGAAATTCTGGTTTTATTTTAATAATAACCAGAATATTTAATACTTCATCTGGTTGTGATTTTTTGAATAAGTTTAATAATCGTTGCATTTTATATATTATGTATTATTTATTATCTTTATATTTAAAATGATTAAAGTTCCATCTCAATATCAACATCTTTATTGTTAATAATAATTAATTGAATTTTTTCAAGTGGATAAATATCTACATCTTCTGATATAACTTTTTTACAAAAGTATTCTATATTAAAGTTTAATGGAACTTTTAAAACTATATAATCTGCTTTATTTGCTAATTGATTACATAAATTCCACATTGGAATTTTAGATAAATATAAATTTATCTTTTTTTTGTATTTATATCTTTTTCCACCCCAAGGAGGATCAATATAAATTATATCTTGTTCTAAATTCTTTATTAATTCTATTGAATTCCCTTGATACACGGTTACATTTTTTCTATCATAAACATCAATATTATGTTTTAGAAATTTACACCTTTCCTTTGATAATTCAATTGAATTAATATGTTTAAAAACTTTAGCAAATCTAATCGTATCTCCACCAATACAGGCAGTCATATCTGTTATAATACTTTTTTTTGAAGCATATTTTAATATAATTTCGATTATTGATTTTGATGCTTCTAATGGTGTCATACTATAAACTGATACACTATCCATTTTTAATTTTCTTAAAAAAGGTTCATCGCCTTCAAATAGATATTGTAAATTCTCAATAGGTAATGAATTGATTATATTTCTCATGTTTAATAAAAGGTTACCTTTATAAGTAACATAAATTATAAATTTATTGTTATTTCACTTTTAAATTTGAATAAAATATTTATATCGTTAAAACTCTATAAAATTAATATATATATATTTATATATCTATAATTTACAATGAGTGGTATGGATTTAGAGTTAAAAAAATTTGATTTAAGAAAAATTAAAGATGATGCTGTTATCGCAGCAATTGGTAGAAGAAGAACAGGTAAATCTGTCGTATTAAAAGATATTTTATATCATAAAAGACATATCCCATTTGGAACAGTTATTTCCGCTACAGAAGAAGCAAATGAATATTATGGTAAATTTATTCCAAAATCATATATATTTCACGAATTTAATACTAAAATTGTCGATAATGTATTAAAACGACAAAAAGGATTAATGAAAAAAAAACAATCTGGTGATCCAAGATATAAACAAGTTGATCCTAGATTATTTCTTGTATTAGATGATTGTTTATTTGATGATTCATGGACAAGACAAAATTGTATTAGATCTATTTTTATGAATGGTAGACATTATAAAATTATGTTTTTTGTTACTATGCAATATCCATTAGGTATTCCACCAGCATTAAGAACTAATATTGATTATACTTTCATTATGAGAGAACCATATTATTCTAATAGAAAAAAAATTTATGAACAATATGCTGGTTGTTTCCCTAATTTTCAAATATTTTGTGATGTTATGAATTCATTAAATAGATTTGAATGTTTGGTTATTGATAATAATGCTGAAACAAATCGTTTAGAAGATCAAGTTTTCTGGTTTAAAGCAAATCTTAGAGAGGGATTTCGTTGTGGTAGTAGACAATTTTGGCAATATCACGAAGATAATTACGATAATAATAAAGATAATAATAAATTTGATGCTAGTAAATTTAAAGCAAGTCGTAAATATGGTAATATTAATATTAGTAAAGTTGATATTTAATTATTTTTACCAGTCCCTTATTTTATTTACTATATAATCTAAAGTAAATAAAATAAAGTACTACTACTACTACTACTACTACTACTACTACTACTACTACTACTAAGATAATTATTCAGTTTTCTTGTATTCCCAGTGATAGTCATGATGCTCCTTCCAAGTCCATCCCTGGTAAACAACATCCGTTTCAAAATCCAAATCATATTCAATATTATGATTTTCACAAAAACGAACTTCTTTTCCTTCTGGCTTCATAAATTCCGACATTTTATCAAGAATATCACTTTTGATTTTTCTTGCTTCGCGTCCAAATCCACGCGGACGAATATCTCTTGGAATTGAATCCCAAATCGCTTTCTTCATACGATATTCATTTTGCTCAAAGAGAACAATTGGTCCAGGTAAACGGCTGGTTCCTGACGGCTCAGATAAGCGGCTGAGTTCCTGATTTTGAGGCATTGAATTAGAATTCATTGTGGTTCTTAAATATTGGGTACAGATTGATTATATCGATTTTAATTTTTAATTTTAACGTCCATAAAGTTCATCAATTACAGATTGATTCTTTCTATTAATAATTGGTCGTTTCTTTTTAAGAGTTGGAGTCAATTCTCCTCCGGGAACAGTAAAATTATTTTGTAAAATAGCAAATTTTTTGACAGTTTGTGCATTAGAAACTGCCTTTTTATTTGCTTTCTTGATACCATCCTCGATATATTTATTAAATCTTTTATTATTAATCGCATCTTCAATCATTTTAACATCAATACCTTCCTTTTTAAATAAATTAAATTGAACTAAATCATCTATTTCTTGAGTTGGCATTTCATCAACTATATTAACACGAAGGGTAATTAAACAAGTTAAGAATTTTTCATTATCTCCAATAACTACTACATCAGAAATAACATCACCAAGTTCTTTCTTAATATTATTTTCAATTAAAACTGGAGCAACATTTTCACCACCACGAGTAATAAGAAGTTCTTTAATACGACCAGTAATTGTTAAAAAACCATCTTTATCCATATAACCAACATCACCAGTATGATAAAATCCATTTTGATCAATTGTTTCAGAAGTCTTTTCACGTTTGTTAATATATCCCATAAATACGTGTCTTCCTTTAATAATTATTTCACCATTTTGTGTTTCATTTGGACAATCAATAATAACTTGTTCACCTTCAAATGCTTTTCCACAAGAAATTCTTTTTTGAGAATATCCAGGAACATTTCTCATATACATTCTAAAATTTGTTGGTAAGTTAAATGTTGCTGGACCACAACATTCTGAAGCACCATAAAGATTCATTACAGGAATATCTAAACTAGCAAAATAATCTAACACTTTATCTGAAATTGGAGCAGCACCTGTCATAAAAATTTTTACAGCATCTAATCCTAATCCAATCTTAACATTATTAAAAACAATATAATCAGCTAAATTATACCAGTAAGGAAGTTCTGTTTTATTTTCACGAGCAATTGTTGTAAGTTTTCCTATTTTTTTAGCTTTTTTACCAATAGCCTTTTTTAAACAGCCACTATGAGCACCAATAGCGACCATTTTTTCATTAAATTTTTCCCAAACACGAGGTACACCAAAGAAAATTGTTGGTCTAACGGATACTAGAGTATCTTTTAAACTACCTTTAAGAGCATCAGGACGAGCAAAGGTAACATGAGAACCTGTAAACATAGGAAGATAAAAATCTAATGCTTGAGCGGCAATATGACTTAAAGGAAGATAACTAACAATTCTTTCACCTGTGCTTAGTTCAAAATCACGAACAACAGATGATGCAACCCAACAAACATTATCATGACTAATCATAACACCTTTAGGATATCCAGTAGTTCCACTGGTATAAATAAGTGAATGACATCTCCAAGGAGTTAATCTATCCATTCTTTCATTTAATTTTTGTTCTATTTCTGGAGATTGACCTTTCTTAATAAAAGACCACCAAGAATATACTGGAATTGCGGATTCAGACCAATGGGCGTCTAATTCATCATATTCAGACCACATAATAAATGCTTTAATTTTAGGAACTAATTCATTTACCATATCTTTATATTTATTCAATTGTTTTAGATTTTCTACAATAATAATTTGAGCATTACAATCATCTATCATATAATTACAAATTTCTGGTAAATTACTTGTATAAACACCAGATGAAATACCACCTGCCATTATAGTAGCAAAATGAGATACTGCCCATTCATAAGAATTAAAACCTTGAATCATAACACTAGAATATTCATCTAAATCATGATGAATTAAAGCACGAGCAAAATTAGTTATGTCTTGGGAAAATTGAGCCCAAGTTTTAGTTTCTTTGACATTTCCAGTTTCATAAGTATATGCAGGCATATTACCCCATTTATTAACAGTTTCTTCTAATACTTTTTTTAGAGTTGTTGGTTCAATATTATCAGTAATATCTCGTTTAATTTCAACTCTTGGATCTGAAGTCCATAGTGAATTTTCTCCAAAAAGAACTTCGGATTCTTGCGAATCTTCTTCATCTCTTACATTAATTTTTAATTCAACTTCTTTATCAGACATTTTAATTTATATTTATATTTATTTAAAGTAATATTCTTAACTTAATTTATATTTTACTTTTTAAATATATAAATTAATTTTAATTTTTATTAATTTTATAATTTAATAATTTTCTTTAATATTTTTAATAATATCAGTTGTAGAACAACCAAAATTATATGGTATTTCTTCAAATTTATCTTTTATTGAGGAAAAAAATTCTTTTTGTTTTTCAGCATCTTCTGGATTAGAAAAACCATGAACGACTAAATCAATATTATTTTCTTCTAAAAAATTTGAATCTATAATTAATGGGGCTGGAAAAATAATATCATCTACATATTTTGTTGAAATAATCATTTCGCATCTATCATTTTCATTAATTATAGGTAATCTTTTATATTCTTCTGCTGTTTTATCATTAATTACTCCAGTGATTAAAGAACATCCTACCCATCTTTCTTTAATATATTTAAACATTTTTACATGCCCTACATGAAAAAGGTCAAAAATACCATCAACATAAATTCTCATTGATATGATTATATATAAATATATACAACTTATTATTTTACATAAATTAATAGTACTTTGTAAAAAATAAGTTCTTATTAAAAATATATATCACTATCATAATTTATGGATATTAAAAATCTTAAAACAGGAGATATATTATTAGTATCTTCCCATTTATCTTGGAATCCGATTAGTGTATTCGGTCTTTTAATTGAATGGTTTACTGGAAGACCTTATTCACATATTGGCATGATATTAAAAGATCCTACTTGGATAAAACCAGAAATGACAGGTTTATATTTATGGGAATCATCTTGGCATGGAACGCGTGATCCTCAAGATGATAAAATTAAACTTGGAGTTCAAATAACTCCATTAGAGGAAGTCTTAAATGAAAGAAGATGTACCTTTTATATAAGACAACTTAAAGTCGGTAGAGAAAAATTAACAGTTCCAATTTTAAAAAAGATACATAAAATGGTTTATGAAAAACCATATGATTTACACCCAATTGATTGGTTAGAAGCATATTTAAGAAAGGATTTTGGTTCTAGAAAAGAAGACCGTTTTTTTTGTTCTGCACTAGTTGCTTGTATTTTTACAGAATCTGGAATATTAGCATCTGATACAGATTGGTCTATAATTAGACCAAGTGATTTTGATGATAATAATAGATTAATTTGGATTGATGAAAATCCATTAGACGAATTAATACAATTAAATTAATAAAAAATTATATAAATATATACATCATTATTAATAATAATAATAATAATGTCCGTATCAATATTAATTCCACTTTACAATGGTATTGAATTTTTAAATGAAGCAATTATAAGTATTCGTAATCAAACTTATCAAAATTGGGAAGTAATAATAGGAATAAATGGTCATCCTAAAAGTTCTGATGTATATTTTCAAGCAAAACTTCATGAAAATAAAAAAATTAAAGTTATAGAATATAATACACAGGGAAAACCGAATACACTTAATAAAATGGTTGAAGATGCTTCATATAATATTATATGTTTATTAGATGTTGATGATAAATGGTTACCAACTAAATTAGAAAAACAAATTGCTTTAAAATCAAAATATGATGTTATTGGAACTGCTTGTAAATATTTTGGAACAAGAAATGATATACCTAATATTCCACTAGGTGAAGTTGACACAAGATTTATATTTAGAGTAAATCCAATAATAAATTCTTCTTGTATGATTAATAAAAAAGATGCTATATGGAATAATGAATTTATAGAAGATTATGATATGTGGTTTAGACTAGTATTTGAAAAAAAAACTTTTTATAATATACCAGAAGTATTAACTTTACATAGAATTCATCCACAAAGTCATTTTAATAATACAAATAATCAAGCACTTCCTCTTTTAATAACAAAATGGAAAAAAAAATTTGGTGTTTAGATCAGAAGAAATTTTTTCTCTTTTATGATTTATAAGACATATGACAGTTGACGAAAAAGTATTAAGTTTTTTTAGAAAAAAGGCAGAACAACTTGTTGAAAGAGAATATAATGATAAAATTTATGAAATAAAAAAAGATATTGGAAAAAGACAGAATAAAAAAATTGATGATGAAACTAAACGATTAAGAAAAGAATGGCAATATGAAAATCAAACATTAATTGGTGAATTTAAAAATTCATTAGAAAGTGCTATAAAAAATCATTCTGATGAATTTGATAGATCAATAAGATTATTTGATCAAGAAACCGCTAATGGATTTGTTAACAAATCGGACGCAGAATTATTAAGTACTATATCAATCAGTACTTATGAAAGAAAAAGTGAATACGACCGTGCTTGTAGAGATATTATAAGAAATTATAAAACACAACTAAGAACATGGACACAATCAAGACGTAAAGAGAAACAACAAGTAATATGTCAATATAAAGCAGAAGAAGAAAAAATAAAAATACAATTAAAAAAACAAAATCAAGATGAATATGAAAGAGTTTTTAGAGCAATAGAAATAAAAAGACAAGATATTTTAAAAATAACAATAGATAGAATAACTAAAAATTTTACACAAAAACAAAGAACTGAAATTGAGTTATTTAATGAAGAATGGAATAGACTTCGTGAAGATAAAATTTATACTATTATAGAAGATACTATAAAAAGAGATAAAGATAAAATTATTGGCCATACAGGTAGAGAACTTTCTACTGAAGTTTTTGATATTCATGAAGTATTTACAGAAAGAGTACAAAATGAGTGGAATGTTGAAAGAGCAAAAAGAATTAAAACTAAATTACAACATATTCCAACATTAGTTGATGCTGCTAAATTCAAAATTAAAAAAAAATATGAAACTTTGATAGAAACTAAAATACAGGAATTTAACTCAAATTTGAAGCAAAAATTAAAAACCATTGATAATGAACATTCAATATATATTGAACAAATTATTACTGAATATAAAGATAATATTATTAAAGAATTACAAGACCATGAAATAAAAATTGATAAATATGCTAATAGTGCTGAACTCGCAAAATTAAAAAGGGATGCTGAAAGAAGTCATAGAACAAGAATCAGGAATGAACAAAAAAAATTAAGAAGTATTGGTACTAATTCAATTAATAATTTACCATCACATTTAATAAGTCAAATAGAAACACATAGAATTCAAAGTGAAAATAAAAAAAATAAAGAAACAGATGAAAATGAAAAACGCATATTTGAAATGAAAAACTTATACGAAGAATGTAAGCAAAAAGAATTTAATGAACAAAAAACAAAAATTGAATTAGATGAAAAAACAAAGGCAATTGCCACTGTAGATAGTACAGAAAATGAATGGAAAATTTCAAAAAAAGAGGAAAGTTTATTATTAAATAAAGTAAAATATAATGCTCATCTTGAGACAAAATTATTAGAAAATAATCAACTACTCAAACAACAAGATGAAATGATTTCTGGATTAAAACAACAAGTTCATATACATAAAACAAAAATTACCGATTTAAAAGATATAATTAGAAAACAAGATTTAGAATTAGAGAATTTAAAAGAAGAACGAGAATTTTTGAAAAAATTTAAAGAAAAATATCTTGAAGTACAAGCAGCAAAGAAGAAGAAGAAAAAACCAACTAGGGGTGTTTGGAGTCGTCATACTATAATTGAAGAACCAAAAACATTAGAAGATTTTCAAGAAATTGAGAAAAAATTATTAATGAAATCAGTACTTAGAGAAAAAGGTCCAATTTTTGCACATGTATATAAATGTAATGGAATTTATCGTGATGAATCTGATCTAGAAATTTGTTTTAAAGCATCAGGAAAAAATGTTATTACAATTAAATACGAACATCAATTTAATACATTTTCAATTGAATGTTTTGAAAGTAAGATTAGTCTTCCATTTGCGTTTGAAGTAAATAAATTCTTTTGTATTAGACTTAAAATTGTTAATAAATTATTATCAGTTCAAATTGGTGATGGAAATTTAGGTTCTTACGATGTTCCAGATGATGGTTTATTAAATGAACTTGTTATTAGATTGAAATCAAATAAATCTGTATTTTACCATCATTTTATTAGACCGATGGAATAAATTATTTAATTTATAAAATTGAAATAATTAAATAATATTAATCAATTATGACACAAACAAATATTAAAAGAACTGATATTTCTTCTAAAATTTTGCGTAAAATTGTAAGAGAATCTAAACAATTTGATACAATTTTATCTTCTTATTTTACACTAAATAATAAAAATATTGAATTACCTAAAAATAAAAAGAAAAAAAATAAGAGAAAAAATGCGTATACTGTATTTAGTTCGAAATTTAGAAGCCAAGTAAAAAAAGACAATCCAAATAAAACATTTGGAGAAATTAGTAAAATTATTGGAAAACAATGGAATGATTTAAGTAAAGAAGAAAAAAATAAATATCGTGAAGAAGCATTAATTTTAAATAAAGAAATTCGTGATATAAATGATAATATTCCTGATGATATTTTACAAAACACACAAAATGAGCATAATATAATAGAACAAAAAAATATATTATTTGAAAAACAATTTGATAAATTAATTCAAATATTTCATAATATTTTATTTGATATTATTTTAAAAGATATTTCTAAACAACATGATATTGAAGTCTTAGAGTTAGTTAAATCAATTCCATATAATAATAAAAAATATAAAAAGAATGCTTATACAATATTTAGTTCAACACATAGAAAAATAATTAAGAAAGAAAATCCTGAAAAAAGTTTTGGAGAAATTAGTAAAATAGTAGGAACAATATGGAAAAATTTATCACAAGAAGAAAAAAATAGATATAAATTAATGGCAGAAGAAAAAAATAAACAATATGAATAAAATTAATATCTAATATATTTATATATTGAATATGGCATACAATAGTAATCCATCTGAACTTGAATCAAAAAAATATTTACAAATTCTTGATAAACATATTGTTGGTGGTTCAAAACGTGGAAGAAAACCAGTTGATGATAAAATTTTCTTAAAATATAAAAATAATACAAATATTACTAGAATTGATGAAGATATTTGTAAAAAAATGACACTTAAACAATTAAGACAAACAGCATTATATAAAAAATTACATTATGATCCTCAAAGAAGACCTGAAAGAGCTGGAAAACAAGGTTCCCGTTTTGGTAATAAATCTTATTTAAATAAAGCACAATTATGTAAATACTTAAGCAATCCTAAACAATACGAAGCAGATTTAGATAAAGCATATAAAAAAAGCAGTCGTTCTGGACCACGCGTTAGAAAAACTAGAGCTGGTGACTGTATTCCAAAAACTAGAGTACCATCTCAAGGAAAATGTAATAAAAATGGTGAATTTAAATTTGTTGGAGAAACTAGTTCTGGAGTTAAATGTTGTTATAAAAAAAAACAAGGAAAAAAATCTAGTACTAGACAAAGAAAACTTAAATCTGGTAATGCTGAATTAAAAAATACTATTAAATCTGTTATTAAAACTAATACCGCAGAAGCACTTTCTTATTTATCTTCCGCATTTGGTATTGAAACCCAAACTGATTTAGATCGTTATCTTAGTTCTGGAAATAAATTCCTTAAAAAAATGGATAAGTATAACGCAAAAAATCCAAATACTCTTAAAAAAATTAATTATACTACTATTAGAGCAGCAATTGAATCTTTAATGTAAATTTCTATACAATATATTATTTATACTAACTAGAAATTTATTCTTCTTTATTTTCTTCTTCTTTATTTTCATTTAAAGAAGATACATCAAAATTAATAAATTCATCTAATTTTGATTTAATATCAGTTTGAGTTCCTGACCATTTGTGAAATGCTTTTCCATCTTTCATTAAAATAAATGTTGGTAAGGAACGTGGACCAAAAAATTCCATCAGTTCTTCACCTTCATCTACATCTACTTTTAAAAATATACAATTTGTATATTCTTTAGATAATGCTTCATAAATCGGTTTAATTCCTTTACAAGGACCACACCAAGTTGCTGAAAAATCAATAATAATTAAATTAGATGGAAATTTTTTAGCAATTTTTTCTAATTCTTCGATTGTTGTGATATCTACTACTCTATGTTCTTCACTTGCCATTTATAACTTTATATTATATATATTTTAATAATTTTATTTTTATATACGCACAATACTATAATTAACTGTATCTTGTTGTTATATCACCAAACCAATCTGATTTATATTCATCACAATTTACAACAATACTTTTTGTTTGTGTATATTCATGATATGCGTCGATCCCATTTTCTCTACCAATACCACTTTCTTTTGTTAAGCCACCCCAAGGAGAAGAAGGATCATTTTTATGATGATCATTTATCCAAATTATTCCAGAATCAATTTTTTGTGCTACTGTATGTGCTTGAGATAAATTATTCGTCCAAATAGAACATCCTAAACCATATTTTGTACTATTTGCTAATCTTATTGCATCTTCTTTTGTTTTAAAAGAACAAATAGCAACTACTGGACCAAATAATTCTTCATGAAATATAATATTTTCATGATTACCTATAATTACTGTCGGTTCATAATAATTACCCTCTTTTAATTTTTCATATTTTTTACCACCACATAATAACTTTCCACCCTCTTTTAAAGATTTTATTACTATTTGATGAATATTATCTAATTGTTTTGAAGTTATTACTGGACCTAAATGAGTTTTTTCATCAAATGGATCTCCTAAAATTAAATCTTTTGTCTTTGATACAAATTTTTTGATAAATTCATTGAAAATACTTTCTTCAACTAAAATACGAGTTCCAGCAATACAAGTTTGACCTGAAGCAATAAATGCTCCAAATAATGTTCCATTTATAACATGCTCTAAATTAACATCATTAAAAATTATCATTGGAGATTTACCACCCAATTCTGCTACATATCCACATAAATTATTACCAGCAACTTTTCCTATTATTCTTCCTGTTTGAGGACCACCTGTAAAATCAATCTTTGATATTAACGAATTTTTTATTAAATAACTACCTGTTTCTCCATCACCTAAAACTATATTGAAAATATTATCTGGTAATCCTGCTTCTTTACATATTTCTGCTAATTCTATGATTGAATTTGGTGCTAATTCGGACGGTTTTACTATTACTGAATTACCTGCCGCTAAAGCAGGTGCTAATTTTTTAATTGTTATTAATAAAGGATGATTCCAAGGTGTTATTTGACATACTACACCAAGAGGAACTCTTTTAACATAATTTAAATAATTTCCATTAAAAGGTTTAATACTATCTTCATGTACTCTTATTAAAGAACTATAATATTCAAACCATTCTGGCAATCTGGATAATTGTAACCTCATTTCTCGTAGAGGTCTTCCAATTTGTTCTGTTTCCATTATTGCTAATCTATCTAAATGTTTTCTTAAAACATTCGCAATATTTCGTAAAATTGTTGATCTAAATCTAATATCATTTTTCCAATTACTTGATTTATAAGATTTATAACTTTGTTCAACTAAATTATTTACATCTTTCTCATCACATTTCATAAATTCAGAAATTTTCTGATTATTAACTGGAGAAATTATTTCAATAATTTTCTCTTTCTTTAATAATTTTATTATTTTTTTTCCGTTTTTAAAACCACAAATCATCTTATTTTTATTCTATTTAACAAATTATTGTTAATTAAACATTTACTAATAATAATCATTAAACAATGAATAATTATACTAAATATTTAACAAAAACTGGGAAACTAAAATTAAATTTTATTGGATTAGGTAAAATGGGTAATACTATATGTAATAATTTACTTCACAATATAGATTATTCGTTATTAGGCTACGATCCATATACTACACAAGATGTAAAAATAAAAACTACAACAAATTTGCTTAATTTTACTAAAGAAACAAGTATTATATTTTCATCATTACCAAATGATACTATTGTTGAAAATATTTTTATTAATGAATCTAAAAATAAGACACCACCTTTGGCAAATTTATTAAAACCGGATTCTATACATATCAGTTTATCAACAATATCTCCTAAATTAGCAAAATCTTTAGCAAAAATACATAAAGAATATTCTTGTCATTTTATTTCTGCTCCAATATTCGCTAGACCAGATGGATTAGCAAAAAAAGAAGCATATATTCCAATTGCTGGTAATATCGATATAGTATCTTTAATTAAACCAATTCTAGAAAAAACTTCCACAAAAGTTATTTATTTTGGAAAAGAACCAGAAAAAGCAAATGTTGTTAAATTATGTGGAAATTTTCTAATATGTTCAGCAATTGAATCAATGAGTGAGGCATTTAATTTAGCAGAATCTTATGATATTGATAGAAATGAGGTACATAAAATGTTATCAGACTCAATATTTAACTGCTTAATTTATAAAGGTTATGGTCATAGAGTATCAAATCACGATCATAAATCTTATGAAAATGCACATTTTGCTTTAGATTTAGGTCATAAAGATATGACATTAACTAAAGAGGCCTCTAAAGAGACAAAAATAGAAATGCCTGTATTAGATATTTTAGATGAAAAATTTAAAATAGCAAAGAAAAAAAATTTTAATAAATTAGATTGGTCTGCGATTTCACTTATTTAGATTTATTTATCTCTTCCTCTATTAAATTAAATAATAAATTTATTCTATTTACTTTTTCACCTGTTTCTTCATTAGTAAAAACTGGAAGTATTGAATTATTACTTATTGCGTTTAAATGTTTTGTTTTATCATTTGAGATTACATTATAAATATTTTTCAAAATATAATGATAATGTTCTAATCTTTTATCTTTTAACATTATCAACACAAAACTTAATGATGTTGAATTCCATATACTAAAATCATATGTATGATCAATATCTTTCAAAGGTTTTAATTGATCAATTAATTTAGTTAAACTTAAATTTTCATAACACGATAAACACATTTTTTATTTCTTAGTTAGTATTATTACATAATGGTTAAAACAATATTTAATACAATTATGTATGATACATTCAAAGTAATATAATTCAGTAATTAAGTTTAAAATTGAATATTTTATCTGTTAATAAATTGAAAATGTTTTACTTTGTTAAAATGTATGGACTTCATTTGGAAGGAGTTCTTGAAAAATTATGGAGAACTGAAATTCAAGATGATATTAGTAATAAAAAAATAAAAGAAATGAAATTTTATTATATATATGATCCTTTTTTAAACTCATTTAAAGATTTTAAAAAAGATATCAAAAATTATAAGGAATTAACAGATACAAAACTAAAAGTTGATAATAGCAAATTAGGTTATGTAATTAGAGATATTGTTAATTCTTGTAAAAGAATGATTGAAGATATTATAAAAGATGAAATTAATGAACAAATTACAGATTATGAATTAGAAGAATATTATGAAAAATATATCGATAAGAATTCATTTAATACAGTATGTAAATTCTATGATTTATTTGGAGATGTATCTGATAATGATATTTAAATAAAAAATAAAATTTAAAATCGATAATGATACTATTTACACATATACCTCAAAGAATCAAGATGAACGCAAATCAAACGATTATCGCACACAATACGTTCAACGTACTTGCTGAAACTTTTGATGATGGTGTCGCACAAGAAATTCTTGTGTTGACATACAATGTCACTTTGAAGGATCTAAAAGAAGGTGAATGGTTTCATTCACATCGTGCTAATGTTGCGGAAACTACTTTCAGCAATATTTTAAGTAGATTTGGTGGTGATACTCACCAATATTTAGACGACACAGAAATTAACGGATGGTTAAAATAGAAAATTTACTTTACTACGATAGTGGGTCTGAACCACTATTTTTTTATATCAAAACAAAATTTACTTTACTATGATAGTGGGTCTGAACCACTAGAATTTACTTTAAATTTACTCATATTAATAATATTCAGGGACTGGAATTTATAATAAATCAAATTGATGATCTTTAGGAGCTTTTAGTAATGTAATTTTCATAGTATCAACCCAGACTTGTTGTTTTTGTTTTTCCCCAAGTTGGTCAAAAGCAGTTGATGATGGTGAAACATTCATTTCAATTAACCATGGTTTGAAATTTTTATCAACAATAATATCAATACCAAATAATCCAACTTTAACATTTTTTTTTAATTTAGATATTGTACATATTTTATCTTTTAAACCAGTCGCAACAACTTTTAATAATTTATTAATTTTAGAAAATAATTTCTCTCCATCAACATTTGTATTTTGAAAATATTTTTTCAATTGAACTAAATTTCTTGGATGATTTTTTAAAAATTCTTTAACTTCATTAATTGGAGTTCCATTAAACCAATAAGCATTAGCAACAACATTTTCATAAGTTAATTTTCTAGGATTAAATTTTTCTTTAGCATAAAAAACACCACCTTGTTTATGTATATATAATTCTTTTTTGCCCCCTTTACATTTTACAAATAAAAATAAACGAAGTTTAAATGTTCTGTCCTTAATTAATAAAGGTTCGATAAATCTTTGTATTACAGTAACTGGATATTTTAACTTTTTATCCATAACTTTTTCTTTAATTTTATTCATATCATTATATACAAAAATACCTTGTGCATTTTCTTCTTCTGTTTTTAATAAATAATATTGTCCTTTTTTAAAATCTTTTTCAAAATATTTCCACTCATTATCATAAAGAGCATAACTTGGAGGCATAATTTGACTTGCTTTTTTTCTCCCAGTCCATTTAACCAATGCCATCCATAATTTATGTTTACGATTTAAATAATCAACACCTGGAATAACATTTAGAATCATATTTGGACGATAATTTTTATTAACAAATTCTGTTAATTCATCATCTGAATACCAATATGGTATATAAAAATTACATTTCTTAGGATTATTTGTAAATCGAATATCCATACTATTAAATAATGATTTAAGACGATCATTTATATTTTCTTTAGAAGATTTACACCATTTTAATTTTTGTTGTTTAATTTCATTGCTTTCTGTTTTTGTAATTTCAGCCTTTTTATTTAATAATGCTTCTGTTCCTGGAAATGGCTCAATATAAAATGTTAATTTTTCTTTTTGTTTGTTAAGTAACATTAAAATTAAAATTGTTAATATTATTATTTGTATGATATTTAAACAAGAACTCATTTACTATTAATTTAAACAAAGATTTTAACTTTTATTAAATTAATTTAAATTACAATCAAACTCCATCATTTCTTTTACTAAATCATGGAATGAATATTCTCTTTGCCAATTTAATTCTCTGATTGCTTTGCTTGGATCACTTAATAAAATATCTACTTCCGCTGGTCTATAATATTTAGGATTTACTTTAATTAAAATTTTACCATCTTTTTCATTATATCCTACTTCATTTAAACCAGTTCCTCTCCATTTTATATTTATATCTACAATTTTAAAAGCTTCTTCCGCAAATTCTCTTACTGAATGACATTCTCCTGAACCAATTACATAATCATCTGGTATATCTTGTTGTAAAATTAACCACATTGCTTTTACAGCATCTTTCGCATGAAACCAATCTCTTTTAGCATTTAAATTACCTAATTCTATATATTCAATCTTATTTTTTAAAATTTTATTAATACCTCTAGTAATTTTTCTAGTTACAAAAGTACCACCTCTTCTTGGAGATTCATGATTAAACAAAATACCAGAACAATTAAACATATTATATGATTCTCTATAATTTTTCATAATCCAAAAAGCATATAATTTCGCTACACCATATGGAGAACGTGGATAAAATTCTGTTTTCTCTGTTTGAGGCATTTCCTTTACCTTACCATATAATTCTGATGTTGCTGCATTATAAACTCTTACTTTATCTTTCATATTACTTGCAATAATTCCATCTAATAAATAAAGAGTTCCTAAAGCATTAACTTGTGTTGAATAACCCGGTAATTCAAATGATACTTTTACATGTGATTGAGCTGCTAAATGATATATCTCTAAAATTGAATCATTCGCCATATTTATTTTTATTTTATTCAAAATAGATACTAAATTACAGGGATCTGTTACATCACCATAAAATAAATTTAATCTATTAAAAATATGATCTATTCTAGTCGTATTGAAATTAGACGAACGCCTGATTATTCCGTACACTTCGTAATTTTTTTCAAGTAGAAGTTCTGATAAATAACTTCCATCTTGACCATTTATACCAGTAATAAGTGCGAATTTCATTATTTTTATAATACTATAAAATTATTCTTAATATGAAATAATTTTATGTATTTAGAAATTTAATTCTTTTAATTTAATATTTTGCTATTTAAACTTTTTTTGGTTCTTTGATGAAGTGGGGGGAAAGATAAGTTTGGAGATTGAAGTAAGAAAGATTTTCTTTTGGTTTAAGAAGTTTTCTTAATTGGGTAGCCCATTTGGAACGTTTATCAGATTTTGGGAGAGTAGTATTAATATATCTGTTATCCATTTTCTTTAATCCAGATTTTCCTTCAACTTCCATACCTTGAAGGCTGTGTTCTTTAATGTAAGCATTAATTCTACGGGTGACATCGGTTCTTGGAAGACAAGTTCCTTCTTCAACACCTAAGAATTTAGCAAGATCAGAAGTAATTTTGGTTGGTTTATTAAATCCAGATGGATTAGATTTTTGATTTCCACCTCTACGTTTTCCTCCTTTTGGTTTTTTGTTTAATGCTTTAAGTCTTTTGTTTACTCTTTTGTGAAGAGTTTTGAAAGAACTGAGGACACCTCTGGTATCTGCGACAAGAGTTTTCATAGAACTAATGGTGCTATTAAATTCAAGATCAATTTTTACATCTTCATCTTCAATCAGTTCTTTGGCAACTGCTTTTACTACTGCTTTTACTACTGCTTCTTCAACAGATGATTTTTCAACGGCTGGTGTTTCAACTGCTGGTGTTTCAACTGCTGGTGTTTCAACTGCGGGTGTTTCAACTGCTGGTGTTTCAACTGCTGGAGTTGAAACTTTTTTTGATACTTTACTTGATTTTTTTCCTTTAGAAGTTTTAGAGGCAGATTTAGTTTTAGAGGCAGATTTAGTTTTAGAGGCAGATTTAGTTTTAGAGGCAGATTTTGGTGCTTTAGTCTTACGACTAGTTTTTTTAGATACTTTAGTTTTTGCGGCTGGCATTGTTTTATATTATAGTTTTATATTAAATTAAGAGTGTTCTAACGCGGTTATAAATAATAGAATATGTAATTTCTTATATCTATTATGGTCTTACTTTATTCATTTTATAATTTATTATAATGTAAAGTCATAATATAATCATAGACTATAATTTTATTATGATAATAATTTATTTTTTTATAAGACCTATATAATCTTATTTTTTTTTTTGTATTTTTATTAAAATAAAAATTACTTTATCATTCGTTTAATTTAGAGATCTTATATTTTAAGTGCGGTTAAATATACTTAAAATTTTAGCACTAAAATATTACATAAATTAACAATGCCACGAACAAAAGCAACTAATAAAAAACCTAATACAAAAAAAAATCAGAAGACTGTTAATAATAAGAAAAAATCATCCCCTTGTAAACCTAATATAAATAAAAATAAAACATCTAAAGAACAATCTTCTAAACCAAAGCGTATCACTAAACGCAATTGTAAACAGGATTTATTAATGAATTCATTAATAGAATTTTTTTCAAAAAAGGCTAATATTAAAGTTATTTTACCAATTACAAATGGTAAATCCCCTATTTCATTACGATTAATAGATTGGTTTGTTACAAATTATTGTAAAAAATATCCAGTAAGATATTATCTTAAATTAAAAGATGGTTCTAGAAAACAATTTGATGTCCATCTTAATTATAAAACACAACTCAAATCTTTTTCAAAAAAACAATTTGATCCTTTTAGACGTGATGAACGAATTGAATTTGAATATGATAATAAAAAAAAAGAAAACGGTACTTTAGTTACTACTGTTGGACAATTAAATTTTTTTAGATGGGTCATCAAAAATGATATATTAGAATATATTCAGAAACATTATGAGAAAATTGAAAAAGATATGAATACTGTTACTAGAAAAAATAGATTAAAATCACAAACTGATAAAGTAAAAAATAAAGAAACAACTGGGGGGCGAAATAACAGAAAACGAAGACAATTATGTGTATCTGCTACAAAAAAAGTAACAAAACATCTATCTACTATAACTGTTAGTTTTAATTAAAATCTGTAGATAAAAATAGTATTTTAAATTTGAAAATATATTTAAAATACTAAAGATAATTATTTCTATAAAAATGTTTAACTTTAACTCAAAAAAAACTTCATATGAAAAATTCGAAAATCACGAAATTAATATGGAGAACATTGATGAACCAATTGAACCTATAAGTTCTCTATCGTCAGAATCAGATTCTGAACCGAGAATTTGTAGAATTTGTTTAGATAGTGATAATCCACAAGATATTATTGTTCCATGTAGATGTAATGGAACAATGAAATTTGTCCATAGAGCATGTTTACAAGAATGGAGAATACAAGATATTGATTCTCCAAATTTTAGAAGATGTAATCAATGTTTATATGAATATCAAACTTATGATAATACATCTAAATGTCACCTATGTTGTTCAGATTTTTGTCATTTTATGATTAGAAATCGTTTTCTATTATTTGTATTTATCCAGATATTTGTAATGTCATTAACATATATGTATATTGCTGTTGATAAAAGTGGTAATTTTATATATTCTACTTTTGGATTATTACCTGATATTAGTCCTTTTCAAGAAGCATATGTACTTGGTTTACTAACATTTATGGGTCCATTATTTATTATTATTATTATTCACGATATATATATCTATCATAAATTCAAATTAAGAACCTATTTTCATAATTATGCTGGTATTGGATTATGTCGTTTTACTGTGTTTATTGCTATTATTGTTGTACTATTTTTAATCGAATCATTTCTTGGTTCATTGGCACTATCTTATTTGATTGAATCTGTATTAAAACATATGTTACAAAATTATTATAACTCCGCAATTGGTGAATCTAATGTTGTTATTGATCTAACTGATAGAGATATTGTATAAAGTAATATAAAATTGATTATTATTTATAATTAAAAACATATAATATATATTATTAAATATAGAACTAGACCAAATATGAGTAATAAAAAAAATAATAAATATCATATGCATCCAATGAACTATCAAGTTAATCCTAGAAATAAACTTTTAAAGAAACATATTATTAGAAATATATTAGTTCAACACGATATATATGATGACATAAATAATTTATCATTATATCAAAGAGCATTAACACATAAATCATATGTTAATACAAATAATTTTCTATCATCTAATACAAATTATGATATTAATCATAATAAAAATGTTGTTCCATATCAAAAAAAATCAAATGAAAGATTAGAATTCCTTGGTGATTCTGTAATCGGTCAAATTGTATGTGAATATCTATATGACCGATATCCTGATAAAGATGAAGGTTTTCTTACTAAATTAAAAACAAGATTAGTTGATAGAAAATCATTAGCAAAATTATGTAAATATCTTAATATATCCGAATATATATTAATATCAAATCATATGGAAAATATACATGGCAGAAATACTGATAAAATATTAGAAGATGTTTTCGAATCTTTTATCTGTGCTTTATATAAAGATCTTGGATTTATGATTACAAAGCAATTTCTTATATCTGTATTAGAAAATACTACTGATTTCGCAAAATTACTATATATTGATATTAATTTTAAAGATAGATTACTTCGTTTTTTTCAAAAAAGAGGTTGGGAACCTCCTATATATACCGCTGGAGATATGATCGGTCCATCTCATAAAAGAACTTTTACTATGTATGCTAACAGAGTTGAATATGATAAAAATTTTAATGAAAAAGTAATTCTCACTAAAGAAATTGTTGGAGTTGGTGTTGCTTCTTCTAAAAAAGAAGCTGAACAAATTGCTTCTAAAGAAGCATTAAAACAATATGGAGAACTTGGGGAAGATGAATATTAAGCCATACACTTTGCTGGATTTGTATTAAATGTAAAACAACTTGAATCAAATTTATAAATTTTTCCATCTATCTCTTTTACATCTGGTGCTTTTATTACTATACAATTACGATTTTTACAAGTTCGTCTAAATAAAGCTGCTAATCCTAATCCCCAAATTATAGAAATTATTACATTACCAAACTCAGTCTTCATTAAATTTATTAAATTCTCTATTAAACTCATTTATTTTTCAGTATATTAATAAAATATATTTTATTTTCATTATAATATTTAAATACTATTTAGTTCGTTTCATAACAAATACATATTTATGATATTCAAATATAGATAATGTCAAAATCAACCCCTATTAGTGACTTACCTGACGCAAATAGCGATTTAGTTCAACAAGTACTTGATGAAGTTGAACTTAGTAAACAACAATCTGAAAGAGATTATGGTTCTCAATCTACTCAAGCAAATATTCCTTATATGCAACCTATTCAAACCGAACAAAATATCATGCAACAAATGCCTATGAATAATATGCAACAACAATTCCCAATGAACAATATGATGAATAATATGACGCAAAATCCAATGAATAATCAACAATTACCATTATTATCCAATTTTGGTATTACTGAAAATAAAACAAATGATAATGATGAAATATTATTTGGATTTACTTATACACATCTTAAAAATACAATTGTTGTTCTTGTATTATTCTTATTATTACATCTTCCTATTACAACATCTTTACTTAGTAAAGTATTATCATTTGTTATTGATTATGAAACTGGACAAATAACTATTCTTGGTGTTCTATTTAAAGGTATTCTTTGTACACTTATATTTTTAATAATTACACGTTTTATTTAATTTCTTATATCTACCCAACAAAATTCTTGTTCTAAATTTAATAAAATTGAACTACGATGAACACCATCCTCTATTATATATTTATTATTTACTAAAACACACTTTATTGTACCCATTTTACTTACACTAAATTCTTTTATTAATTTATCAAATATATCAAATCCGTGTTCTAATCCATAACCAGCATATTTACCAGCATTTTTCATATAATTTATATAATCTACCTTATTACCATTAACATAATTGTAATGTGGGGAATTTACTACCTTACAAATTATATGTTTTATATTACTATTCCTACAGCAATAACATTCATTATAATTTATATTTTTTTTTATAATTTGTTTATTATTTATTTTATAAACCAATTTACAATATAAATTATTTAATAAAATTCTTTCCAAAGTCATTTTATTAAATATATATATTTATTTGTTAATTATATTTATTTTGGCATCTTAGAAATAAATTTAGCAAACATATTAAATGTTTTTAATTGATCCCAACATTTCAATTGTGTATCATTATTTGATAATACATAGAACATTTTATAATCTTGAATAGTTATTTCACTATCATCTGGTTTATTTATATATGGATTCATTAATACACCAATAATTGTATCAATCTTCTCTTTTGACCATTTCTTTACTTGATTTTCTTTATCATCTGTTATTTCAAAATCTTTAAGGTATTTTTTTGCGACTGTTTTATTATAATCGTTAATATCAAAATTACCTTCTTTTATTGGTGTTGGAAATTTTTTAATAGGGAAAAGTTTTGTCATATTATATCGTTTTTGTATGAACTTGATTGTATTTATATTGTCTTGCTTATATATTGAATACAGATCCGCATCGACGATTTGGTCATCCGTTAACTTGTTTATTAATTCTTCAATATCTCGTAAATAAGAACCTAAAGACACTTGATTATACTCTTGAGTATCAAATTCTTCTAATTCATCTTCATCAATAACACCATATTGTTTTAAAGCTTCATCCTTATCCCAGGCTTTAGTATAATCGTAATTCACCTCTCTCTCATTGTTAGCTTTTTCAGCAAATTTATTATAAATTTCTTCTTGATTTTCATTATAATATTGCCAAGGAGTAATATCCCCAATAATTGTTTCATAATTTAAACCAGATATTTCACTACATTTCTTTAAAATACCACTAATATTTTGATCGATATACCAAGATTCCATTGCTAATGTGATATATTTTTTAAAATCTTCTTTCGCATAATATCTGTAAATTGTAGATGTAAAAGGTAGAACTGCAAAATTGTCAATCACCATTGTAAGTTTCTTTTTTAAAGCAGTCAAGAATATTCGAGCTTTAAATGGTAATTTTTCAACCTCAGTCAAATATATTTTTTTATAAATTTCTTTATTCGTTTTATATTTTGTTAGAAAATTCTCCCATTGATTTTGTGTGTTTATTAATGGTTTTATATATAGTGCGTAGTCAAAATCGTCTTCCCTTTCCTTAATCCAATAATAAGAGCTAGGTTTATTATCCTTATTAAATAAATCATCTCGTAATTCTTCTGGGGTTGGAATTTTATTTTGAATTTTTTCCCAGTGAAATTCTTTCCATTTTTCATATTTGTTGCCCTTCTTGTTTCTCTTAGATTTATTGAAATTATTATTATCTTTCAATCTGTTTTTCCATACTTTCTCAAATGCTATTTCCAATTCATCCTTCCATATAACATCAATTTTGGCTAATAGGGCTTTTTGAAATCCTCTTGACTGGTTGTCTTTTTTTAATAGCAAATCCCATTTTTCTTTTGGTGTTCTCTTGGTGTAGAACTTTTGATACTTTCTTGTAAAAATATCTGTTAGATCACAAGAATATGCTAATAATTCAATTAACATATCATATTTCATTTCATTATTTTTTAATATTCCCCCAGATATAGTTCTCTTAGAGCAAAATTTAATAAGCTTTAAAATTAACCATACTGCTAAATGCATAGTCTTTGATTCAATGTTAGGAGTCGAGTCTTTGAACAGAGGTTTAACTTGAAATTTATTATTTAATATCTTATTTAATTTTCCTCTTTGAGATATGGATATATTTCTGGATTCAAAAAATTTAGTAAATAATTTTTGTTCATGAATATTAGAACAAATTTTTGAATAACTATTACCTGTTTTTTTTACCTCAAATATAATTTCCCCACTCTCATCATTTATATTAACATATTCTTCTAATATTTTGTTAGAAGTTACCATGTTTCCCTTAATCTCCTTCTTATAAAATTCTTCAAATAATTCTTTCATTCTTTTTACTCTATTTTCATGAGCATCAAAATCAATTTCCCTATGTCCTAGCAAGTCCTCATTTATAATAGCGTATGGTTTTCTGTTACGATTAAGTTTTTCACCAGAAATAATTCTATTAAAAGCAGTTAAAATACCTGCGGAATTGACAACACCTGCAAATAATGGATTTACTAAAGTAGCATTAAGAACACTATATTGCCATATCTCATCAGAGTCTAGGTTAAATTTCCAGTTATCGTTTCCTTTTTGTAATTTATCATAAAAATTAATATCAATATTTTTTGTAATATAAGATTCAATTAAGTTTTCAGCACCAGGAGTATCATCAATAACTAAAGGACAAGTATTTTTATCATTTAATTCAAACATAAAATCATAAACTAATTTTGAACGAGAACTCTCCTGGTTATTAACTGTAGCATTAACTCTTTTTGGTAATTTACTTGTTGGGTTCTTTCTACTTTCAGTAATTTCATCTATAAAATTTGTTAAATTATTAAGTATTCTTTGTCGATCGTTTTTGTTTGTTGGAAATTGTTGGAAATATGTAAATTGTTTTTTAGATTCATTTCGACATGGTGCTCTAAACACATTTTCAGTTTTATCTTTTTGATAAGTATGAATTTTTTTTATATATTCTGGGATCTCTTCTCCTTTTAAAGCGATTACTTCACAGTCACTTCTTAACTTCAGACTTTTTTTATTTAAATCGCTACCAAAATTCTTATCAATATTATAATGGTAAATAGATTGGTCTATATCAGTATAATTTCTCCAACAATCACTATATCCTAATCCCATTCCATATAATTCATAAACACGAAGAGAAAGACTATTAAAATTATCTACATTTTCAACAGTTGCTTGTAATAAACCGGGTATGTGTTTTTCTCTTTTATTATCTTTTTTATTATTTCCAAATAAAGTAAATGATTTACCAACACCACTATAACCATATGTTACTAAATATGTACCAATATTTCTAGTAATTAATTTATCTAACAACATATAAGATGAAATATTTTTACTATCATTAAATTCTGGCCTCCAAAAAACTTCTTTAAATTTAAGTGTTTCTTTTTGAACCAGTTTATCTATTTCGTTTCTTGGTTCTGACTGTTCATCAATAGAATTATATACATCACATTTTGAGGTATCAATTGTTAAAAAACCAGGTTCACCTGTAAGTTCTGGATCTTTCTCATACCATTGAATATAATCTTGTTTTTGTAATTTTGAACAAATGAATTTTAAGTCTTCTTCATCTACTTCATCTTCTTTAAATTCTGATAATTTCTTTCTTAATTTTCCGATTTCGTTTTTATCTAGTAAATCACATAATTCTCTATTTGTATCAAAACCTTGTTTAGGTACATTTTCTTTAGTTCCTTTTTCTTCAAGTTGTTTTTTTATTTTTTCTTTAAGTTGTTTTGGAGTAAGAGTCCTTCTACCAATATCATTAATTCTAGCATAAAGTGTGATTGGTTTTCTAGTTAAAACTTGAAATTCATCTAATATATCACGAAAAAGTAAAAACTCTATTAAATGCGTCTTTAAAAGAACACGATCTGGGGGTGATGATTCTGGAATTACTAATTTATAACTTGTTGTTGATGAAATATCTTCGTTTGATGTTACCAGTTCAGCATAATTTTGCCATTTTTGAATCATAATATAATATATATCATATAAACTCCAGAGTTTCTTTGCAATATCATCTATTCGTTTTTCGTCGTCTATATGCGGAAATTTTTCTAATATTATATCTTTTGCGTTATCAGCAGCTTTTTCCTCAGTCAAGAATTTGTTTCTATTTAAAATTGTTTTTATTGGAGTATATTTGAAATCAACATCTTTATTTTTGGTGTCCCTAAACTGTTCTATTATTTCTATATATGTTTTTCCATCATGTTTATTTGTAATTAAAGCATCTCTTATTATAATTATTTTTTCTTCTTCTTTTTCATAATTTTCAGAATTCAGAAAATCTTTATAAACTCCTGCCATTTTTTCATCAATAGTATTAAAAATATGCTTTTGAACGATTGATATTTTTAAATGAGAAATATCATGCCATTTATCTATACTCGTCCATAATCCAGTTATAGAATTCATCACACTTAAATAATTTTTTACTTCACCAATTGTTAATTCTTTTTGCGAAATATATTTTTTCTTATTTAGAAGCGTAGTTTTATATTCGTCATAGTCTTTAATGTTTTTGTTTAGTTTAGAATAATATTTTATTAAACCATCTAAGCATGCTTTATATTGAAGTATTTTATTTTGTATATCAAAACTCTCATGTTTTAAACGTTCTAATTTTGTTCCACCAATTAGGGGTTTTTCAATTATACTAGGACGATTTCCTCCAATTTTTATCTTTTTATCTGATTTATTTATTATTTTAAATAAATTATTAATAATTTGATTCTGTTTAGTATAACCAATTGGTAATTTATATATTGCACCACCTGTAAAAACAACATTTTCATATAAATCTCGGCCAATATCAATATTTTTTTCATTTTCATATAAATTTATGATATTTTCAGGTATATCGGCATTATTATTATATAATTCTGTATTTACCCCTCCGCCTTGTCCTTTAAAGTTTAGTAAATCCTCATTTTTTCGGTAAGAGGAATTACGTCCTGTATATTCAATTTGATTTCCCATACGCTTAGCAAATTCTTTTTTCGCGTCGGATTGTATATTAAATATTTTTATTTGATTATATCGTATATTGTCTCTTTCTGTTTTTCTTCTATTATTTTCCTCTTGCTTTTCTTTACTTCGCTCTTTATCTTGAGAAACATGTAAACTTATATCACTTAATTGCTCTGCTTCTTCAAGATAATAAAGATTAGCATTAATAATTCTTATTAATTCTATTAGAGTCAAACTCTGATGATTTAATTGTTCCTTTGATTGTAATTTAAATTTTTCCCATTCCCCTATATCATTAGTCGTAGGTTCTATTAATAGTGTTGATAAATCTACCTCTCCTACTAGTGGTTTTGAAACTGCTTTCTTTTTTTCTTTCTTTTCTGGATCTGGTTCAAGTTTTGGGTTAGATTTAGATATTGGTTCAAGGTTCTCCTGCCCAACTTTGTCGGTTCGTTTAAGTTTTGGGTTAGATTTAGATATTGGTTCAAGGTTCACCTGCCCAACTTTGTCGGTTTGTTCAAGTTTTGGGTTAGATTTAGATATTGGTTTAAGGTTCACCTGCCCAACTTTGTCGGTTTGTTCAAGTTTTGGTGCTGGTTTTTTCTTTAGGCAGTCATCCAACTCTTTCTGTAATTGATTTTTCTTATTTATTAATTGTTCTGTATTTTTGTTTAATGTTTCTTTCTCTTTTTGACATGTATTTAACTCTATATCTAATCGCACGTTATCATTCTTAGAGTTATCCAAATCTTTATTCAAAATATCTAGTTTATTTTCTAACTCAAGTTTGGTTTTTTTTAATTGATTAATTGAATCTGTTTTTTTTATATTCAATTCCTCTGCTTCTTTAAGTTTTTGCTTTACGCCTTTCAAGAGTTCTTCTAAATCTGTTTTTTGTTTATTATCATCTTTTGACAAACCGTTTATTAATTGCTCAATTTTCTGGATGTTTGTTCTAAATTCCTCTATAATCAAATTTTTTATCTCAGCAGTATATTGTTCTTTATTATTTATTTTATTTATTGCGTCTTTTAACATATTAATAATATTGTTCATAATTTCTTTATGTTGTTCTATCGTTGTGTCATCATCGTGAGTTTTTTGTTTTTGTTCTAAGTCGGATATTTTTTGTTCTACATTACCAATTTTATTATTATTTTCTTTAATTTTTGCTAATATCTCTTTTTTTTGTTCGTTTACAATTCTTTGAAAATCTTCTTTCGTTAATATGATTTTTAGAGCTTTTTGTAGTAATTGATCCATTATTTCCTGATCGCTTATTAATTTGTCTGCTAGTATATCTTGATTATATATTTTTGACTTTAAGTCACCAAGTTCATTCTTTATAAACATTTTTAAGTTAGTTATAAGTTCGGGATCATTAATATGTGTTGGCGGGATTTTTGTCTTATCTGAATCTCTTATATTGATGGTGATATCATTTAGAGCCCTCATATCTTCTTCAGTATTTAGGTCTGTGTTTAAGAAATCTAGTATTACTGGATTTATGGGAGGAGGAACAGATTGTTGAGATTGGTTTTCGGCGTTGGCTATTATTTTTTCTAGTACATTTTGCAGTTCTGTAATTTGAGCACTTGCCTTTATTCGATCCTCCGTTAAACTATTGATTAAATTTTCAATGTCTAACTTATTAATTCCTCTTTTTCCTAAAGTATCTATTAATGCATTAATTTTTGCGTGTAATTCATCTCTATTGGAAACTATCTCTGGTTTAATATTAATAGTTTGAGTTTGTAAATCTTGTTTTTTATATTTGGTTAATAATTTTTCTAATTCAGTATTCGTATCTGCAATTCCGTTTATTTGTTTTTTTATATTAGATAATTCTGCTGTCACATTATCTTGTAATTGTGTCATTACTTCAGTATTTTTATTTATTTGTTGTTGCATTTGTGAGATTGGGATATTTAATGTAGTAATTTCACCTTGATTTGAACTACTTGTTGTAAAATAAGTTGTTAGAGTATCTTTCATATCCGTCATATCCGTAGTTACTTGTGTCAATTGTGATTTTAACTCCTTTAATTTCTTTTCAAACTCGTTTTGTAGTTCGGTTTTCATAGACTTAACTTCAGTTCTAAGATCTCGAATATTGTCATTTAACATGGTTATATTTGCTTGATTTACGTTAGTAGTAGTTGGTGGCAAGTTCATAGTTTGAGTTGGTAATGTAGCAGGTTTTTGATTCTCTAATTTGTATTCTGAATCTGAGATTTTGTTTTTCTTCTCCAATTGTGTTGTTAAATTTCCGATTTCGTTATCCATTTCATTATACTCCTTAGCCCATTGCTGTTCTAAATCTGAGATCTCTGTTTCCTTTTTTTTAATCTCTATTTCCTTTTCTTTAATCTCATTAACCCTTTTATTCAATTGTCCTGTTAATTCGCTAATTTTATTATTTAATTCTTTAATTTTTGTACTATGGGCTTCATTTTTTTTAATGTCTTCTAGTTTTTTTTCAAATTGTTTACTTTTATTTTTTTCTAAAAATAAATTATTATGCATAATAGTTTTTTCTGCAGCGGCGGTTGTCATATCATGAAATCGATTTCTATCAACATCAATTTTGTTTAATATATAACTTGATATATTTTCTCTGAGACTCCCAGTATTTGTATCATTAGACATTAGTGTTTATATATATAATAATACATACAAAAATATAAATTTTTTTAAATTTAATAAAAATCTATTAAAATAATATATATAAGTCAATGACTAAAATTTGTTTTGAATTAAATGATATATATTTTTTAGTTGTAGTATTAATTGGATTATTTATATTTAGTTCATATATTATAAGAAATCCACTTACATGTCCTCAAAAAGTTTGTCCTAAATGTAGTATTATAAAAATAGAAAATCCAGTTGTAAATGAAGAGAATAAAATAAGAAGAAATATAAATGATCAATTAGTTCCTCCACAAAGACTATATTCATTAACAAGAAGAAGTATGCCTCCACCAGTAGAACAAGGGATACCAATAAATACACCTACAAGGGGTGAAACACCAATATTTCAGAAGATAGGTGTATTGACAAAAAATAATTCAGAAGAAGATCCGGATAATGCCCGTCTTCCTTTATATGGAAGACCGAAATATCCTGGTTCTAATGATTATGATTATTATGTAATGGATGGTTCAAGAAATGCTAATAAAATTGGATTAGATATAAAGAAAAGGCAATTAGATAATAATGATGAATTAACAATACCTGGTTTTAATGGTAGTTATAAAGTATCATTATATGTTTATGATGCTCCAAGATATATTCCGTTTTAAGTTTTTAACAAGAAAAATAAATGATACTAATATATAATAAAGATAGTTATGTCTGATATGGAACAAGCAATGAAAAAGGCAAATAAGAAAATGATGATGAAAAAGGCTAAACAACAAAATAAATTAAAAGAAATGGAAGATGAATTTATGAAAAGTAAGACATTAGGAATTTATAATTATATGACTGATATTGATTCACAATCATTATTAAAATATGTAATAATTTTAATAGTCATTATTTATCTAACATCATTTCTCGAAATAAAATTTAATTTTATATTTGCGTTAATTACTGGTATTCTAATTATTTATTTTCTAAATGAAAAAAGAAGAGCAACAGAAAGTGGAGAAATGGGAGAATTAGAATTAAAATTAACTCGAATATTTCCTCCACCAGATTATTTTTATATGGATGCGGGTATTGTAGAATTAACATATGACATTCAAGAATATAAAAATTATAATGAAAAATCATATACAGCAATGATAAAACATATTGATAATGTATTACACCTTAGACTAGATATAGAAAGAGGTGTCAAACATTGTGAAGCAACTGTTGATATAGCTAGACAAGAAAGAGATGAAGCATTAAATAATTTACATTCAATAATTTATAAAACTCCTCCAAATAGTGAGTTTGAAAAAAAATTAAAAAAATCTCTAGAATCTTTACAATATTTATTACAGTTACATATAGATTATATGATTAAAAATTGTAATAATAGATATAATAAATCTGGTCCAAATATTTATAATAAGAAAATTTATCAAAATGAACCTAAACCGATTGATATAAAAAAATATAATGATCATCCTTTTTATGTATATTATTAATTTATCCAAAAAATAAATGGATAAATACAGATAAAAGAGTTATAAATATTCCTAAATATAAAATTCGATTATCTTTAAGTATAATTTTTTTGTAAGCATTAATATCCGTAAATGTTTTTAACATTGTTAAATCTTGCAATGTTAATAATATGGAACTTGCGATATTTTGTAATATTTTATTTAATGGCATATTAAAAAAACCTTTTTGTTGTTTTGTATCATCTAAAAGTTGTTCTCCTTTCATTGAGTTATAATAGAATTATAGATAATTAATTTAAGAACATAATTTATCTTCTAAATATTTTAATCGATCTTTAATTCCCATTTGTACTCTCAAACTAGGAAAATTTTTAATATCGGTATCTTCAATTTCATTATCATTATCAGATAATATTTCTTTATCTTTTATTTTAATATCTAAACCTTGATTTAATATAAAATTTTCTTTTTGTTTTTCAACTCTTTCTGGATAAAGTAAATTTCTTAAACTAATTGTGATTGAATATTGCTGTGAAGAAAATTCTGAACAACATACAGATTTTTTATTATAAGATTCAGAAAAACATTTTTGACAAATACTTGTATCATTTAATAAAAACCATATATGATTAGCACAATGACATCTATTTACATTTTGGCAAAATTTTGAATCAGTTTGAATAATATAATATTCATTTTTTTTTTTCCCACATCTAAATATATTTACAATAGATTGTTTCTGATAATGTTTATGATTATTAAATAATTGTGACATAAAAATACATACTTTTTTATATATATTTGAATTAACATCAATTGTTTCTTTATATTTTAAAGATTTTCTCTTTTTTAAAATATCTTCAACAGTTCCTATTAATTTTTTTTTACCTTTCTTTCTTGATTTTGTAGGTTTTTCTAAATGTGTTTGCAATACATTTTTATCAAACCATGATGGAAATTGACTTTCATTCAGTAAAGAAAAATTTTTTCTTTTTCCATAAATTCTTAAACAAGTTTGTTGTAACATATAATAATTATCTTTTGTTAATTTTTCTAAATAATGTGGTAATTTATTTCCATCACCATCTAAAACTAATCGAGGTAAATAAACTCTTCCTTTTCCTGGTATAATTTTTCCGAAACCATAACATATTTCGCAACATTCTCTATCCCCTTTTTTATTTTTACATCCTGTACATCTCATAATTTTGGCAGAACCTTTCATTCTTAATCCTGAACTTGAAACAACTGCATAATCAAATACCTGTTCCCATTTACAATATTCAGGGCGTTTAGGTAAATTATTTTCAAAATATTGGATTATTACACTTCTTAAAAATTTAGCATATTGTTCGTCTACATAAACATTGGGCCATATGATATGAATACCTGTTTTTTTTAATTCAAATCCGTGTTCCATTGTTGATTTGGTTTCACCAGTTGTACAAACTATTATTTTTCGTTTATTTTTATCTAAGTCAGTTTCTAAGAATGGTTTTAAAGCAATTTGAATATTTTGTGAAATATCACGTTCAATCTCTTCATCAGTTAATCCATATTCATCTAAGTAATCGATATCAACTAAAAAACGAAAGATTGGTGTTCGATTTTCAGAAATAAAGTTATAATTTTGTTTTCCCCCAAGTTTAATATCTTCTGCAAAAATTTGTAAAAATTCTTCGTGTTTTTCCTGAGATACATGAATTTTGCCGCCATCCATTAATAAATGGGTTAATTCTCTACTATCCGATTTTCCTTTGACAAAACTTTTATTTCTAAGAAGCCATTGTCTTAATTTGGTTGGCCTGTTCATAATTATATTGCAAATTATAATAAAACAATATAATTATTTACACATTAATTATTTAATTATAAAATTATTAAATTATTATAATCTAAATTTATATCTAAAAAAATCAAATATCCTCTATTTTTTATTAAATACAATGAATTCAAGTATAATTATTTTAAACACATTTTTAAATAATAAATCTCAAGTCCCTGATAATTTATATTTTATTAATTTAAATGTATCGTTTAATCGAATATTCTGGATTAAGAGGCATTTTATTTCTTTTACACCATTCAATTGCTTTAATATTTTGAATTTCTTCATATTCTTCAAAAATTTGAGAATTTATATTCATAATTTCATTAAAATCATTATATTTCATACGTTCAATTAGATCAATTATCTGATATATATCATCAATTTGATTAGGAACATATTCGGAATTATGATTAAAAAGTAAATTTTTAATATTTTCATTTACATAATTTGAATCAAAAATTGATTTTATAAAATTACCTGTTTTAGTTTGGATATATTTATCATTCTTTAATAAGGCTTTACAACGAATCCCATACATACACATATTTTTTGCTGTAGATAAAAGTTTAGCAAGAGCTTTTTTACCAATTCCTTTAAATTCTAGACATACAATGTATCGTTCAGAATTAGCAGGACGACTAGTTAATGGTTTTGTAATATAAACATCTTTATAATACATAGATAAAAGAGTAAATAATTGACAAGTTGGTAAAGTAAACATATCATATACTTTTAAAACAAAAGAACCTCCTTTTTTTTGTATAGCTAAAGCAGTAATTGCTTCATTGTAAAATAAAGGAAAATGAATTTGTTCTTTAATATTCTCATCTTCAATATTAATATAATATCCACCATCAGCTGTTACTAAATCAACTTTACCATCTTTATTTACTAAATTGGTAAAATACTCTAAAATATCATAATTTAATAAATCACCATCATGTTGTTGTTCATTATCACCATTTGTAAGAATAATATTTTCATTATTTAAAATACTATTATTCCATTTAGTTGTTTGTTGAGTTCCTTCTTTTAAAGTTATTCCATAAATTTTTGTTAGTTTTTCACATCTGTATTCTAGAATACTTTGAATAAAACCACCAGGTCCTTCTGCTAAACAAGCACAACGTATTTCTGTATCTTTAATCATAGGCATTCTTTTTTCATGATAGTTAAAAATTTCCCATAATTTAAAAAATGATCTACTACAAACATTTTCATACATTGGAATTCTTATATAATTCATTGAACGAAGACTATTTTTATCAAGACGATAAGGGATAGATATATTTCTATTCGCATTAATATATGGATGTTTATGACAAATATATTCATAATCATTTAAAAGATTTCGACAAAAATTCCATTCTTTCGAATTAACTAGATCTATTTTTGTTTTAATATCATTTAATTCAATATATAAATCATTATTTATAAATGGTACTAAATTCTCTTCAGAATACGATACATTACATGAAATCTTAACTTTTTTTTGAGTTTTCATTATTTTTTAATATTATATTAAATAAATCCTAAAATATTCGATTTTAATTAAAATTTTTTTATTGCTTTATTTATATAACATAATGATTCAAAAACTTCTTTCTTTCTTCAAATTTGATAATTCCAGAACTCTTGTACTTAATATTTGTACTCTTATTGGTGGTTTTGGTGGTATGCCAGAAACTCCAACATTTTTAACAAATGCTGTCAAAAACTTTCCATTTATTAAATGGATTCTCTTAGCAGTCCTTATCTACCAAGGTGGTGGTGAACAAGATATTCAACTTGCAGTTGAACTTACAGTTGTTTGCTGGGTTATCTTAAGAACTATTAATCAATTTCAACCAGACTGGGTTCAAAATGAAACTGTCGCATTAATCGCAGATACTAAAATTTAATTTTAAAAAACTTAAACTTTCTAGAATATAATATATTTATAGTTAATAACTAATTTAAAGATATAGGCTTTGAATTAGTTAATAACAAAATATTATCTTAATATAATATATTCATCATTTTGATATGAGTAGATGTATAGATAACAAAGAAAAAACATCGAAGGAAACACAATATATTAAATTTAATGACGATATAATTGGAAAAGGGGGACAAAAGAAAGTATATAAAGCATATGATACAATAAAAGGAGTAGAAGTAGCATGGAATGAAATTGATGTATCAACAATTGATCCAAAAACAGTAAATAAGATCTACCAAGAAATTGAAATTTTAAATAAATGTGGAAATCAATGTATTTATATTATGAAATTATATGATAGTTGGATTGATAAAGAATTAAAAAAAATTGTATTTATAACAGAAATTGCTACATCTGGTTCATTAAGAGATTTTATAAATAAAGTAAAAAAAGTTAAATTAAGAATAATCAAAAAATGGATTAAACAATTATTATATGGAATTAAATTTTTACACACTAATAATATAATTCACAGAGATATAAAATGCGATAATATTTTTATAAATGGAACAACTGGAAATATACTAATAGGTGATTTTGGATTAGCTAAAAAAATGGAAGATAGTATCACAACAACAATTTTAGGAACACCTCAATTCATGGCGCCTGAAATTTATAAAGAAAAATATGATGAACGAATTGATATTTATTCTTTTGGAATGACTTTGATTGAAATCGTAACACAATCAACTCCTTATGCTGAATGTGAAACTATTCCTAAGATATGGCAAAAAGTTCTTAATGGACAAAAACCTGAGATTGTTAAAAAAATTAAACATAAAAAATTAAAACATATTATTGAAAAATGTATATCAAAATCTTCTACACGAATCACTATTGATGAACTAATTAATAATGAATTTTTAAATAATGATGAAGATAATGATTTAGATGATTTTTTATATCCATTTAAAGAATTTAAAAATGGAGATGAAAAAATATTAAAAACTAAACAAAAAATTTTATTAAATGCAGAAAAGGAAGCTAAGAAAATTATAAAAAAAGCTAAACAAAAAGCTAATAAAATAATTAAACAAGCTAAACAGAAAACATCCAATTCACAAAATACTATTAACATACAAACTAGTTCTGATGAAGAAAAACAAAAAAATATTGATGAATTAATTCAACAATCAATTAAAGAATTAATTCCTAAAGAACAAACTATTATAATTTAATATCTTTGCTGTGGACCATAAACTATCATTTTTTCATGACCTACAACAACTGTTGGATCAATCCAAATTTTATATCCTTTTTTTAATGCTGTTTGACACCAACCAACATCTTCTGATGCGAATTCTCTAATTGGATCTCCATTTTCTGTTGTTCCAAAATCTTCCCAAATTGGACGAAACCATGGATATTCCATACTTTCAAAAACTCCCTTTTTAACTAATATCCATCCAAATCCAGTATATTCTACTTCCATTAATTTATTTGGATTATTCTTATTCCATTCTGATATCATATCAGGTGTTAAAAATTCAAAATAACCATTTGTTTTATAAAATTCTTTATCCCATTTTTGAACGGTTGCAAATCTTTGTCCCCCATTCATTAAATATAAACCACTTACAATATCTTTTTTAGCAGATAATAGTTTAATAAAATCATTTACTGTGTAAACTTGATCACTATCTATCCACATAATATAATCATAATCTACTTGACCATTAAATGGTTTTTGTTTTATTCCATTTTGGACACTACCACCTAAAACAGCATTTCTAACAAAATATACATTACTGTTTAATTTGTTTGAGATAATTGGTTTAATATTATTACTAAGACAATAAGTTAAAATATCTGTCCATGATAATAAAAATTTATTACTAAATGGTGTTCCGGGCAAACAAAAAATAATTGTTAATGGTCTTCCAAGTGGATTTGTTGAATTTTTTTTTATAAAAGAATTTTTTCTTCTTATAGTTCGTCGACCACCAATTGATAATGGTTTATCTAATTTTACTAATTTTGATTTATTTGGGTTAAACATATTGTATATTTTTATAAATATGTAAATATTTAACATCTTTTTAATTCACCTATGCTTTTTACAGCACAAAATAGTGTTACATATAGATATTCATATAAACCATTATTATGATTTCTAAAATCATCAATAAACGCTAGATTTGAATATATACGAGTTGGTGAATATTCTACTAATATATATATCAAAGCAGAGATTAAATCATCTGAACATAAATCATTTTCTTCAGGAATTGTACGAATTAATGATTCAATTGCCATTAATTTTTTTTTAGGAGTATGTAAATTTTCAAAATCTTTTAAAAATTTATAGCATTTATTTTTATTTAATTTTTTACCGATTTCTAATACATCTGGTTCCAAATGATTTCTTAATTCTAAACATCGTCTATAAAATTTCTCATCTTCTTCTCTATACTTTTCTTTATAAGCATAAATAATATTGTTATAAACATGTGAAAAAATATAAAGTTCTATTTCATTAAAACAATTACTTTTATCATCTGATTCCATATAATCAAAAACATATTCAAATGTTTTACATAAATATTTTGAATAATTCAAAACATCACTGATTATTACAGTACAAGTATTATTACGTTCTCTTTTTTGTTTATATAAATTGAAAAAATCTTTATTCACATCTGTAAAAAATGTATTTCTATCAGATTCTAAAATTTTCTTTATATATTTTCTAGTATCTCTTTTATAACAGACTGGGGTCATAAATTTTGGACAGGCTTCATCATTTATATATTGATGATGAATTTTATACCATTGACTTTCATCAATTTCTTTTTCATATTTTAATATCATAAATCTTTCTGCTACGCGTCTTGATACATCACCCATCATAGCACCTACTGTACTAGCACCACAAACTATGACTCCAGTACCTACCTTTGCTACTATCGCAGTTGGTAAAGCCAATGGACCCGCAGTCAAACCACCAATAATTCCACCAACGATAGGTATTCCAAATTTTACTATATTTGAATTTATAATACCATCAGTTTCCTTATTATCTTCATTATCATTCATTAATTTATATTCGGCTGACATTGTTTGTTACATTTTAATAATATTTTTTTTATTCAATTTTACTATCTCAATATATTATATTAATTTAATATATATAAGTTAGTTTAATATGAATTTAACATTAAAGAATGATATAGAAAATTTAGACGTTCAAGACGATTTAAACGGCCAAGAAGATTTTGCGTGGTTTAGAAGAAGAAGAAGAAGAGGGAGAAGAAGAAGTAGAAGAAGAAGTAGAAGAAGACCTAGAAGAAGAAGTAGAAGAAGAAGTAGAAGAAGATCCAGAAGAAGAAGTTGGAGAAGAAGACCTAGAAGAAGAAGTAGAAGAAGTAGAAGAGGACATTTACTTAGAAGAAAGGCCATGATGATGAGACGTCGTAGATCTATAATGAGAAGAAAAAGAGCCATTATGATGGCAAGAAGAAGAGCAATGATAGCAAGAAGAAGAGCAATGATGAAACGGAGAAGAAGTAGAAGTAGAGGTAGAAGCAGAAGTAAAGGTAGATCTTTTATGAATCGTTGGAGAAATGGTGCTACACTTAGATTAAGAACATGGAGAAATACCTATGTTGGTATGCATAGTAATGGTATTCACGTTAAACAAGGTGGTGCTGGACCATGGGAAATATTTGTTGTTAAAAGATTACCTCGTTATGGATTTAATTGTGTAGCATTATTTGGAGCACATAAAAGATATTTACGAGCACGTAATAATAGAAAAACCATTGATCAATCAGGAGTTAGACCAAATTATAATTCATTTCCAATGGGATGGGCTTGGGAACGTTTTTGGGTTGAACCAGTCGGTGGAGGAAAAGTTGCTTTAAGAACTATTCATAATACTTATCTAAGAGCACATATTAATAGTTGGATGGATCAATCTGCTTATCTGCCAAAAGGTAGAAAACTTCCTAAAAATTGGATTTGGGAAAAATTTTCTATTCAATGGTTAAGTGGAACATGTAATGAAAGATTAACTGGACATAAACATAGTGGTTATAGAGGTTGTCAAAATGTAACTACTAGTGGAAGAAAATGTCAAAAATGGACTAGTCAACGTCCACATAGACATAGTAGAACACCTACAAATAGAAAATTTCGTGGAAAAGGTCTTGGTAATCATAATTATTGTAGAAATCCTGATGGAACTCGTACTATTTGGTGTTATACAACTGATCGAAGAAAAAGATGGGAACATTGTCGTCCTAAAAAACCTGGTTTTGGTGAGGCAAAAAGAAGAAGATCTTTATCTACAGCAGGAAAAGCGGCAGCATTAGCAAGAAAAAGAGCAGCTCAAAAAAGAGCACATCAAAGAAAATGGGCAGCTCATATGGCAAAAGTAAAAGCAAAAAGAGCAGCAGCAGAAAGAGCACAAAAATTAAAACAACAAAGAAAAGATGCTCTTTTACGTAATAAATGGAGTAAACAAGATGCTGATTATAAGGCAGCACAAGCAATTAGAGAGGCTGAGGCTAAAAGACAAGCAGCATTAGATTCTAAATTAGATAGAATTAGTACTAATCAACCAACTTTAAATCAAAAAGTAAACGATGTGAAATTATCTTCTATGGATAATAATTTTGGTAAAACTTCACATAATGTTAAAGTTAATACAGATGTAAAAGTTGGTGGTGATACTAATTTAGGTAGTACTAAAATGCCTCAATGGAAAGAAGACTTCGCTATTAATGAATCTAAATTTAGTTTTTCTAAACTATTCTTTTTTGTTATTATCATTCTTCTTATTATTTGGTTTATTAAAAGAAATATCTAATTTAAAATCGATTTATTTGGATATTACATAATTTTAAATTCGGTTTAATTCAAGAGTAGATATGTCTAACTGTTTCAAAAAGCAAGGTTGTGTGAATATAATTGATTACACACAGCATTATGGTTTACATTATAACGCAAAACGTAGAGGTACACACAGTTTTAAAGAATTTACAAATGCTTTTTACAAAAGGTGTTATCATAATTGTACGTCTCAAGTAACAAAACCGACTAATAATTTTCATAAAGAAGGTGAGATGGGTACTCCATCTGAACGCTAATTTTTGTAATTAGTGAATTTACTTTATTTTGTCAAAAACGGAATTAATTAGGGACTGATTTCTTATCGTATTTATATAATATAATTTTGTATAATGATATTATATAGAAATGACTGATTTAAATGATATTGATATGTGGGCTAAAATTTCGCCAAATACAGAAAATGAATTAGAAAAATTTAAAAAAAAGACGATTAAAACTCTTATAAGACAATCTGCTCGTTATTCCGCCGCAGCAACTCAAGATGAAAGTCCACTCATAGCATTATTACATGCGAATTATGGAGCAGGATATCTCTGGGCTTTAAGGGATGTTGCGACTGATGTAGAAATAAAAAAATATGGTAATATTGATATTTTAGAGTTTCAAAATAAAATAACTGGTATTCAAGATAAAGCAACAAAATTAGTTTCTGGAACTTGTCCAAAATTTGTAGGTAAAGTTGAACATGAATTAATGAGACTAGCTGGAGATATGAATTAAATGATATGAATATCATCATCATTATCACTTCCTAAAAATCCATATCTAGGAAAATCTTTTTTAAATTCTTCTTCTTTTGGAATTAAATCTTCTAACCTAGAAGCATATTGTACAATATACTCTCTAACTTTTTCTGCATATTTAATTTGACATTCATTATATAACTTTGATGCCTCACTATTATAAGGATCTCTTGGATTTGGAGTTTCTAATAATTCTGGTAAAAAAACATTTAAAACATTTAATAAATCGTAAGTTGGACTCCAATCTGAACCAATTAAATTTAAACAAATTGTTCCTGCTTTAGATTCAATATTTGGATGGAATATTTTATTCATAAAATTAATAATTGGCCCTTTATATGGATATTGTGGTGGAAAGCGAATTCTAATTTTCCAGATTCCACCTTGATATGGTGTATTATCTGGTCCATTAAATATAATAAAAATTTCATCTGTACCACCTGCCGAATAAAAGATTTGATATCCATTACTTACAACTTGTTGAATATCAATCATTTTTCTTTTATTTCTTACATTCATTATGAATTATCTATTAATATACTAATATATAATTTTTACATATTAGACAATTAATGATAATTTATAGATATTCAATCAAAATCGACTTTCATTAATTCAACAATTGATTCAACTTGTTGTGGTTTTAATTCTTTAATTTTTTTTGCATTTTTTGGACATTTAACTTGTTTCTTATTATATCTATAACATACACCTGCGTCATCTTTATACAAAACTTTACCAGCATTATCTGGTGTTGGATACTTAATTATAACTTGCGGTTTTGGATGTTCTAAATAAACAAAAAGAATTCCAATACAAAATGCGAGAAAAAAATACTCTGGAATAATTCTCATTTCTTTGTATATTAATATATTTATATTTTTTTGGATAAATATGTATTTTAATAAATTAATTTAAGTATTTGATAAATTTATAAATATATAGTATAGCAATTATCAATGAATTCTAAAAATATTGACTGTTCCCAAAGGGAGAAAACATCAAAAAAAAATACGACAGAAAAAATATCAAAGTCAGTTAAAAAGGATAAGGTGTCGAATAAATCACAAAAAGATACTTTAGATTTAATTAATACTTTGAATATTGATCAAGTTTTTATTAATTTAAAAATTTTTAGTAAAATAAAAAAACATGATAAACTCTGTTTTTCAGGTAATTCTCTTGAAATTGATAATCGATATGCCGCATTTTTTCGTCGCTGGTTTAGTAGTGATGATAGAAGTAAATCCATTGATTATATCAATGCAATCATAAAAAGAGTATTCGCAATAGTAGATGAAACTTATAGTAATGAAAAGACTAAAGAATCTAAAAATAAAAATATTAATAATCAAATTTCACCATTTAAGGAAGAAAATTCAAATCTTCTTCAACGATTTTCGATAGAATTAACTAATACAATTACAGGATTAGATAATTTAAAAAAAACTTATGATGATGATAGTTTAATTAAATCAAATTTAGATTTAATAATGGATAAAATTAAAATCAGAATAGATAAAATTAACAAATTATTGAAAATACATATTTAAATCAAAATTGAATTTTAAAGAAAAATGTAATAAAGATTTCATAGGATGAAAAAAAACAGAATTGAAAGAACTATAATTAAAATTTTTGAAGATTTTGAAATGGGAGAATTGCCAGATGAATTAGAAGAATGGTTTGAAAGATATATCCCTCAAAGAAATCGCAAAAATGTTACTGATGAAAATCGCTGTATTGCAAATACACACAAAAAAGATAGATGTGTAAAAAAAATTCATAAAACAAGTCAATGTTTATGTTATCAACATTCTCAAATTTATTTTAAAAATCTTCTTTTACCTTTTGGTTTATTTGATACCACTAGAGAAGAGTTATTAAAATTAGAAATAAAAAAGAATGTTTCTGATGATGATAAAAGTGACAATGTCATAGAAAAAAATTAAAAAACAATTTATAATTGTTTATTAATTTATTTATATTATATTATTATTTTATTCTTTTTTTACTGGTTGTGGTGGAAGTTGTTTAGCACCAGTTACATTTAAATAAGCACCATTATCAATTCCTAATAAAGGACATGGTGGACAGACTTTTTGTGGAATACATTTTTTCATATCTGGTAATGGTAAATTCCATTCAGCTGGTGGTAAGAAACTGTATCCATAATTTGGATTACTTCTTGGTCCCCCTTTATTATATTGTTTAATTTCTTTTTTTACTGCTTCAGTTTGGACAGCATCAACAATTTTTTGTTCTTGCATACTTAATCTACCTCTAACTTGATTGGTAGCAACTGGTTTAGTATTTTTTGCTTCTTGAACAACACCTTTCGCATCAACTTTGACAACAACTTCTTTTTGTGCTTCATCCGCAAAACCTTCAATTACTTTGGTTTCTTTTAGAGCAGGATCTTTATCATTTGTATTATCTACATTTTCATAATCATCGGATTCGTCTTCTGAATCAGAATCATATTCTTCATCGTAATCTTCGTCAAAGAATTCACGTTTATTAAAACATCTTTCGATGACAGTAATAACGCAAGCAGCACCAATGCCAATAACACAAGCATCTTTCATATCAATTGCTTTTTCCATTTTTTGAGCAACATAGTGTGCGATGAAAGCAACAACAATTACTTCTAAAGCGAATTTAAGAATCTGGGAAATCATATTACCTTATATTATAATAAATAGATATAATATTTTTTTTAAACTATAAATAGAAATTTAATTTTTTCTTGCTTTTATTATTTCTGGTTTTCCATTTTTTAAAGTTTTTCCTGAATATCTATAACCCTTTCTTAATTTACCCGCATTACCACCTGTTTGGACAATACCTCTATGTTTTCTAACAAATTTTTTAGAGCCTCCATTTTGTTTTACTTTCTTAGTTTTTGGTTTTGTTTCTTTATTTTCTTTTTTCTCTGTTTTTTCTGTTTTCTCTTTCTTTTCTTTCTTTTCTTTTTTTTCTTTTTTTCCTGATTTAGAATTATCTGTATTTGAATTAGTTTTGATAAATTCAATTAAATTATTTGCTGTTCTTTCTCCTTCAAAATCACTTGATACTGAACCATCTTTTTTCATAAATTTAATTGAAGGGATACCCATTATACCAAAACGATCAAAAATTTCATTATTTCTTGGGGTTTGTCCATGAACTGCTAAAATAATATGTTTATTACCTAAACTTTTATTTGCTGAAACAACATCATCTACTATAGTTCTACAATGAGGACACCATGCTTGATAAAATACAAGAGCTCCAGATTTATCATTATTTGTTATACATTTCGCACCATCAATATCAAAATCGTTTATATTGAGTTCACGAACACCATTTTTGTCTAATCCATATTCGTTTTCCATCTTATATTTTCTATATATTATATACAGAAAATATAAGAATCTTGGATAATCTATTAACCTCCAAAAATATTTAATTTTTTATTTAAAATAACAACCAAAATTATAACTGTCATTATAAATGTTAATACAAAAATAGTACAAAGAATATATAAAAAGGGACATAATTGTTGATGTACATAAGATAAAATATGTGCTACAAATGGTTCTATAATTTTTTGTTTAATTTTATCTTCATTTTTATAAAATTCTGTTGTACATTTATCTATAATATTTTGTGTTAAATTTCCTACAATTGTCATATTAATATGTATAATTATTTTAAATATATTTTTTTTTATAGTTTATCTTTTGGGGCAGATTTTGTAAACATATCTCTAAAAGTTGCTGAAACACTTACTTGATCTGCTTGTTCTTCTTCTAATGTTTTTGGAATAAATTTATATTTAACTTTTTGTATTGGACAAGATGTATTTGCTTTATAATATCCTACAACTGACATTATAATACCTATAAAAAACATTGATACAATAAAAAGCCTCATTTGATACTTATAATTATTATAAATAATTTATTTTAATATAAAAATTGAAATAGTATATTATATTAATAATATTATATAATATACAATGTCCAAAATAAATTACAATAGTATAGATATTAATGAAAACGAAATTAGTGATAATAATTCTTCTGAAGGAGAATTTGAAAATTATGTAGAAGAATTTGAAGAAAATAATATAGACGAAATCGAAGAATATGAAAATACTGATAATAATGAAGTTTCTGATGAAGAACAAAAAAATGAAGATAGTGAAGAAGATGAAGATGATGAAGGTCAAATTGAGGAAGATGAAGATAATCAAGAAGATAATAGTTCTGACTCTCAAGACGCTGGACGAAAAAAAGATATACCACTAATTATTGATTTTAAACCAAAAGAACATAAAATCATATCTTGTATTGATAGAATTACTCGACCTATTTTAACTAAATATGAAAAAACTTTAATTTTAGGTCAAAGAGCTCAACAAATTTTAAAGGGTTCTAATATTTTAGTAAATATTGAAAACTTAAAAAATAGAAATCCTCTAGAAATTGCTAGATTTGAACTATCTAATGGTGTTATACCTTTCATTATTAGAAGACCTTTACCTAATGGCCAATATGAAGATTGGAAAGTTAATGAACTTAAAGATATTAATAATTAATAACTTCGTCTTGGGATTAACGACTTGAATATATCAAAATTTATATTATATTTAGATTTTATATGTCGCCATTTTCTTACAATATATTTTGTTCGTCCTAGCATTTCTGGGTGACCATCTTCAATATATCTAAATGATAGTTTTAAATATAAATTATCTGATTTTCTAAACTTATCACTAGCATCATCTAATTCAAAAACATCTAGATTAAATTGTTCTGCTATATATGCAGCACATATAAATAGTAGTGAAGATAATCCTTTATTTTGGTATTCTACTATTGTTTCAACCCAAGTTACTGTTACTGTTTTCTCTTTAAAATCAAATAATGTTTCTAATAAACTTGGGGATTTATATGTTGATTCTTTAATAAAAAGTATGTTATTTAATTCATCTATATCATAAAATTTATTATCCAAAAAAAATATATACGAATATAAATCATTATTATTTTTACATTTTACTCGCTTTTGAATGATAAATAATGATAAATCATTAATTACATTATTTATAATTCTAAAATAATTATATGTCATTTTGTATTTAAATACTTAAAATAAAAATCAATTTCTATTTTTTTTAAAATACTTTTGTTTATAACCACCGATTGTTGGGACAACTACTGGTGGTATTTCTACTTCGACTGAACCTTGACCCCATCTATAGAAATATAAAGCCGCACCACCAATTGTTCCAAAGAAAATAATAGCACAAATCGCAATTAAAGAATACTTCATAACAGGTTTGACATTTGCTTTAGTCACTTTAAGTATATAAGTAATCATACCTTTAAGGGCTACTAAAAATCTAGTAAACAACTTAAAAATTAATTTTAAAATTTTATTAAAAACCCAACTAACTAAACCTGCGACCATTCTAATAAATGCTTTTATCATACCTACTACCATACCATCAAACATACCAAAATGTTCTAATTTTCTTTCTTTTTTTATCTTTTTGAATACTCTTGTTCCAATATGGATAAAAAGTGCTAACCCAATAATAATAATAACTGGATAAATAAAGTCCATTATAATATATAATATAATTAGATTTTATCTATATTTAATTTGTTCTATATCTGAAATTATTTAAAGAGTTGGAATATCTGGGGTTTTTGGAGCATCTGGTATTTGAAGTTTTGCTGGAAAAACAATTGGTTCAAGAATTAAAAACCAGACCATAACAAGCCCCCAACTAAGAAAAATACCTAATGCTATAGCAACTGGTTTCGCGTATGGCTTGATAATTTTCTTTACTTTTCCAATAACAACATTTGCTGTTTTCTTAATAATTCCTATAATTTTCATTATACCTGTATAAACTGTTTTACCTACACCTCTTGCTAATTTTTTCATTGCTCCTCCAGCAAATTTTGCTACTCTACGGAAAATTCGCTTAATTAAACCTTTTACATAATTAATCAATGGAGACATAACTGCACTAATTGCTTTTCTAATTAATCTTCCAACAAAAGCAAAATGTTCTACTTTTCTTCTTAAAAATGTGAAATAACAAATTCCTAAAATAAAAATACATGTACATACATTAGGATTACTATTTATAAATTGAAACATATTATTATACTAAATATTAATATTTTTTATTCAAGAATATAAAGTTTTGTAAATTTCATCTTTATTACAATCCTTTGATAATTTTATAAAAAAATCTAATTGTTTTAATAAATTCTTTGTATCCAAATTTTCAAAAAAGAATTTCTGTAAAATTGATGTTGTTGTTTTATATTTTTTTATAGCATTGTAAAATTTATCAAAATCATCCTTTCTTTCTTCAAAGAAATAATTATACATCTTCTGTATCTGATCTTTTGTTGAATAATCAAAATGTATTTTATAATCTATTCTACCTGGACGAATTAAAGCATCATCTAAACGATCCGCATAATTTGTTGTCATAAAAGTTATTAATCCCTCATTTCTAGCTAAACCATCTAAAATATTTAAAACACCACTAAATGATACCGCACTTTTATTTTCACGTGTGGATTCTCTTTTTAAAAATAATGAATCAATATCTTCCAAAACTAATATTGTATCTTTCTGTAAATTACTTACCGCATTCATAAATACACTATCCGATATCTTTGGTCCAAAATTTACAATTGCTACATCCATTTCTAATTCAGACGCTATAGTTAAAATTAAAGTTGTTTTACCACATCCAGGAATACCTTCTAATAAATAATTTCGTTTATACGGAATTCCATATCTTTCATATAAATCTTGCTTTTTTAAAAATGCTTTGACATCATTTAATACTTCTTCTTTTTGTTGTTTTGGTAAAAATACTGAACTTGAATTTCGTTTAGGCAATTTATTTAAAAATGACCAATAACCATTTTTTAAAATTCGGCAAATTATCTTATCCTCTTTTTTATGCTTTGTAAATTTTTTTGCTTCTACTAAAAATTTAGTTAAAATATCCTCTGTATTATAACAAATTATTTTTAATCTTACTGGATATTCCGCATAGTGTGCTGTACCCACTACTCTTGCAACATCACGACTATAATGAATTTCTATTTTTGTGCCTTCAAAATCTAAATTAGTTATTCCAAACGGAAGTTGATATTTTGCCTCATAATTCTTTTCATCATTTTTCCATAATTCTCTTAAAGTATATGACTTGATATTACTTAAACTTACTCCATATTTTAAAACATCTTTTCCTAATGTTCCATTCATATCAAGTTCTAATTCACATTTTATTGTTGGTTTTCCTTCCATATTTGATGTTAATTTATTTATATATATAAAATTGTTCTTAACTATTCTCTTAACAATTTTATTCTTTGACTGATCTATTTTCAAATCTATTACTATAATTATATTAAAATTGAAAATAGATTTTATCAATTATAAAGATAAGACGGATATTTTTATATTATAATATAAATATCAGATTATACATAATATGAATAGTTTAATTAATGATATTAATGCGATTTTAAATGGTTGTGATATATCTGTATCAGATGATTTAACACCTACTCAAATAGATAAATTAATTACTATGGTTTTTAATATGTTAGAACAATTTAGAGATGATCTCGAATATTCAGAAACATATAATACCATTCTTGATTGTATATTATCAAATGAATGGGCTCAAGAAGAAAGCACTTCTTCTGATGAAGAACCAATACAATTAATTGATGGTAATTCTTATTTATTAGTTGAAGACTTAAAAAATGAATTACAAAAAAGTATCAAAGAATGTGATGATACATTAGACAGTTTTCAAAGAGAACAATTTAAATGGTTAAAATCACAGCACGTTATCGTCCAAAGAAGTCAAGAATGGTATGAAATAAGAAAAGGTATGTGTACTGCGAGTGATATCGCACCTATTATTGGAGAAGGTAAATATAAATCACGTAATGATATTATCAAAAAAAAATGTGGTAAAGGAAAACCTTTTACTGGAAATGCAGCAACAAGACACGGTCAAAGATATGAAGATGTTGCTATTAATATTTATGAAAGTCGTAGAGGATTTATTAAAGTACATGAATTTGGTTTACTTCCTCATCCAACTGTTAGTTGTTTAGGTGCTTCACCTGATGGCATTACTGAAGCAGGTGTTATGGTTGAAATTAAGTGTCCACCAAGAAGGAAAATTAATGGAAAACCACCACACGGATATTGGTGTCAAATGCAAACTCAAATGGAAGTTTGTAATTTAATGGTTTGTGATTTCTTTGAAGCATTAATAGTAGAATATCCAAATAGAGAAGCATATTTAAAAGATAAATTTAATAAAGATATTCTTCAAGATAAAAAATTTGATAATATTTATGGAAAAAATAAAACTGGTAAATTAGAAATTCTTCTTAATGGGGAAATTGCTAAAATTGGATTATTTGATTATATTAAAGTAATTGATGAAAGACGTGCTTCTAATGGTTTAGAAAAAGGTGTTATTGGTCGTGTTATGGATATGGAAAAAAATGAAGAACGCATTGTTTATCCACCAATGGATTTAACTACAAAAGAACAAGAAGAATATATTGATAAAGTTATTGATGAATGGACACAAAATCCTAAATATAAATTACTTGGCGATAAACATATCTATTGGAAATTGGTTAGAAGTTCTAATGTTAGAGTTAAAAGAGATGTTAAATGGTTTCAAATGGCATTGCCTAAAATTAAATCTTTTTGGGCAGAAGTTGAAGAAAGAAGAACTAGAGGAAAACATAGTTGCGATGATTTAATTAAACCAACGAAGCGTAGTATCACTTTAGACGAAAATTTTAATTATGTTGCGACAGGTAATTGTCTTTTAGATGATAGTTCTGATGAAGATGATGAAAATAATGAAGAAAAAAATGAGGTAATTATATTACAAAAAAATGACTGTTTAATTGATTCATCGGACGATGAATAAATATTTAAAATTGAATTGTATTTACAAAAAATAAATATAACTTTTTTTTGTTTTGTACAGATGAAAAAGTGTAAAAGTCTTACTAACTTTGAGAAAATTAGGAATATTACCAATATTCTTTATGAAGAATTATCTAATAATCATAAATTTTCTAATATTAATAAATTAGTCTGTATCAGCAGTATTTTATATAAGGAAATATTTGATGAAAAAAATATAACTACTTTAAGTAAATTTCGTAAAATTGTAGATATTTTATATAGTGAATTCGTAATTCATGATAAAGAACAAACAGTTCATCTTTATGGTAAACTATATAATTACGTATCTGATGTACTTTATTTAGTAGAAGAACCTAACGTTCAAAATATAGATATGATTATTGAAAGTATTAATTATATCAATGATGAATATCATCTTCATAATATAATTACTGAAGAAGATTTTGTATTTGTTATAAATATTCTTAAACTATATCAGAACAATCATTTACTACAAAATAAATGTTTAAATAGTTTATTATTATTTACGAATAATAATACTGAAAATTGTGAAAGATTATGTAATTTAGATTTAGTTCAAAATTTACAAATTCTATTAGAAAAAATTTTATATAAAACATCATTTCAATTAAGATTACTAATTTGTAAAATATTACATAATCTCTCAAAATATACTTTTGGTAGAAAAAAAATAGGTATAAATGGTGCGAATCTATTAATTGATTTTGTTAGCGAAGGTGATTGGGATATAGATGTTTTAACAACATCATATGGATGTTTAGCAAATTTATGTCTAAATCAAGAAATTAAGGAAACTGTTATTAATCAAAAATTTTTAGAAATAACATCTCAAATTTTTAATGAAAGTAATTCGGAGGATAAATTAATTTCAAATATTTTACTTTTTTTAATTAATCTATGTTATGATGTTGATGATAGTGATTTGAATATTGATATTATATTAAATACTGAATTTATTGAAAATATTATAAAATATATAATTAATTATTTGTTTTTATATAAACCATATAAATGGAATATATTAAAATTGAGTTGTCAATTTTTAGCAACAATCTCAAATACTAATATTTTTTTATTTTCACAACACTTCCTGATTAGTGATGGAATAAAATTATTATATATATTACGCCATATAACATATAATGATTTTGATTACAGAGATATTATATTTACTTATTCACAAAGAATAATTGATTCATTAGATATAGATAGTTCTTTAATTTTTGATGAATTATATACATCTTTACATATTGCTGCTTTAAATAATGATCATAGAACTTTACATAAAATTTTAGTAAATAATCAAATTAATATAAATGTAAAAAATAGAAATGATAATACAGCACTTCATATAGCGATAAAATATAATAGAAGAAAAAATATTAATTATCTTGTTTGTGCTGGTATTAATATTCATATTAAAAATAATCAAAATCAATCCGCATTAGATATATCTAATATTAGATTAACTAAACATATTTTAAAATTAAATAAACAATACAAAAATGTTAAACATCTTATTACTAATACTCTATCGGAACAATTAAATATTAATAAAGATATTCCATGTATAATTTTCAAATATTTTGATATCTATACTTTTAGTTTTAATAATTGTAAAAAGATTTTATAATATTTATTTACGAAGGATATTTTATCTTTATTAATATTATATTAAATATGGTTTTATCATTAGGCGAAGCATATGAAGCTATTACTCCAAAAGAGCAAAAACAAATCCCACCAAAAAAACGTTTACGTAAAAAAGCAATTAAAAAAAGAAAAACTCTTAGAAAACCTATCAGAAAAATTGAACCTTTTACAGCTGACGCTGAAGCAGATAAACAAATTGCTAAAGAATTAGGTAAAGAAGGATTTAGTAAAACTAAAAGACTCGGAACCAGTGGTGCCGCACAAAGAAATATTGAACTCCAAATTCAAAATGAAATCAAAGAAAATTATGAAAATTATGAAAATGATGAAGAACCTGAAATGTTTGATCTTGATGACAATGTTGAAGGATTTGATGATGTTCCACCAACTATGGAAGAAATGGAAAAAGAAGCATTTGAAGGACAAGAAGACTTTAGAAGAAGACGTAGAAGAAGAAGAAGAAGAAGAAGTAGAAGAAGATCTAGAAGAAGTAGAAGAAGACCTAGAAGATCTAGAAGAAGATCTAGAAGAAGATCTAGAAGAAGTAGAAGAAGTAGAAGAAGATCTAGAAGAAAATCTAGAAGAACTCAAAGAAAATCTAGAAGAAAATCTAGAAGAACTCAAAGAAAATCTAGAAGAAAATCTAGAAGAACTCAAAGAAAAGCTAGAAGAAGTTCTAGAAGAACTCAAAGAAAAGCTAGAAGAAAAGCTAGAAAATCCTCTTCTAAAAAAGGTATGGGTATGGGAAAAATTGTTGGTATGATTTTTGGAGCAATCGCAGCAATACTTGCTATTTTTACTGGATACTTTAAATTCACTAAAAAACCATTACCAGCATTCCTTGCTAATAAATTAACTAACTTTCCAAAAGTATTACAATTCTTTAATACACCTTCTCCAATGATGGCACAACAAATGTTAATGCAACAACAAACAATGATGAACCCCGCAGCACAAGCAGCAGCAGTCGCTGACCCAAATCAACTCGCAGCAATGCAACAAGAAGGAATGATGACTCCTGGACCTCAACCATTAATCGGTGGTAAAAGAACTAAAAGAACCAAAAAAACTAAAAGAACTAGAAAAAACTAAATAATATTTAAAGAGTATAAGACATTTTTATTTTTATTCCATATAATATAATATCTAAATTAATATTATATTGTATGGTTTTATCGGTACTGACAGATTTTTTTGATTCAATGGTTCAAGATCCTAAAAAAGAACCCGCATCCATTGATCCATTAATGGAGCATTTTAGACGACGAAGAAGAAGAAGACGCCGAAGACGATCAAGAAGAAGATCTAGAAGAAAATCAAGAAGAAGATCTAGAAGATCTAGAAGAAAATCAAGAAGAAGATCTAGAAGATCTAGAAGAAAATCAAGAAAACGG